TTTTCATCCGACTTGGCTTTCACAAACAACTCGACATCCGGATGGTCGACAGGTATGGTAATCATGATGGCGCCGCGGCGATGATGCTGGCCTATCAGCCCAGTCACGACAGAAAAAAGGTCCATGAAGCTGACAGCGCCGGTGGACATCCTGGCGCTGTTGGACACCTTTGAATTGTGCGGACGCAGCGGACCTATACACAGTCCTTGGCCTCCGCCATACGCATATGTCTTGGAAATCCTGTATGCGGCGCCCATGATGCCTTCAAGACTGTCGTCAAGCTCCGTAGCATAGCAGTTGGAGTACGATGCTCCCCTGATGAACCGGTTGCCAAGGGCATACATCTGACGCCCCGCTGGCAGGAAATATTCGTAAAGATTGTAAAAGTAACGACTGTTCCTGACAACCTGGCTTCCCTTGCCACTACTGTCGGCCAAAGGCTTCTCGGCGCTTGCTATTTCACTTGCCCATCTGCGCTTCGCCTCGTCAAGAGTGAGTTCCAAAATGCGGTCGTCCTCATCCCTGAGCGCATATTTCTTCAGAAACACCGAGCACGCAAATTCGTCCCCTCCAAAACTGCGCAACGAGGTGGTGACTTTTCTTTTTCCAAGACCGCAATTCGCGAGCTTCTCGTCCGCAAGTATGCGCCCCACAGTTTCCTCTTCGCTACCGACGAGATATGTCATGTCCATATCGGCGCCCCCTACCGAGCATCCTGCGCAAAGCAAATCATGCTTGGACTTTTTCCCAACCTGCGCAGCGCATTCATCTCTATCTGTCGCACGCGTTCCCGAGATATGCCGAGCTTTTCCCCTATCTCGCGCAAAGTGCGCGGCGAATCGCCCGACATTCCAAATCTCATGGATATGACAACTTTTTCGCGTTCGGGCAAACATCGCATGGCCATAGAAACGGATTGGCTGCGCTCAAGCATCTCATCGAATTCTGGCTGCGCCGAATCATGTACATGAAGACCTGAAGGAAACTCCGAGCGACAAACCTCCTTCATCAGAAAGCGCCTAATGCGAGTCTGTATATGCCATGTAGCAAATTTGAAAAAATTCGTGCCGCGATCGGAATCGAAATCGTGAACGGCCTTCATGAGACCAATCTTTCCTTCCTGGAGAAGATCGTCATAGAACGAATTTCCCTTGTGCCTTTTGATTCGCGACTGTACCAGATAGGACAGGCGAGAAACCACTTTTGTCTCTATTTTACTTTTGCCGGCGGAGTCCGCATTTCTCCACCCATCTATCATCTCAAGCGCTTCGTCATTGGTGACAAAGTACTTATTCCACTTTAACGATTTTGTGGACATTGGAACACCTCAGCGCATATGCTCAGGAGTCCATCCGGCTTCAAGGTCCTGCTTGAAAATCGGGCGGAATCCGTCCAGCGCATTGAATACGAATTTGGATTTGGATAATGAATACTTCATGGCGTTGAATGTTCCGCCTCTGCGGCGCCCGACCCAGAACGCCACTGTGAAGTCTCCATTGTCGACCATAGCGATGTTTCTTTCGAAGTACCTTTTGGGGTTGTAATCTCCGTCCGGATCTGTAATGAATATTCCAGATGCGCTTTTTATCTGCCTGTCCAATTCGCTTCTTTGCGCCGCATTCCAGTGACGAGCCTGTATCGACGGATGAAACGGCAGATACAAATTATACCTGATGCCGTTCTCGATTGCCGCCGCACCCATCCACTGGTCCGCTCCGATTGCCCCGCCGAGATTGAACTGCAGCTCATCACCATATTCGCGCTTCAGGACGGATGCGACATCGTCTGCTATCCTTTGTACCGTTTCAACAGAATAGTGTGACACAATGAAGGAGTCCGGGCGATGCCCGGTTATGCATACTGTGCGCATGCTATTCCCCATCCTCATCAAGCTCAAGGAAGAGTTCAAGCTCCTCTTCTTCGCTTTGATGTGAAATGCCGGTTTCATCGAAAGTTATGACAACCTTTTCGCCTTCGTCGTCTATAGTGTGCAGTTCCACGGGCGCGGTCCATAGCTCCCAAATGTGTTCCAGCGTTTTCTCCGCGTGCTTGAAATCCAAAGTGCCCAGCTCGCGGCTCCTATGCTTCATTACCAGCTTCTCAGAACTGGCATCCGTTATGACTATTTTGGGGGCATAGTTGTTGTACATGGGGCGAACCAGGGACTCCACAACTTCGTCGCGCATTCTTTCTTTGATTTCGTACAGTATAACTCCATCCTGGTTTCGGTCGTCGTCCTCGTCCGTTTCGCCGAAAGTGAACAGCCCCAGCTCGGTTACAAGCTCTCCAGTCAAATAGTTGCGCAGAAAAGATATGTCGTCCTCTTCCCTTCTGACTTGAAACATCTTCTGCCTTCCCGTAAGCTCCGATTCGCCATTCTTATGCTTCTCGTCCCAGCGCTTTTCAATATCCTTGAAAATCCTGTATCCCAAGTAATAAGGATTAATTCTGAACATGCTGCCGCCGGGCTGCACGACTTTCTCGTGGGTTCTGGCAAATTCCATCTGCTCTTCAGGCTTGACCCCGGGATGCAAGTACATCAGCTCAGCGTGCCAATACGAATTGTGGTTTACAAAACCTTGAGCCTGGTATTCATGTACATTTTCGACAGTCATGTCAACCACCTGCGACATATACGGCTTAGAAACGCTGTCGACCCGATCCAATATCCAGCTTTTGTCGATGCCTAGAAAATCAATGGAAATCCCCATTTCCTCAAGACTTAAAATCTGGAACAAAGAAATTTCTTTTTTGCTGTTTATTCTCCACAAATTAAGACCGCTTTTCTTCTGCTCCGATTGGGTTGTTCCGGACAGTCTTTTATTCAGCTCAGAAAGCGATTTTTTATCCAGGCTATATGACCATTTGTAAATTGGCTTTTTCCTGTTCGCAGAAACCATGGAATCAAGAGCTGCCTGCTTTTGCGGCGAGCTTGAATTCATGTATCTTGAAAAAAGCTCCTTGCCAACCGCCTCGCTTATCCAAACCTGGTATGTATCCTCGTATCCATATTTTCTACATGTTGAGATGGAAGAAACAATCCCCAAATTCAAAAGAAGCAACTGGATTGTGCTGGCAACAGATTTGACGCCGGTGCTAAGAGCCAGCACACACCCATCTTCATAAGCCCCGCCATCGCCCGAAAACGCCGCGGACAAAAACGAGATAACAACTTCTCTCGGAGAAGCTAAGAGTTCTTGCGGAATATGCTTGTTTCTTGACCCGTTTCCGAACATTTCTTCAACAAGCGCAGCAAAACCGGCTGAGCATATGGAAACCCTGTATCTGGAGCCGTCTTGTCTTTTGTTTGCCTCATACGCGAAAACATCCTTGATGCACGACACCATGTCTTCCACAATTCCGCGGTCGCCGTTGGTGAGGATAATTTCACGGTCTTTTCCTATATGGCCTTCGGAAAGATAATAGCCGAAGAACTTGGCAACTTTCGTTGTAAGCAAACGCGGAAAAACAAACCCTTCCCTTTCCCTGCCGGACATTTTGACCTCAGGAAGGCTTGCGAGCTTGTTGCTCCAACATTCCTGACCAGTAGGCAAAACAAGGCTGTCTTTTGGACTCAAATCCTTCAGCATTTTCCATTTCAAACGCCTGTCCCACACAAGCACGCCGTGACGCTCGGCGCCGGAAACGGAAAAACCGCGCTTTGTCTTTACAGTCAGGCACTTTTTGCGTCCCGAAAATCTATCAACCACTTTCTGCTTTTTTCCCGACCTGTCCATGACGGGAAGGGCATCGTCAGCAACATTCTGTATCGGCACAAGTCCGTTTTCTGGCGAAAACACCAACGAATCCGGACATAAGCACGCCCATCCCTCGTTAAGTATCTTAGTCATCGCCTGCGGATAGAAATAAAAAGCCTCTTCGCGCACCATATCAAGAATGTCCCGTTCCCAATCTTCAATCGGAGCATAATTGATCAAAAACCACATGAGATCTTTTTCGGGTCTTGGAGGCAGGGTGGCATTGACTATCTCCTTGACGAAAGTTGGACCGGCTTTTGGACGAAGAAGATCGTCAAACTCCCTTACATGCCTTTTACGTGTGACGATCTTGCGCTTGCCGTACTTTTGCCTAAACTGACCCTTGTGGAAGTCGATATGCCTGTCAAGCGAAAACGCTATGTCCATCATGCGTTCGACTGCATCCAAGCCGTATTCTTCGATGTATTGGTCTATCCTGTTTGCATGCTCGGCGGCATGACGCGCCATGCCCCTGTCACTGTCCTTGAAAAGCACATTATTCTTGAAAAAGTCCGAATGCCCCATACAGTGCGCCGCTATGAACAGGTCCTGCGTCGCTGTGTTGGAATCCAGCATGAACGCGTACGAGGGATTGTTGTTGATAATCATTTCGTATACCCTCGATAAGCCCATCTGCCCATGCGTTTTTTGATGGTCCCACGACCTGCCATAACTCCAGTGGCGCGCCCTGGTAGGAAGACCGTATGCGCAGACATTGTACATCGTGTCTGGCGTCACCTTCTCGAACACAACCGGGAACGGGTCAAGACCTTGCTCCCTTGCAAGGCGTTCCATGTCCATCATGCGCTTGTCGATCATCTTTCATCCTCTCCGATCACAAGGAACTTTTTCAGGCATCCGTATACATCTTCGCGCTTTACGATTGTCGCCGTGGTGAAATGCGAATTTGCAGACAACTCCGTGTCTTCATGGAACTCCTCAATCAGCGTCGACCAATGTCCGCCCCATCCCGCCCAATTGTAAAATTCCTCGTTGAACTGTACCTCGCCGTAGCCTATGGCTTGGCACTTTCCAAGCAGCTCCTTGACCAGCGATACGCACCGCTTGTTATCGTCGCCAAAGTTTTCCCCGTCTGAAAATGAAAAAACATAATTGTTCCAAACATTTGGGGGAAACCTCGTATCAATGACCTCCTTAGCCAGCTGTAGACCGGAGCTAATTTTGGTGCCCCCTCCGTCCGCCATCTGGAAAAAGCCTTCCTCCGGCACTTCCCGCGCAACAACATCGTGGGCTATGAACACAAGCTCGGTTCTGCTGTATTTGCGCCGAAGAAAATTCACCATCCAGAAAAAGAAAGACTTTACGATATATTTCTTTTCAGACGACATGCTCCACGACCTGTCCATGATAAGAATTACGGACGCGTTCGAATGCTTCTCTATAACATTGTCCCACACTTTGTATCGCAAATCGTCGTTATTCAGCCCCCCGATGAATGCCTTGCCAGACATGGCGTTACGCTTCAGGTTCTGCAGCAGCGTGCGCCGCCGGTCAACATTGGCTGGCAAACCCTTCTCGGCAATATCCTGGAAAACCTCCTCCTCCGTCTCAATCTCGACCTGCTTTTCTTTCTCCTCCAGAAATGGCAGTTCAAGGTCTTCAAGCATCATTTCGACGACCTCTTCCAGCTCCACCTCCTCTTCATAAACCTCTTCTCCAGGCTGATTGCCAGGTTGACCGGGACCGCGTCCATTGCCGCTCCCTTCTTTGGCAATGACATCACCCTCGTCGCCATCCCCTTGACCAACCATTTTTCGTCCGCTGTTCTTGCCGTACTTGAACCTCCAAAGATCCAGGTACTTCATTGGCACCTTTACCTTCTTGTTTCCGTGCGAAGAAATAATGCTCTCCTCGGATATGAGGTCGTGAAGATTTTCCCGTATGGCTTTCCTGACCCTCTCCCGGTGCCGCGACGAATCGCGGCGGCCGGGTTTTCGAAGGTCCCAAATATCCTTGAAACTGTCCATGTTTAGCTGTTTCTGCTCATTATGTTGCTTACATACCTGAGCAGTTCATTGGCACTCTCAGGAGTGTAGCCATGCTGATCAACAAGAGTCTTGATGACTTCGTTGAGTCTCTTGAGTGCATCCGGATCGGGATTGCGCACGGACACCGTCAGCCTGATAACATCGCTGCGCTCGGCAAACAGCTGCTCCTGCAAGGCTTCGCGCAAACGGGCATGGGCACGGTAGTCGTACTCTCCATTTTCAGCCTTTGCAGTTAGCATCTTGCGCGTTACCTCTTGACGGAACGCCTCGGCTCCGCTTTCAGTGATGCCGATCTTCTCCTCGACGCTCCTGAGAAGGCGGTAGTCAGGCTCTTCGAAATCCCCCCACTCATTCTTGACCTTGTCCTCATTGAGGTCGGCCAACGCATTGTCGATGTAATTGTTGAGAAGATTCTTGATCTCGCCCTCGAAATTCAGAAAAAAGGCCTTCTGTACTTCATTGCGCGCAATCTTGTTGTACTCCTCGATAACCTTGGATATCAGGTCTTCGTACCCATCGATATCCTCCTTGGCCAGCTTTGCGTTGGTGCTGAATCCGTCCTTGATGCTGCGCAAAGCGTCGATGGGACTGATGTATGTCGCTCCATGCTTTGTAAAGCATACGGCAAGGCGGTTGATGATATACCTCGGGCTTATGCCCTCCATACCCTCCCGCTCAGCTTCCTGGCGCAGCCGCTTCTTGTCCTCGTCGGAAACGCCGTCGACATCTTCGTTGTTGTAAAGGCGCATCTTCTTCAGAACACCAATGTTGACATCCTTCGGGTCTTCAAGCCGGGACAGGACTGCAAACATGGCAGCCGCGCACAGCGTGTGCGGAGCAATATGAACGCTTTGAAAGCCCGGCGTGCGCGAAATCAACTTTTCGTAGATTCTGATCTCATCGTTCAGAACCAAATTATACGGAAACTTGGTTACGATAATCCTGTCGTGCAGAGCCTCTTCCTCCTGCTGCGCCTGGAACTTCTTGTATTCTGTCTCATTCGTATGGGACAGGAGCACTTCATCAGCATGGACAAGCGGAAACCTGTCCGACTTGATCCTTTTTTCCTGGGCAAGGGTCAGCAGAATGTACCTGAATTTGCGGTCCACTTTCAGCAGCTCAATGAATTCCATGAGTCCGCGATTGGCGATGTTGAGTTCCCCGTTGAAATCATAGGCGAGCGGATGCGCTTCGGAGCCGTATTCGGTTACGCGGGCGTAATTTAGGGAGCCTGAAAGTTCCGACTGGTTTTGGTTCTTGGGATCGGCGGGCTGGAAAGTTCCGATGCCGACGCGGTTCATTTCGGAGAAAAAGATCCTCTTGACAGGCAGCTTCCAGAAGTCTCCATCCAGTTCGTTGTCGATTTTCCATTGTATGGGTGGCGAAACATCGCCCTCTATGTGCAAGCCGTATTGCTCCCTGATCTTGGAACGCATATGCTTGGGAATGGCGCACAGCGGATTTCCGTTCATGGGGCATCCGTCTATTGCGAACACACGCCCCTCATGGGTGCGCGAAAACTTTTCGAGACCGTTTTTGAGAAGTATGGCAAACTCCGACTTGCCTGAACTCGTTGGACCAAACAGGAGAAGAAGCCTTCTGCTGACATCGGACCCTCGAGCGGCTGAATCGAAATACTCCATTGTTTCCCTGATGGTGTCGTCAATCCCAAACAGCTCCGACTCAAAAAACTTGTATCTCGGCTTTTCCTTCTTTTCATCATCCTTGTCGTATTCGATGCCGGCGCCGGCAATCATCCGCCACATATATGCGTGAGCCGAATCGTTCAGCTTCGGATCCTCAATAACCATTGGCAGATATTCGCGAAGGGTTCCGGACCACTGCTCGAGATTGTCCTCCTGCTGCAGTCCGTCGATGAATGATACCACGTCCTGTCCGCCAGAATCCTTCTCGCGGTCTTTTTTTCCTTCTTTGCTGTTCATGATGACTTTCATTTGCCGTCCTTTTCTGTGGATGGATGGTGGGTTGTCATATAAAAAAGCGGTCTTCAGCAGTCCCAAAAAGACCCTCTGCTGAGCCGCTCATTTCTAATTAAACGAACGAGCAACCCAAAATTCAACAATTTTCTTTTTCAATAATAGCGAATACTTACGACTCGCCAAAAATGTCGGCAGCCGCCTGCTCATCACCGTTTTTTATTTTGTCAGCTATTTCCTTGGCTTCCGGCTTTATTTTTTTTTCGTACAGATCCCTGGCATCCATTTCCACCTGTCCGCAGCCCGTCAAAGATATGATGCGTTCGAGTTCGACCGACCCGCATTTTGGGCATTTGTCCGGCGGCGGGTCGCTCATTCGAGCCCATTGGTCGAATCTGTGTTCGCACTTTTGGCATTCGTACTCGTAGATCGGCATTCTTTTTCCTCCAAAACAAGCCTTACAATAACATCGTCGCGCAGAAGCCTTCTCTTCATCGCCGGATCCGTAACCTCAAAAGTTAAAAGCAGGCGACCCGTTTTGCTGTTGTAGGTCCTGTTAAGCAGTCTCGCAACCTCAATATTATGCGGCATCCTGCTTCTCCTGCCGCCCATAACCGTCGGCATAGGTTTGTGGTGACCAATCGACCATACTATCATATAAGCGCATGACGTCCAGCCTCTTCTGAAGCTCCAGAATGCTCTGTTCGCCATCGCGCATCTTTATAATGTGTACGCGCATATCCTTCAGCAGATGCTCATCCTTTCTCTTCTCTATAGTTATGACAATATTGGCATTCTGGCTCATCATCGAACTTCTGGCGATCCTGTCCTGATCCGGCCTCTGCCATGCCTCGCTTCCCTTTTTCGGAGGCCTGTTTAATTGTACAGGAGACATGGCTCGCACACCATATACTCTGCCAAACTCATGCAGTTGTTCCGACAGCCTCCCGAGCTTTATCCAATCCTGCTCCTTTTCGTCAGAACCATGCGTATTCATAAGGGTTATGTAATCAATTCCTACCAGTTCCGGTTCGAAGCCCGGATACATCTGGCACAATTCCAGATACTTTACCTCGACATGGCGCATCGTGGCCCCGCGCGGTATGTCAATGATATAGAATTGGTGTGGATATTTCTGTATAAATCTCAGGGCCGCCCTGTACCGTTCCGTCTCATCGGTAGTAAGATTTCCGTCGCGCAAGCCATACAGCGGCACTCCCGCCACGCAGGCATGTAGCCTTCTCTGAAATGCCTCGAACGGCATCTCCAGAGAAAAATACGCGATGCTACGACCCTTGCGCAGTTCGCCAACCTTCTGATCGAGCCGTGTGGGAACCTTGTTTTTTCCCAGCCATGCGTTGACGCACATGTTCATCATCAGTGCGGATTTGCCGGCGCCGCTTTCTCCGCCTATCAGCATCAGCTCCGATTTCTGCAGACCGTTAGTGATGCGGTCGAATTCTTTGAACCCCACATGGATTCCCTCTGCTTCTTGAGGATTGTCCCTTCTGCTACAGTATGCGTTCCAAGCATCCTGAGCGCAGTCTGCAGCAGACCCTTCTTCAAACGATTCCTGGGAATAGATACGGTCTATGTCGACGCTCAGGTTTTTCATAACCTTGTTCGCCTCTTCAAGGTTCGCAAAGCCCTTTCCGTCGAAATTGTTTTTGAAAACAGCTTCGCCAGCTTTCAGCAGCACCCGTTCGTTGTGCCTGCGTTTCATGTTTTCGAGATCCATGGGATATTCGCGCGGATCTATCTCCAACACAGATGCCTGCTCGTACAGGTCGGAAAGCCCCTGATTCCAGGCTGAGCCTGATACTGTTTCAAGAACCCTAGAAGTTGGTATTTCCTTGTACTTGGTGAAGCATTTCAGCACCAGCTTCCAGAAAGCCTGGCAATCCGGGTGGTAATACTTGCCTTCGACTGCTGACGCCATGGACAGCATCGTCTTGTCGTCCTGCAGCGCGTACGCAAGCATCCTTATGTCTAACTCAGGAACCATGCTTCTCCTCGCCCTTTCTTGCGTCCTTGCCGCCCGCACGAAGCACACGGAAGAACTGGGAACCCAACGAACTGAAAGACTCACCGAACTCGCCGTCAAAAATCTGCCCTATATCCTCGGAATTGGTACAGAACACGAGCGGAAGCCTGTTCTGCGCACGCGCACGCAGGATGTTTTCGAACTGGTTGCCGTACAGGCTCCTGCTGGCCGGCGTCTCGAAGTACCTCTGGTCAACCTCGTCTATCACCACGAAATCCCACATCTTAAGGCTGCGCCTGTATACATGCGCCTCCCTGGATGTCAGCAGGCCTACCGCCTCCACGAGCGTCGTGTAATGGGTAGTGTACTTATCCAGCATCGCCGCCTTCAGGATCCCGCATGCAGCCATCGTTTTTCCCGTGCCGCGGTGCCCGACAAGGCATAGCACGCCTCCACCGACATATTCGTCTTCCAGGCTACCGGCATACCTGAGGACCGCCTCCTTGAACCTCTGGTCGCCGTAAAACCCCCTCATTTCCCTGAACCAGTAATCGACCGGCACGCCGGTCTCCGCCATTTTGTCTATGAACCAGCAGTACTTCAGGCATGCTTGACAGGACGCTCCGCCGCATGACGGGCATTCGCGCACCACCCTCGCCTTCTCCACTTCTATTCTCTTGGGCGCTATCATTCTTCCTCGCCGTCTACAATGGTGGGCCGGTACCTTTTGCGTTCAAGCGTAGGAACATTCAGTTCCGAGCCGTCCGCCTCCGGATAGCGCATGGACAGATCTTGGTTGGTCGAACGCATGCGCGCGACCGCTATGCGTTCCGCATACTGGCTCGGTCGGCGCTCCGGAGCCCCGCGTCGGTAGCCCGGTATGCGATCGTACTGGTCATCACGCTTCTGTGCACTCGTCTTGACATAGCAGACCTCGTCCGTGTTGACGATGAACTCCACATCGACCTTCTCGAACTGGTCTGGTCCCGTAAGTACCCAAAAAACCTTGCCTTGCGCCTCGAAGACTTCGCTTAGCACGCCCATCACCTGCTCTCCGTTTGAAAGAGACACGATGGCACCGTGCTCCCTCATTCTGCCTTCAAGATCTTCCAGATTCATGGAATCAATCCTCCAGTTTCCTATGCTCCGGACCGGCAGGCAGCATCCCGCGCCTTACGGCCTCGGACACCACTCGGCCCTCCGGACCTTCCGGTCCGTACGATTTCACATGCGTCACAAGCCCGTTAAGGTCGTTCCAGGTCCCAAGCTCCTGAAGATCGAAAATTTCGGGCTCGCTCTCCAGGCACCATGACAGGAAATCAGCCGGAAGCCGCGCAGCGCGGCGCGGAACCGCAGCGCGCGCCCTCGCCTGATTGTATTCGTTGACGAACTTTTGCGACGCGAAAAATCCGAAGCTGGTGACCTGGTACTTGACCGTGCGCACCTTGAACTTATATACCCATATGACATAGTTGCGCGCTATCTTGGCATTTCCATCGAACATCGCCAATATGCGCCGCGCCATGACAAAGTCCTTGTCCTTGAACGGCACCGCCGAGGTGTACGAGAACCTGTACGGGCATCCGTAGAAGTCTGCATACGCCTTGCACATGAACCCGACCAGGCATGCCAGCCCGTGCTTTCTGTGGCTCCATTTCTCGGGGTCCCTGTGCAAGCCGCTGTACCTGTCCCACCACTTCTCCCACTCGTTGACCGGATCCGGACCGCAGTTCGGACATGAAAAAACGGGGTATTCCACCCCGCTTCCGGAATATCCAACTTCCTTACCCGCGCCGCACGCACGACAGACAGGCCTATTTGATTTTCGCTTGGACGTTTTCCGGCCTTTTGAGGCGGCGGCGGTCGAAGCCCCGTGGGAACTTGATCTGGAAGAACGGCTCGGTTTCGTAGACGGCGATCCTTGTTGCCGAGTGCTTGTCGAGATATTTTGCGTTGTCGATGATGTCGACGACAATGGCATCTTTCTTCCCTTCGTCTCCAAGGCGTATGACGCGCCCTATGCGCTGCAGCGCTCGGACGGTCGACTTTCCGCCCCCGCCCAGTATCAGCGCGTCCAGGCTGGGGATGTCGACTCCTATGTCGAACACGGATGATGCGACCAGGCAGCTGAACTCGCCGGCCTCGAACCGCTCCTTGACATCCTTGCGTTCGGAGCCGTCCATCTCCCCGTTTACGAAATAGATTGGCATGTCGTCCAGCATGTCGACAAGATTCTTTCCGTGTTTTAGGTAACGCACCAGGATAAGGACCTTTCTTCCCATGCTGACAAGCTGCCGCGCAGAATCCGCCAGCATCCTGTTGCGGACATCGTTGTTGGTGATGTACCTGCTGTACACCTGCGGCCACGACATCCTGTTGGTGATGTCGCCGCGCGGCGGAGCCTCCAGCATCGCAATCTTCGGAGGCACGAGGTATCCGGTTTCGATCAGCTTCGATGCCGGCATATTGAATATGCGCGGACCGCAGACCGATTCCAGAAGCAGGTCGGCCCCGTCGTCGCGCCAGTCCGTGCCCGTCAAGCCGAACATGTACCTGCACGATTTGCCCGCCTTGAATATTGACTGTATCGTATCGCAGGCCAGAAAGTGCGCCTCGTCGAAAATGGCGAGCTGCGCACCTTGGACGACCCCCTTGATTAAGCCCTTAGTGGCGGAATTCAAATCGACAACATCCGGAGTCCAATCTTCATCATCCAGCGAGACCTTGCTCTTCAGCTCGAACGCCTTGGCTGCGGTCCAGACCGAGCATACATTGAATCTTCGCACGTCGCAATAGCCGTCGCCTATAATTCCGATATCGTCTGGTCCGAAACATTTCACCATGTCCTCGTAGAATTGGTGGAGCAAATCTTTGCCCACGACATAAATCATAGTCGGCACATTATATTGAGCGATGATCATTGAAGATATTAGCGTATTATGAGTGACAGTAAAATCTCCTAATAAAAACCTCCCATCACCATCTAACTCAAACCCAGCATACGCCCCTTCACCTACGAACTCAATATCAAATCCCGTACGAAGAGCATTTTTTTTCTGCCGACGCAATGCTGCTTTTTTTCTGGGTATCCGAACAGGAATTGTTGATGTTTCGCCTGAAATGGAAACCCGATGGTAAAGTCCGTCTTTGACCCACTTTTCACTTTTGAGGGCTCGAAATCCTAAGGAACGAGCGAGAAAACAAACAGCATTGGCCCAGTCTTCTCGTTTTTGGACAATATCATACGACCCATTGTGTAAATGCCCATCGGAATCGATCCACCCAGCAAGAAATTCCAACCTATCCTGTCTGGAGGCAGTCAGATATTGCGACGGTACCCTGACACACGGACCAACAACAGATCGAAGAAGATCAAGAAATGGATTGCTTTGGCTCTTTTTTTTATTCACTATAGCATATCCTGGACAACGATCTGGATCTCTGATAGTCACTCTCATTCCATAAAAACATTCAGAAGCCTTCTCAACCGCCTCTCGTATTTCTGAATCTTCGGTCCATATTTCAGCGGTCATAACCGCGCGACTGCCATCTGCGAATTTCTGTAGAGATTTGCTCCCATCACCGAACCACAGACCAAGATAGTAAGGATCCAAAGGGAGCGTTTCTGCTGCCGCAAAATCTACCCCCGTGGAGAACTGCTTGTGAACATGCTTGAATTTGCCATTCTGTCTTTGATATTTGTCGAGAGGAATGTCCACAACCTCTCCCGTAACAGTGTGTGCGAGAGTCAAAACATGTACATCATTACATATCCACGAATTTCCACGCTTGGGCACTATGCGATATAACGGACCGCGCCCCAATGTCGTTGATAACACCGCACGTGGCTGGCTGTCTGGTCCCATCAAAAGATCTCCGACCATCACATCTTCAACATTACAGATGGATCCGTCGAACCTCAACACAGGTGTTCCAACACCGAGGCATTTGCCCCCGCCCGTGCCGGCCCGAATGATTCCGCGCCCCTTTGCCATGGCCGCTTCCACAGCTTCGCTCTGATATGGTCTGGGCTTGTAAGCAGTGATTTTCAACGGTTTGCCTCGCGGCGATTCGCGCTTGTCATTAATATCGTAAATCACCCCGTTGAAATCCAAAAAATTGCGCACCCGTTCCAGCAGGCCCGCCGGAAACACCATGCGCTGCGTCAGCAGGTGCTTCTTGCCGTCCCATCTCCGCCATTGCTCCGTCTTTTTGTCGTACCACCCCTGCTGGAACGCGCGCATAAACCTGTGCCCTTCGACGAAGTAGCTAAGCTCTGCGTCTAGCGCATCCACTATCTCCAGGTTTTTCACGCCGCTGAGGCGGCACCATACATTATTGACGGTTATAACAGCGGTGTTATCCATGATACAAAGCTAAATCTTCTCCCAGTCAACCCAATCCATAATTGACACCCCTATGGTTGGATCTCCGCCATTTTCTGGATTTATAGGAACGCGGCAAACATGACCAATGGGAATGCCCGGACCCCTGTTTGTCAGCTGCGGTCCATTCCATGTATCGCACTTGGCGAGGTAAAGTAGATCGCCCTCTCGGTATTTTTGTGTCGAATCGTACCGAAGCGTGCGAAAAAATTCTATCCTGCTCATTTTTACTCCCTATGTCGGCATTTATCGCTTTCTCCGATCCACCACTCCCTTTGGCTTGCGCTTCATTGCATTGGTGGTCAGCTTGCCGAAACTGGACTTCTTCTGCGCTATCATCCTGCGCACTTCCTGAGCCTTGTTCTGGGTCTCGGTGCCGGCTCCGTAGTCCACCGACATCCTCGACGCGCGGGTCTTTTCCTTCTCGCGCACATGGCTCATCTGCTGCATCGCCTCGTCCTTCAGGGCGTCGACACGCGCCGACGGAAGCCCGAGCCCGCTGAACATGGTGTACACGCGCACGACGTCCTCCTCGATCGGAAGCTCGTACACGCCCTTGACCAGCTGGGCGTAATCGCACTCCTCGCTGATCATGTTCTGGGCGTAATGGATGTTCTCGGCAGGAAGCTCCCTGAGGACCTCCGGGCTTCCCGTCACCATGAAGCCTCCGAGGCGCGCCTCCCTCAGATCGAAATCGCTTGCCAGCAGCGTGCCCTTCAGGTTCTCCAGCACGGCCTCCGCGATGGCGGTAGTCTCCATGTAATTCTCCACCTCGATCATCCCGTAGACCGAACAGTCGCCGCCCAGGAACAGGCGCCCGAAATCCATGGAATCCAGGCTGTCGTACTGCGTAGGCATGGCTGACAGGTGGTTGAACAGGTGGAGCGGAGCCACGATGGCGTTGTTGGCCGTGCTCCAGAACTCCGCCTTGCTGAGTCCCGGATAGATCAGCTCGATCTTGGCGTTGTCCACCACTATCAGCGTGGACACGATGTTCTCGCTAGCCATCTTGGCGAGCTTCCCGAGCGTCGTCACCGCGTTGTGCTTGCTCAGCGAGTCCTCGGAATCCATAGGTAGCACATATATGACGCAAACCGGCTTTCCCATCTGCGACATCAAGCTCACCATGGCTTCCGCTCCGCCGCTTCCGGTTCCCCCGCCGCCGCTGACAGCCAGGATAAACACCTCCTGGTCGTCTCCGAAAATCTCGCCCATCTTGCTCGTCACAGCATCAGCGTTCTGCTCGATGGCCGCCCGCCCGTTGTCGAGTTCCTTGCCTGCGCCGCCCAGGGCGTACGGCAGAAACAGCTTGCGGTTCTCGGGCAGCTCTATGAACTCCAGATCCTGCGTAGCCGTGTTCATGGCGCACGCCTCGTATCCCATCTCGTAGAATGTCTCGGCTATCCGCGATCCTGCCTGACCCAGCCCGACCACTCCGAAATACAGGCTCCTGTCCCGCTTGGCAACGGCCCTGGTCATCTGCTCATCCTCCTTCTTTTCCCGCTTTTCACGCAGCTTAGCAAGCACTTCAGGGTCCAAGGGTGCCTCCTTTTTATCCCCGCCCTTGAGGGATGCCTCAAGCTCTTCGTTTTCCCTGATAATTTCAGCATCGGATTTTACTCTTTCAACTTCGCCGATCGCATCCGTAACCACCACTCGATTAACGGGTTTTTTGTCATTCATAATTTTTTCTCCTTAAACCCTTGACATTTTCGCGCACACCGGATATTTTTTTAAAGCCAGCCGGGAGGAAGGGGGGTTTGTACATAGTAGTATATAATAACATTTTATAAAGCCCATTTGTTTATGTTAAACCACTTAATTGTTTTTATAAGAGCATGTTCTACGCTTTCTGAATCAGCTGCCCATCCGTCGTCAGATTTTTCAGCACACCCGAAATCTTTATCATACTCAACATCATGGATTCCAGATTCCTTGTTACACAAAGCATACATCTGCTCACTGCTGACCAAGCCCAAACTCGGCATGTTAATTTCTCCGCGCATTGCGTTTTCTATAATGAACCAGATTCTGGATGCCACATCCTCCGCATACGCCATCGGCTCTTTGCTGTTGCTCAAAAACTGCGGTTTTTCTGTAGCTAGGGCTGCCTTGATTACATTCGCCAGCATTCCATGCCTGTCTCTGAAGCCGAACGATCTTGGAATGCGCATGTTCGCGCCTCTCTTGTTCTGTACGATCGACGATGTCATATCCCAATAGTCCATGGCTTCATGCCCTATGCGCTGCATGTCTTTCCTAGGAGAAACCTGTACAACCATGGCATTTTCTGGGCATGATTCCAAGAGTGAAAATGTAGATTTGAAGACTGAGCGGGCGATGTCTACCTCGCCTTTTGCGCAGCCAACGCCGTTCACGATGAAATCTGGTTTTTCGACATACATGACGCGTTCCATGAATTCTTTGTCGCGCACATTGCCTATGTGGAAACTGTGTCTTCTGTTTATGTAAACGCGCTTGATGTCTGCCGGTTCCGCAAGGCAGTCGACGCTTGCGAAGTCGTATTGCCGCTGATTGTCTCGATACATCATGTACCTCATAAAATTCGACATCAGGAACCCGGCGGATCCGCACACCAGAATTTTCTTTTTCATTTCTTTCCCCATATGAAATGCTCAGGCTGCTTTTTGGAAAGAACGAACGGAGGGGCGTCATTCTGTATTTTCAAATCAAGCCCGCGCCTATCTATCGCATCCTGCAGGGCTTTTTTTGCATTGGCATCCTGCTGAACGCGGTCTCTGCGCGACACCTGTTCCATGTGCTGCCGGTAATAGTATGTCACGGGTTTTTCAAGGCGCATGATAGCTGTCGTCTCGTCCAGCCTCAGAGACAGATCGTAATCAACGGCCGACGAAAGCTCATCGGAGTATCCGCCGACTTTCTCCACAACTGCCCTGCGGTAAAACCTATGCGGATACATACACATGTATCTCATAAGCCTTTCACTGCTGAAACCCTTGTCTCTGACAACATGCGGAAACTGCCACTGTTTTCCTTGGTTGTCGAACGCAACGAATGTTCCGCAAGCGGCTCCGACATGAGGGGACCCGTCCATGGCCTGGCAGAAAATGCGCAGACAATACGGAGGAATCAGGTCTTCCGCTCCGACATGGCAAATGTATTCGCTCTGGTCCAGCATGGAAATACACTTGTTTTTCAGCTTTCCTATCAGGCCGCAGTGCTCTTCCTCCCTGTGCGCCGAAATCCTCGGGTCGCCTTCGGCGGCCTTCGCTGCCTTGTCGAAGGTGTCGTCGTCCGAAGCGTCGTCTATCAGGACAAGCTGCCAGTCGCGCATTTCCTGAGCTTTGATGCTGTTGATTGTTCTTTCTATGTACTTTCCAGCATTGTATGCCGGAAGGTAGATTCCGACTTTTGCCATGCCTACCTCTCGCTATTTTTCTCATCGTCCGGCCACACCCCCAGAAGCCGGCAATCGTGCTTTACCATGAGCTTCACAAGGTCTTCGAATTTTGTTTCCGGCTCCCATCCAAGCTCGTTCTTGATTTTTTCCGGATTTCCGCAAAGCGATTCCACTTCGATCGGTCTTTTCAGAAATCGGTCAATTTCAACATGGTCTTGCCAGTCAAGACCAACGCATGAAAAGGCCTTTTCAGCAAATTCGCGCACAGTATGCATTTCGCCGGTCGCTATGACATAATCATCTGGTTTTTCCTGTTGTAGCATAAGCCAAAAAGCCTCGACGAAGTCTTTTGCGTGCCCCCAGTCTCTGGCGGCGTCAAGGTTTCCGAGCTTCAGTTTGAAAGACGGATCTTTCAAGCATCTGGCAACGCCCATTGAGATCTTGCGCGTGACGAACAACGGGCCTCTTCTGCAACCTTCATGATTATGAGTAATGCCGCAGCAAGCGTACATGTTGTAAGCTTCGCGGTACAGACGAACCATCCAATGCGCTGCCAGCTTGGCGATGGCGTACGGACTGCGCGGGCGCATGATGGTTTCCTCATTCTGCGGCGGAGGAGAGGAGCCCCACAGTTCTGAAGTGCTGGCTTGAAAGATGCGCGTGCTGTATCCAAGAGTTTTTACCGCTTCAAGAATGTTGACAACGCCCATGGCATCAATCTGGAACGAGGCGATCGGCTGCTCGAAACTGGTGTGTACATGGCTCATCGCAGCTAGACTGTAGAGTTCGTTCGGTCTGCTTTTCTGAATGATGCGCAGCATGGATGCCATGTCGGTGATGTCCCCCTCCTCCAGGTCGATCAGGTTTTCCAGATGGGAGGCATTTTCCAGGTTTCTGGTCGCATTCCTGCGAATTACCCCTATAACATGATATCCCTTTTCAAGCAGAAAATCGGCAAGATGAGACCCATCCTGACCCGCCACCCCGGTTATCAAAGCCGTCTTTTTCATGTCAGCACCCGCATCCCATTGGTTGTTGGAGAAACCATTCATAGGTTTTCTTGAGACCGTCCTCCAGATCAGTTGCGGCTTCAAAACCAAAAAGCTCTTTTGCCTTTGATGTGTCAAGGCACCTTCTGGGCTGCCCGTCCGGCTTGGTGTTGTCCCACACGATCTCCCCTTTAAACCCGACAATGCGTTTGATGGTCTCGGACAGGTCGGCAATTGTATGCTCGCGTCCGTTGCCTAGGTTGACGGGATCTGATCCGTCGTATTGCTCAAGAGCGTCTGTTATTCCTTGAGCAGCGTCCTCGACATACAGAAACTCCCTGGATGCGCTTCCAGTTCCCCAGCATGTGACCGACCGGTCGCCACGCTGTTTGGCCTGCCAGAATTTTAGAATAAGCGCAGGAATCACATGAGACCTGTTTGGGTCGAAGCAGTCTCCGGGTCCGAATAGATTGACCGGAATCAGATAGATGCCGTTCATGAGATACTGCTGGCGGTATGCCTGGAGCATGACAAGCAGTGCCTTCTTGGCGACTCCATATGGTGCATTCGTTTTTTCTGGAAATCCGTCCCAGATATCTTCCTCCCGGAACGGAACCGATGTGAACTTTGGGTATGAGCAGACGGTCCCAACCACAACGGTCTTGGGCACATCGAGCTTCCGGCAGGCATCTATTAGGTGGACGCCCATAAGCAGGTTATCGCGAAAGAACTCTCCGGGCTTCGCCATGTTTGCGCCGATTCCGCCGCACTTGGCAGCCAGATGAATCACGGCGTCCGGCTTTTCTTCTTCAATTTGCTCAAGCGCCCACGATTTATCAATCAGTCCCGGCCCGCCCGCCCTGTCCAGGACACGGGCGTACATGTTGCGGTTTTCCAGTTCGCGAACCAAATGTCGTCCGAGGAAGCCGGTTCCTCCAGTTACAACAACTTTCATCAGTCACCTATCTTGTGCGCTTTCAAGTGAACGGCCGGATAGCAGTTTATGTTCGGAAGCTCTTGGAATTTTCCAAACCCGTGCTCGGACAGAAGACTTTTCAATGTGCGCGGAGTGTACCCGCACAGGTGATGGGCATACTCGTTCCTTTGCGTTCCGTGTATGAACCGAATGGCAAGATCTTCCTCTTCTGGCGTTTCTGCTTCCGCAAGCATTTTGGCCATTCCCTTGACATCCGGCACGGCTACCACGAAAGCCCCTCCGGGTTTCAAAACGCGCCGAATCTCTTCCAGGACGCCTCCCACCCTGTAAAGCGGAAAGTGCTCAAGCACATGCATCATTACGGCTTCCTCAGCTGTTCCGCTTTGATACGGAAAAGCGCCACCAATATCGAACTGCGCGTCGACAACGACCTTTTTCGCGCCATGACCGAAAGGATGCTTGTAATACCTGTCCAAAGTGGTTGCGACCTTCTCCATGACATCCGCAGGACAGTTGTTTGCCATGAAATCGGCTTTGCCGTCTATGTTCACATAGTCCTTGAGATAAATTGTGCCGCATCCGATATGTAGTTTCATAGGTCTCTCCACGGTCCCTGCGCTCATCCCAGCCTTTTCTGTTCCATGGGAACAGAACTTACAAGGCGCGGGTTTGACAATTTTTCCCTTGAAGCAACGAACACCGCCCTTGCCAAAGGCTTGCCTTTCGGAATGGTTTTCCAATTTTCCGGATACAGCCTTGGGTGATTCGGCTGTGTAATTGGAAGGTACACATGGTCGAAGGCTTCTGACAGACGGTTGAAAACCCACTGTCTAGTCGGCCGGCACGCTTTGCCGCTTACGCTTTGCGTCGGGTCATGTAATATGTCTTCGCACTGCTTCACCTCGTCCATTTCTCCGAATGCCACATGCGTTTCCACCAACAAAATACCTTTAGTCAGTTCTGAAAGGTATTTCAGCGCCTGAGCCGGGTTTCCCAAATGGTAAAGAATTCCGTAGGCAAAAACGATGTCGAACTTTTCCGAAAACGGGCATGTTTTTGGGGTGTTTTCCAGGTCTAGGACCATGGTATCGATCTCTGGAAACCTTTTTTTCAGCACATCATAGTTGCTTGGTCTTCCCTCCGTGCTTGTCACTGAACATCCGCGGTCGATGAAGAATTGTGTCAGGTCGCCAATGCCAGCTCCAACCTCAAGTACGGTTTTGGATTCAAGATCCAGACCTAGCGATTCAAGATGGTCAAGCCGCGCACGGTTCACTCTCTGGTAGTTTTCTGACGAGAACGCCTTTTCCGGTTCAAGCATGTAATCCTCCGTATCCAATTTTCGTGGCAGTTTTTTCGGCTATGTCGGCAATCGACTTTTTGGTTTTCGAATCCATCTCGTCCCATGGGGGGAGCGGAGCTGTTGCGCGAATGGCTGTTTTTGCCCTTTTTTTCGAAACGATCCTTGTAATCTCTTTCCGGTTTGCCCTGTTGATATTCAGAAAATCGCAGAGTTCGTCAAAATTCCGACCGGCAATCATTTCTTCAAAGCGGTAATGGAAAATCTGATTTTCGGGAATCCGTTTCATTTGCTCCATAAAAAAGTCGTTTACAAAAACCCACATCCATGCGCATTTTTCAACAACACTCATGCATTCCCATTTGTCGGCATACGGATCGTCCGGTCTTGGTTTCGGCCACCACCACAGGTTCCTGCCTTTGAAAATGGGGTTTTCGTAGTCGAACATGCCAGTGTTGAAAGAAGTGCGTATTTGTTCCCTAGGATTCCTTGTCATGTATATGAACTTGGCATCCGGCCACACATCATGAATTCCCCCGACATAAAAGCCGAGCTGACCGTTGATTTCTCCGAAAACTTTCCCCGAAGCCAAAACTCGACGGACAAGTGGTGCCCTTTCTTCCAGCACAATCTCTTTTGGGTCTTTTTCGCCGCGATACACGGCCAAATAATGCGTAAACATGCCGTGTGGAGATTCCGGGCAAATCCTTTCATGCTTACAATCCACCCCTTGAACGGCATCCAGCATATCAGCCAGAAGATGCGTTCCTCCGAATCCGTGCCCAAAGCCGAAAAACATCTTAGTCATGTTAACTCCAATGCGCTGACCACCGTATCCGCGCTTCCCCAGACATGGTCGCGATTGGCGACCGGGTCGCCGGACTGGAGTCGTTTCCGAAGAAGCGCAAGATTGATTTTTCTTAAAACGCTCCATTTCGAGGTAAAGCGAACGCTGTGGTTATCATTTTTGTCGGTATCGGAATGGTCCTGGTGTATTCCAATCATTTTGTGGTTGAAAACTGGAATAACTCCGCTCATTCTCATGCGATTTGCAAAATCGTCATCATCCCCGCAAATGCCCATCATGAACTCTTCGTCGCATCCTCCGATAGCCTCGACATTTTTTTTCTGTACAGCCATCCAGTACCAGTATGCCGGAGGGTGCGGAAGGCGTGTTCGGCAGTCTTCTTGCGCTCCAGGTGCTCCTAGCAGCTTTTCGACGGAAAGGTCGGCTCGCTCAGGATGTTCGTCAAGCCATTCTGCAAACTTTCTTCCGGCCCGAAACACAAGTCCGTATTCGCAGCGGTTTTCTGGAACCTGGGATGCGATTTCGACATTCATTCTTCCATGGATCGTTTCCGGTCCCGTAATTACAACGACATTCCCCTTGGCATGGCGAAAGCCAACATTGTTTGTCAAGGCTGGTGTAAAAGCAGCAGCCGGAACATGGCTTTTTGACGGGTCTATTCTGATATATTGTATCCTGATGCCCTGTTCAGCCCCCGCCATACAGAGATCTAGCAAACCCTTCCGGTCGGCATCGTCCACCATTACGACCTCAAATTCGCTTTTTGGCATAGTTTGCCTTGCAAGGGATCTTAAAGACCGCTCAAACAGCTTTTCCCTGTTGTCGCATGCGGATACAACTATGGACACTTTCACGACATCCGCCTACATACGAAAATGCTGGATGTTCCAAAGATTTTCCTAAGCCATCGGGACTCTCCCAAAAAGGCCGGTAAAATTCCGAAAATTTTTGGCATTCTTCTGCCTTCAACCTTTTCGATGGACAGGCCTGCTTCCACGATCAGGCGCTTCCAATGGCGAACGGAAAGGAATCTTTCGTCCCCGTGCTCCTGGGTTTTGTCAAACCTGCGCGAATTGGGCACGTCAAAAACGATCTTTTTGGCAATTCTTCCTTGCTCATGTAGAAGCGCCACTATTTCACTGTCGGAAAAATGCTCAAGAACGCCTTGGTGGAAAACGCAGTCGACGGATCGGGGAGGCAAGCCGGTGTCAAACATGTTAATCTTTTTGACGGGCAGTGTGTTTTGCACAAGATCACTGACGCCCTTCAGGACTTCCGAGTCGATGTCAGACGCTACAACATTCGGCCTGTTTGAGAATCGCACAACAAGCGATGTGTAGCCGCTTCCTGCTCCCAGTTCCAAAAGTGAACTGTCTTCATTGGTTGCCTTGATAATCTCTTTCAAAAACCAGTATTGGATCCTGACGGTGTTTATGGCGGACCAGTTTTTAAAAAAGCTCTTCCATTCTTTTTTGATTTGTGTCATTTCCACATCTCTTTTGCAAAGCGCATCTTCCGCACCCGGTCATTTGGCGTTATAACTTCGCAGCGGTCCGGATATACCGCTACGGTAAGGTCATAATGTTCAAATAGGCTTGGACCGCATTCGGGCAAAGACAAGGACAGGTTTTTGATATCGTGCTCGTCAAGGCAAATTCCGTCGACTTCTTTCGATACAAAATAGTGCGCGTTTAGATAGTGTTTGCGTAGCTTTTCGAGTGCCGCCAGCACATGGTCACCATTAGCCGAATTGTAAGGGACAAGCAGCACTTTCGGATACATTAGTTCTTCCTGCTTTCCATATCTCCAATGAATGATGTGGAATTTCTGACCATGACCCATGGCGGAGTAGGATTTTACATTTTTATGCTTTAGATCGTCCTGTCTGTTAAGATGGTCTACATGGGCGATGTCACAAACAACAATTTTGCCTCCCATGCGAAGCACCCTGGCGTTCACTTCATTGTCCTGTCCGTAATACGGGTAGTCGGTATTCCAGTAGTTGTACTTTTTTAGCGTGCTGGTGAACATGCAAGCCACCGTGGGAGCGGGAAACCCCAGCAGGAACGGAACGCGAAAAGGCGCATTCTTTGAATCCCGGATAGGATATGCGCCCATGTCTTCCGGATCAAGCCCGTCCATGAGTTCGCACATGTTTTTGATGGCGTTGCCAACCGGCATAACATCGTCGCTGAACCATGACACATATTTTCCGCGAGCTATCTTGAAACCGTCATTGTAGGCTCTTGTTATGCCCGTCTTCTTTCCTGAAAAAATGGGCACAATGCTACAGCTTTTTGAATTTTCCTCAAGCCATTCGATGGTTCCGTCCGTTGAGCCAGCATCATTGATGATGATCTCAATTTTGCGGTCGCCGGCGCTGTCGAAAAGTCTTTTTACGGTGTTTTCCAGCATATCAAGACGGTTGTAAGTTCCCATCACTATGCTCATGTCGAATTGCTCGTTACGGTTTTCCCGGCGGATTTGGATTCCCTTTGGCTTACCAATGGCAATTCTTTCTGACATTTCAGTCACCCTCCTATGAAACAAAGCGGCGTTCTTGAAATCCTGTATATCCATTGGCCACTGGTCCAGCCTTTGTACTCCGGAAGCCTGAAGGTCCTGAGCCTGCTCTTTCGTATTTACAAACACATGGTCGAGGAACTTCGATAGAAGCCTGTCATTTTCTCCAATGTCGTCGGAAAGCCATGCTGTCATTGTCATGTCCGGGATTTTGCTGCGAATGTCCTGAACCTCTTTTGCGCGAAGCTCGGAAGGCCCGTCTGGCAGATGTATGTGTAGCCAATCGGGCTGGAACTGAGCCGCATTTCGCAACAGGTCGCAGCGCACAACTTGAAGCTCCAAATCCGTTAAATCTCTTCGGAACAGGAACTCCCTTGTCGCTTTCGGATAGTAACTCATAACCCGCAGGCTTCTGTCTGCGGGTCTGTACAGCGGGCGAAACTCGTCTATCCCGCGTTCCGACTTTACGAAGCCGAGGCGCAATGCCAGCTCTCTCACCCTACAGGAATACGAATGCTGCGAAAGTACTTTCTGAGCCCCCCTGGTCCCGATCTGCTTCGCCTCCTCCGGATGCTGTAGGTAATAGTCTATCAGCGAAAAGCATTCCCCTTTTGTGTGAAACCACACAAGGTCTTTGCCGTTTTCAAAGTACTCCTCCAAGCCTGGGATGTAATGGCAAATCACTAATGCTCCGGAAGCCATGGTAATTAGCTGCCGGTCGGAAAAATACATGCGGACATTGTTGAAATGGTTGACGCTAATTGCTATTTTCGATGCATTGTAAACATCGTTTTGTCGATAGTAACCCACTTCGCCGCGGTTGCCCCTCCCCCATCCGCGACCATAAAGACCGAATCTTTTTCCATATTTCCTTTTAAGCTCATGGGCAATGCTGGTCCTCAGAGAGCTTGCGGGAAAGGAGCTGTTGGAAGTTTTTGATGCACAAAAGGCAATATCATGCGAATAGGCTTGCCTCAGACCGACCCTTTCAGTTTCAGAAAGAGGATGAAACTGATCCGGGTCCACTCCTATCTGCCAGTATTCCACATTTTGGGTGCCTGCCCTTTTGTACAGGTTGATCTGACCTTCGCTACTAATAAGCGACAGATCTACTTTCTCAGAAATATTGACAAAATATCCGTTCGCCTCTTTTCGGCAATCTCCGGTCCAGTTGGTGATAACGGTGTTTGGCAGCATCTCCTTGATTTTTGCCACGGTGAGAGGGGAAATTGTGTTGGAAAACTGAAGCTGCATGTGTATCCAGTGAGGTTGAAACTCTTTCGCCTGCTGAATAAAAGCCTCGTCAACCAGTCTACATTTGCGAGCGGCGTTGCGAAAATCAAACACCCGCAAGCAAAATCCGTTTTCCAGGAAGGCTGCCTCCATACCCATTTGCCCGATTTCCAGAGAATTCAGCGGAAGGTATAAAACCCGAATTCCGTCTGCATTTCGATTGTGTCGGGTTATGAAGTCGTTGATGTTTATGGAGGCCAGAATCTTCTTTACTGTTTTTCGTTGAATTTTCCGGCGTCCGACCATTTTGCTTGTAGCATGACTGGCACGACTAGCACGATTGGCACGCTTGGCAGAGCTGACAGATTTTGGTGATTTTGGTGATTTTATTTCGCATTCCTCCGACTCTAGGAATGATTCAATGGCAGTTGCGTTCATTCCATCCCATGACTTTGGGTTGATTCCGCTTATGCTCCAGCCCTCAAGCGTTTCTTCCGGAGCAAAGGCAAAATCTGCACGCAAAAGTACAGACTTCGCATTGCTGTCGCTAGGGATGTCGGACCATGCAGTTATGACAGCGCCTGGAGACGCCTTGATTATTCCGTTCATTATTTTGGACGATTCTGATGTGGCGTCGTCCGCAATATGAAAATGTATCCAATCCGGCTTCATGTTTTGCGCTACGGTATGTACTCCGTCTTTCGGCAAAACAGCATAGCAAATAAACCCCAGCTTTTTGAGATCTGTTCCGAGCCTTTTCAGAAAGATTTGGTTCCCAGACACAAGCAGCACCTTACATGGCTCCGTTTGCTTGTTTTTGTCTAGGGACGTCCTGCCAGCGACCCTCCTTCCTACATGTATCCTTCTTGCGCGTCTTGTTCTTCTCTTTTTGCTGCGCTTTTGCGGTTCGGCTTCTGGCTTTTCAGTTTGTGTATTTGTTTTTACAACAGATTTTACAGCCACAGCATGGTCACTGGCAAGAGGCTTGCGCACAACCGGTGGCTCGCTGTTTTCCACGGCTTTGTCTTCAATTTTCTCCATGGAGATTTTCCTGATGAAAATATTTCCGTTACCGTCTTTTGGCCGCCAAATTCTAAAGGTCATGGGCATAGATTTCGGAAATTCTCCGGTGGACAAAACAGCCTCGTACAGCATCCATTCGCTTTCTGACAGTTCGAAATACACCTGCTTGAAATCGAAGTTCTTGTTTGAATATATGTTACAAAACGCCTTGCCGTTTCCGCTTTCTCTCTTGGCTTCAACAAAAAACCTGTACTGAGAATTGGGCTCCACTTTAATAGGAACGAACATTAAGGCGGATCTGCCGAGCATAACAGTGTATCTTTTGCCACTACTGTCCCTTCTCGATCCAATCGATCGTCCGCGCCACATTCCCTGAGTTATATCATTCATTCGATTTTACCCCATCAAATCGTACAGTCTATTTATGTCAACCTTTTTGCCCATGTCCTCCATGCGCTCAGCAAGCATCTTCGACTTGGCCGACAAGTCGTTCCAGTTCATTTCCCTTATTTTGCGCAAAGCATAGACGAAGCTCGGCAGGTCGTATTTGCTAACAACAATGCCGTTTTTGCCGCTTGACACTATTTCAGGAATCGCGCCGATCTTCGGAGCCACCACCGGCACGCCTGCCGACATCGCCTCTAGGGCCACCAGAGGCATGCCTTCCATGCGCGATGTGATCAGAAGGGCGTCGAAGGCGGCATAGAAGTTTTCCACATCGCTTCGCCTTCCGGTGAACATGACATTTTCCAGCTTTCCGGACTCAGCCATCTGCCTAAGCACCTTCTCCTGCGTTCCGCCGCCTACAAAAACGAAAAGCGCATCCGGCGTTTTTCTTGCACATTCCAGCGCAAGGGGTATGTTCTTCTCCGGAGACAGCCTTGCCACGGTGCCGAAAACAAATTCGAAACACTTTCCAGCCTCCCCCAGAATGTTCCTGCTGCGCGGCACCCTGAACCTGTCCCAGTCCACCTGCTGCGGGAGGACCGCAACATTCTTGTTTCCCCTTTTTGCCAATTTGCGAGCCATGTCGTTGGACACGGCTATAATCAGCGACACATTTTTCCTGGACGCTACTTTGGCCATAGAGTCGTTCCACATGAGATCGCTGTGGACAGTTTCAACTATCCTTCCGGACCAGGCGCTGTCGTACAGCGTTTTTAGCAGGAGATTGTATACTTGTAGGCTGTTGTGAAAATGGACTATGTTCGGCTTTTGAGACTCAATCAGGGCCATAAGGGCAAAACCGTGGCCTTCCTTGTAAAGATCGAGGCATGGAACATCCACTTCCGCAAATAGTTTTTTTAGGCTTTCCGACATGCCATTCGGACATGCGATGCTTGGCTCGTATCTGCTCCTATCGAGGCGCCTGATGGTTTCGCGCACCCAGACCTCAGCCCCTCCGGCAATGGAATACGGAATGACATACATAACGCTTCGTTTTTGAGGCGTCGATAGCGTTGATTTTTTGCGCGCTATTGCGTCTTCGGCAATTTCCATTACTTGACTGGCAGCGTTTTCCCAGGAAAACTTTTTCAAAGTTTTTTCGCGGGCGTTTGCAGTGCGGGCTCGTTCGGCTGACGGATCTTCGTATAGTTTTCTCATCAACTCTGAGCAGTGGCAAACATTTGGATCTCCAACGACAGCTTTTTTGTCGTAATGCCAATACTGCATGCTTTCGGGCGCCAGCATTTCACCAGAATCCACTAGCATCGCATTATCGTCATTCAGGAATTCGAGCTGACCCCCGTAGCGCGGAGCGATAACGGCAAGACCGCATGCCATGCTTTCAAGACTGGGAAGATGAAACCCCTCCGTGGAACTCATGCTCACCATGGCGTCGCACGCAGTATATAGCGATCCGATGTTCGGAACAAATGTCTGGACTATTTCTATTTCAGGAGGATTTTTGCGCCCTTTCATCGCCTTGTTGAGAATTTTGCCAACATTGACCTCAAAAGGCTTTTCCGCACTCGGCTCCTTGATTTTTGTCTTCATCACCAGGCACACATCGTCGTCGCCCGTAAAAGCATCCAAGTATGCAGCCAAAACGCGTTCATGTAGTTTCCTGTGATGCGGTATGGCGCAATGTAGGAACTTGAACTTCTTATCGGTTTTCAGTTTGAACGGGGGAATTTCCGGATTGAACGACTCTAGGCATACACCGTGCGGCACAACTGGGCATTTTTCTTTGGGAACGCCATTGTTGATGAAAATGTCTGCAGAAAACTGACTCGACGGAAGAAAGTAGTCGAGAGCGTGATGGTACAGATGCCATCCTGGGATGAGAATGCTGCTTTCAAAATTCCAGATCACCATTTTACACGGAGTCTCGCGGAAAAACCTGCGAGCCGCTTGCGGAAAGATGGTATAGGCCATTTCCAGGTCGTACGGCCTGTTAATGTCCTGCGGATCCGGCGGTCCCCCTTGGTGCGGAAACTTCTCCTTGCGGATGTTGCCGTGCTCGTCCAGGTATGTTGCGTTGCTGGACGCATTCTGCTCTTTAGGGTGGCAGTGGTGCCCCACAAGCAGGTGCCGCTTCAGGTCTTCTGGAAAGTGTTTCAGGCTGTTCGTGGACTTCATGAACACTTCATGCCCCATGTCCGCCTGCGCCCTTGCAAGGGCCTGAGATACAAATGCCCAAGAATGATTTGTTCCGAGCATTCCATGCCATCTTATCTTCATGTCTTTGATCCTTTTATAGAAGATTGGATGATTCGAAAACTACTCTTCGTCTCGTTTCCGCTGCTGTTTGTAAAGCGTTGCGATCATTTCGCGGACAACTGCCGTGACCGTCTTGTAGTTGTCTTGAGCGTATTGTACAAGAAAATCATGTAGTTCTCGCTCAAGTCGAATGTTGATCTGACGGCGTTCTTTTTTTTCTCCTGTCATGCGATGCTCCCCGTAAATAAAACGATTACTTCTATCCAATGGCAATATATTGATAGATTTTGTAAAGAAAAAAGGGACCGATTGTCTCGGTCCCTTTTGGTCTATTTATTTAAATTTTTCATATAATTAGACGCCAAAAAGAGTCCTCACCTGTCCTGCTGTAATGGTTTGCGGTTGGTTGGCAAAGCCGGCCTTTTTCAGAAATACAGTCACCAGCACTTTGGTGCTCAGGGCAGCTGGTATGTTTCCGCTCCCGTCGTCGTACAGAAATTTCATCCACAAAGTGAGCAAACCGGTTGCGGCATCATAGTTGACTCCGACAATGTCGTCTATGGGGCTTGAGCCGTAGGTGTTTGAGTGCGACTGTAAAGCTGCTGAAATTTTCACTTTTCCAAGAGAGAAGTCTGATATCTGGACATATGTTCCGTCAGCGTATTTCATAGCGCCAAACCCTTCGGCTGTCTGACCGTCCGCAGATTCCGCAACAAATGTGCTGAACAAGTTGACTCCCATATATCCGTCGATGAATGTTGGCGCGCCCAAAGAATCTGTCACCGGTATAATCATTGTCAAATGCGCAACCTCAAAATCCACGGAATGGTGTGTTCCATCGGCGTTCAGAATTTGCCCGTCGCCTATCATAAGATCGTTGGGCACGAAGAAATCATTTTCTCCACCGTCACAATCGGACGCTGTCGAGCTGGGAGCGGAAGTGAATGTTGTCGGCAGAAGCCTTCTCATGTCGCAGATGGAGATCCTGTCCGGAATCCATGTTGCGAAATATTCGATTTCGAAAGGTACCGACGAGAAAGGCGATGTGTCGAACACAGAATCGTCGTTGGGAATGTCCGCATCGGATGCCAGCGGGTCCGTGAGTTCTTCCACTTCCAACCTCATCCTGGAGAACCCCCCTCCTGCCGGAAACGTGCTGATTGTGCCGTCGATATAGGCCTGGATAAGCGCAGCGTCCGTAGCGTCCACTTTTCCGTCTCCGTTGACATCCGCCCTAAGAACCTGCTCAATGGAAACATATCCGTCCATTATCTTTTGCTGGTCCGCGGCGTTTGACAGGTCGTATCCGCCTGGCAGCCAGGAATTTACGATTTGGAAATCGTTCGTTGTTATGCTGCCATCCCCGTTTACATCTCCGTAGCTGTCCGCATACAGCGTCTGTTTTATAATTCGATATGTTCCGCTCGTAGCAATGTTTGGCTGTAATATGGAGCCCACAAGATTATGGTTCCTCAGGTCGGCATCGGGGTCGATAATGTCGATTTTGTTGCCGTAAACAAGACCTGGAAGATCTGATTCTCCGGAAATTGAAGAAGGGTTCCCGCGCGGATTGCCATCCTCCATATTAGCAAGCACCACTGGCGTCTTGCTGAGTGCCACAAGTCCGGAAATGCTAGAGCTTCCCACAATGGATATGTTAGGGTCCGGTTTGACCCGCGAAGAAACATTGTTGCCGGTACGCGGGTCCTGGAGCGGGTCGCTGTAGTCCGAGGTCGTTTCCACCAGCACGAAATTGGCTGCAGACCTGCTGGACGAGTACAAGGGAATGTAGCCTTTCACATATGTAGTTTCATCCCCCTCGCTGTCGGTGTCAAGGCGCGGGACTTCCGTCCCCACGCCGTCCTGGTATGAAATGCCGTCGGACACCTTGGCATAGTCTCCGTGTATTTCGTACCACATGTCGCTTTCCACAACATTTGTCCATGATTCGCCGTCAAATACAACCATGTATCCCGTCGGGGCAGTATGAGTCGCCTCTTCCACAAGAAGCGTTCCAGTTGTGGCATTGCCCGACCTTCCGACGGTTAAAACATAATGCGCATCTTTTGCCAGAGTTGTGTTCTGAGGGTCGGATATCGTAGACCCAGTGAGCACGAAATCCACCTTCTGTGCATATCCATCCAGAACTACACCTTGTTTTTCCAACATGCCGCGGTCCAGCGTCAACTGCGAAAGCACCGCCGGTTCAGGGTCGAAATCCTCAAGATTGTCAGGAACAGGCTCCACCGGGCAAGCCACTTGCGCCTGTAGGGCATGTAGGCTCAGAACAATCTGTCCCGACCAATCGTACTCGTGACCGGCCAATGCCGTAGCATCTCTCTTGACTGACAGGAGAACAGAAATCTTCTGTATGTTTGTGCCGTCAGCCTGAAATTTCTGCCCTATCCTGGTTGTCACATCGCTGGCAACTAACTCTCTCTGACTAACTGAAGAAAAGCCTATGCCCAAGTCGGACAGGGACTTGTCAGCTCCTATGGCATCCTGTAGCATTCCATTGAGCGTGGTGGTGGCTGCGGAGGGCGTAAAGCTGCTGAAGAACTGGTCCGGCTGCGCATTTTGGTATGCCATCAGCGTATCCGTGGACACTTCCAACGCTTTGGCTTCGCGAATGATGCATCGCCCTATGAATTCGTATCCGTCGGAAACGGCTGGCAACCTGCTTCCGAACAGGTTGCCTGCGAAGTCGTTGAACAGAATCGCCCTGATGCTTTTATACCTGCCGCGCGTGATTTGAGTGCCGTTTTCATGGAAGGTGAGATCGTCATGGATAAGCGAATCGTCAAAGCTGTCGCCTATTATAGCCACCTTGGATTTTTCCGCACCGTCCAGCTCAAGACCCGTCATTACAACGGCCAGCTGTACGCCTTTGACGGCATCGCTGACGGAAACAAGCGGGCTTCCAACATAAACATTTTGGCCGTCGAAACTGTAGCCGTCCGCCATTCCCTGCTGCGTCGAATTGAGGCTTTGCGTATCGAAGATTACAAGCGGATCGGCCGCATGCTCTACGACTCCGCTGCCCATGAAATTTGCCACGGTCGCAGCGTCGATGCCCGTATGGCGTGATTGCTCGTCGGACACAGTATCTAGCGTTACCTTCATTCCGTCGAAATAATTAACTTTTTTTAGTCCTACAGACAGCCTTTGGTTCATCGGGAATTCCTCCGCTGGATATATCAATCCTCGAAATCGACGAAAGCGCGCGTGTGAGCGGGCTTGAGTCGCTTTATCAGCGTTTCTATTATGTTTTCCGCAACCGTGTTAGGAATGCGGCCGAAAGAGTCTATGATGTTCACATAGAAATCGAAGATGCCCGTGGCATCGTCCCGGACTTCTGCCGTGCTAACAGACGACTGGTCACTGTCGAAGTCCAGAAGAAGCGTGGTTAGGGCATCCTCGATTACGGGAAAAGCGGTGTTCGTATTGCTTGTGTACAGCAAATCCTGTCCTATCAGTTTTCCTGGTCCGTCTCCGCCAAGATACTGTATGGAACGCAAAGAGTTAGAGAATCGCATATTGTCCATGCGCGCAACTGCCGGGTACTGCCCCGTAAAGTCTCCGCCTATGTTGACGGTGCTGAAGAAGTCCAGCAAGTTGATGTCGGCGAGAATGTTCCTGGACGCTGTCGATCCGGCGTCGGCGCTTCCGAACACCGTCGGCATGCCATACAAATGTCCCTCTCCGTACCTGAGACCGGTTCCATATCGGATTATTCCCCTTTCCGATCCGTCCACCATGAGCACAAGACGGTCCTGGTCATCCTCATTGTTGAGGTCCCATCCTGCCAACACCCGGTGCCATGTGTTTCTTTTCCAATATACCGGAGCGGAAATCTGATAATCCGTTTCGCTTGCCGACACGGAAAGCTTCAGGATTCCATTCTCGTCTTTCAATATGCTGAACCTGTCGCCTTGGCTGGTTATCGGAACGACTGTTGCCAAAACCGTGCTGGTGTTCGCCGGAAGCGGCTGACCCAAAATTATCTGTAATCCGTCAGACGACAGTGACCCTCCCGTGAAATAGTTTGTAGCCGACCCTGATATGGTGACGGCGCTGACGCTCCGCACCCTGAACGGAAGAAGAACTACCAAGGGCGACAGGGCTGTTGCGCTGGCGACGCGTTCTGGGGACAGGTCCACATAATAGCGTCTTGTCGGGTCGTTATAGGTGTCCATGAGCGGGCTTATCCAAAACTCTACGGTCCCTGCGTTGTTTTGGAATATTCCTTGGTTGTCCAGAGACAAATGTCCGTTTGCGCGATTGAAGACGGCAGACTGGCCGAATTGCGAATTGACGCTGTTTTCGCTCTGAAACACATCCTGCGAAAAAGACGACAGAAAGCTGGCTTCGTTCTCTGCGCTGTTGTTGAAGTGAAACAGCCCAAGCGCTTGGTTCGTAGTTGAATATTCTCTGACTGCTAAAGCGTCTGTGGTTATCGACCTTCCAGAACTCGGAGTTGTTTCGCCGTTTCCGGTGTCGTCGGAAGCTTCGCTGAGAATGCGCATTTCGTCGATCACTGCGCCTGCCTGGTTGTTTCCGGAGTTGTCAGAGCCAACAAACAGTGTTTCGGGCGTAGAATCCCACGGCACCACAAGAAAAGCTGGAAATTCGACTTCGTACCAGCACCTGGTGAGAAGATACGGTGAGCCTCCGGAGTTTTCTATCTCAAATGTAAGCAGGCCGTTTGCGAAGCCTGAATCGGCAAACGATGTATTTAACATCGTCCACGCCATGCTGGTGTATGAGGACGACCATGGAAGCCCTGTTCCGGACAGCGTCACCGTGCTGGAATCCCTTACTGCTCCGGACGGGTCAAGCGCCACGTTGGAAATCGTGTATACGCCGGCAGCTCCTGGCGGAGACGAAACTATTATCGTTTTTCCGATGTCGCTTGAACCGAACCTGGCATATCCGTCATACAATGTATGCTGCCCAGCCGAGGCTGTTCCGTTTAGCCCAGACTGCTCTTCCACCGACAGCCTGACAAGGGCGGCGTCTCCACCGTTTTCCGATTCCGTTATCGGAACGGTCTCCCTCATTTCGACATATCCTGCGGGTCTTGTAATATCCGTAGATGTGAAACTGGCGACGACACCGCTTATACTGGTGAAATACTTTGAAGTTGTCATGCTGCCGGTTTTGGTGAAGGAAAGTGTCTCCGTGCCGGACCCATCGTATGTCGTGCCGTTAATCAGTAGCTGGTTCACTCCAGAGAAGTCGAAATTGTCGCCGTTGATGGTTGCGGTCAGTCTTCTCCCATGTGTCGTGTTGGACGGCTGGCAAAAATTCAGGTTCGATACCAGCAGCTGTATCATATGACCGCCAACGACTGTTGCCACAACAGCAAAAATTCCGCTTTCCACATTTGTGGACTGCGCTATCAGCTGCGTCACAAATATCTTGGACACGGCGGTCGGCTGCGGCATTATTGTTCTCATGAGGTTCGTCTGCTTGTTTGGCCAAATGTATACCAGCTGCCTACATCCCTGCTGCGTCAGACCGTATGTTCTTAGCACAAGGCTTGTTCCCACCGGCGCTCCGTTGTTGACGACCGCATAATCTTCGTAGCCGTCGCGCTCGAACGAATAATCGGGATATGTGGTGTCCGGACCGAACAGTTCAACTTCATCGGTCGCCCTGACGGAAAACACGCGCACCTTTTCATTCTGCGGATCCGCGCTCGTCTTGAGCGTCAGCTGGTTTACCGAATACTGTACATCGTCAAGCGTCGACTGCGCATTGTACGGCACTCCTGATCCTGCCGGACCACGCTCCAGCTTAAGGGCATGCTCTCCATCAACGCTCAGGACATATACATACGGCGCTGTGCGCGTGGCCAGCCCGTCGTCCGTGTCGTCCAGTATAACCACGCGGTCGCCGACTTGCGCCCCTTCCGTCACAAGATCGTGGGACAGCAATGTAACGACATTGGACCCTTGCGTCGTCTTCATGTCGTATCCGCCCATCGCTGGTCGTGGCACGGAGGATTCCAGCACCTCTCCCGCCTCGTCCATGAACAATGCGCCGGAAGGAGGCGGCACTGAACCGCGGAATCTGTAAGTGTTCGGAACCTCTTGACCGTCCACGAACAGGTGCATTTCATCGCGCTGTTCGAAAGAGCCTATTTTCCAAGAGGTCGCAACATGATGCGTTTCTCCGTATTCCCAGTCTTTTATATTATAGCTTAGCGACTTTATGCGCCCGTTAGCATCCCTGACCAGAAACTTCAGAAAACCTTTGCCATCTTTGTACAGAGACATCCTATTTTTGCTGGTTGACGGACCCGTGTCGAACAGGTATCGCACCTTGTCGGAAAGAAAATCTATTCCGTCGTATCCTGCATAATCCCCCGATCCGTACGAGTCGAATGTCATGTTCGCAAAATCGTACCCGTCGACTACAAAGCTGAACTTCACCGAACTGTCAGTCGATATGAGGGTGTCATTGATTTCGCTTATTCCACCGCCAGACTCTCCAGCATATCCGTCAACCGAAACTGCTTCCGCCACATCGTTGAATCCGCCGTTGGTCGTTATTGTTCCGGTGAACAGCCTGCTTTCGCTTATCGGCGCACGAGTGCGCATGCGCCATTTGTTGGCATCCGCATCAAACCATATGAAAAAGCCGTTGGTCGTCCTGAGCGATGTTGGTTTGCCCAGCACTGTAGAGTCGTATCTATCGATGGTGAACGGGACAGTTTCCGGATTGAGGTTGCTGGACCCTATAAATATGCGATCCGCCACCCTCAATCCGTCAAACAGCAAGTCAAATGTCAGTTCCGCGTCATTTTCCAGTCCGGCCCATTTTGTTGTTACGAACGCCTCCCATGTGCCTTCGGCAAACCTCATGTTAGATGTGGCTGGTATTTGCGCCGTTTGGCTATCTCCGTCAATCAAAAGGCCGTTTCCGAATTTTCCCGGAGCATACGAGGGCGGCTCCGGCGAGCCGGACAACTCCATCTCTTTGAGGCTCAGATGGTCCCTTCCAAGGATCCATTCCAGAAACGCCGATTCGGTGATCTCAGGATCGACGCCCGTAACCGTGGAAACTATTTCCTTGATGGCGGGTATTGTCGGACCTTTCAGGAAGCTCTGTAGGGCTCCGCGCGTCATGTTTCTGTATGTTTCGCGGTCTACGGACGAAGGTATGGTTGACAGCTCGTCCACGCCGGTGAGGACGCCGAAATTGTCTCGCAGGGAATCGCGCATTGCTCCATACTTGTAAGTCACGAAATATGTTTCGCCCTCCGACAAGGCGTCGGATATGCTCCAATCAAGCGAATTATCGCCATATTCGTAACTTACAAGAATCTCATCCCGCAGGTATGTATAGTCTATGAATATGTTTCCGGGCGTGTAATTTGCCGTGACAGTGGCTCCGGCAACCAGCTTGGCACGGTACCTGGCTGTGACGGACATGCCCGCCGCTCCGGATCCGACGCCGCTGGGCAGCACAATCCTGTTGCTTGCGGAATCGACATATCCGTCCGAGCCCATTGCCATGTAGTCGGCGGTCGAATCGTATACAGCGTAATTTTTGGATAGGAATAAGGCGTCGGACGCATCATTGTACAGGAAGGCTAACTGTACGGACCCTGAGGCGATCGTCGACAGTCGCTTCACTTCCACGAACATTCTTGCTCCGCCGTCCTTGATTTCCAACCCAGGCTCTATGACCTCGACTCCGTCTGCGTCAAGCGTAACGCTTCCATCCGAACCTATTGAAGCGCCGCTTGCGAAATCAACAGGCTCCGCCGAAAGCCTGAGATTCGCCGCCTGGAATATGTGGCGGACGATAATCGGATCGTACGACGGCTCTATGTACAGGCTTCCTGAAGACGACATTACCTGCAGGGAGCCTTCCTCGGCGCTTTCAAGGTCCGGCATCTCCACCGTCCTGTCTCCGATTTCGCCCAAGGCAAATGTCTTGACATTGGATGCCGTCTGGGACGGACTCCTGTAGATGTTGGACACAGAAGTCACATGCGCATGCCCGGCATAGGCAGCAGCGCGCTTGTACGAGGCGTCCCCTATGTCTGTCCCGTAAAACGCCGGCACGGCCACATACGCAATGCCGCCGTCATAGTCGACCATGTAGTCCCCGTCCTGCTGTAGGCGCAGAAGGTTATCGGAAACCGAATCGCCAGGATCGTAGTAAAGCTCGCGCGCAAACACATCCTGGTCTGAGAACGACAGTGAAGTGTTGAAGCTGGCGCCTATGGAATCACCCGTGGCTGAGACTATCCTGTCGTTTGGAAGCTCCACCTTGAATACATCGAATGTCTGCCCAATGATGTTAATGGTGTCGGTGACCACTATCTGAGCCTGCGAAACGCTTTCGAACTGTACGGCTTCGCGCGATACCCCAATCAGCGCCGGCGGCGTTGAAGACGAGAAGTATACCTGGTTTCCGCTTATTCTGCTTACAGAATATACCTCGCCCGTAGTTTCGTTGAATATGCGGAAGACATTGGTAACCGGACCGTATAGAGTCTTCAAGCCGACTTCACCTATGGCTCTGCTTTCAATGCGCTCGTTCAGCACTTCGACATGCGACGAGAATGAAAAGTCCGTTCCGTTTGCAAATGTGTCTTCATATTCAAACGATATCTCGGACGCATGCTCCGACTGGTCCAGGTTCCTGCCGGAAACCGATGCTATTTCATTGAGGTCGGGAAACAGATTGTAATCCAGCCCCTCTTCGAAAGTCTTCAGGTAATCATACGACGATACCGGAGGAACCGTTGTTGTTCCGTCGGTTCCTGTGCCGTTCACTCCGGCTACCACGACCCTTCCGGTTCCGTATTCAACCGCCCATTCTCCGGGTGCGGATGGAAGAGACGATTCGTTGAACGGCACTTCGCTTACGAACGCTGGATGCTTCTGCATAGGATCGAAATTTTTGCTTGGATCAAGCCATGTAACTCCTCCGCTTGTAGCAGTTGCTCCGGACGAGTCAACCACCGGAGCGTGCTCCAGAAAGAATGTAGTGGCTACTGCCGGCACGCTATCGCGCGTGACGGGAACGACCGAAGTCACCACAACTGTATCGGAATCCACAATTCTTCCGGTACGCTTGTACAAGTATGTAGCAACTATCGTGTCGCTTCCCTGAGGCAACGGAAAGCCGGGTCCCACCGCGGAGCTGCTGAGGCGCACCTGGTTCTCATTAATGTCTAAGGCCGAATATGCGTTGTCCGTGTCATATCCGCTGTTGTACAGGCCGTATCTGTACGCTTCTATGTCGTACTCGTATTCGTTCGCTCCGCGCACCAAGGTCAGGCTGGAGAGCTTGATTACGGGTCCGTTGGCCAATGTAATGAGCAAACCAGTAAAGCTATTGGATTCGTTCGATGTGTTAGATACCTCTTCCTCAACAGCCTCTTTCTGCTGCAGGCTGACAGGATCTGACGGAAACTGATCGAATTCGATCGTTTTGCGCGAAGTTGCGCCGGTTGCACTGCTTCCCACGCGCAGCAGCTGGAACGCCCCTTCGTTGCCCAGCCTGTCGGTCGGTCCCGAGCCGCGCTCGTGGCTTTCGTCTTCTGCCGTTACCGTGATGAAGCGAGACGAGCGCACCTCACCCGCATCATGCCTGGAGCGAAGCAGGGCATCGGCTCCCGGTCTGATGGAATCCCTTATCAGGGAGCCATCCGTCTTGTAGAGGCCTCCGGAGACGGAGTCCATAATGGCGTCCCTGACCTCGTTGTCACCCTCATATCCTATGAAATACAGTACATTTGTGCGACCGTCCTCCACAAGGCGTTCGCCGGAGGCGCCCGCGAACGGCTGGTCGGTCGAAGACTGTAGGGTTATTTTGTACTGCTTTATCGGATACAGCGGACGCATTGTCACAATTAGCGTGGACCCGGATGCGCTAACGGACTTGACCGCCGGGTCCGATTCGTTGGAGCCAGACGCTTCGACAGACACATTTGCAGTTCCAAGCTCGCTCGCCAGGTCGGCTGTGAATGTTATGTGTATCGTAGTGTTTGACACTACCTCAAGCCCGAGGACCCTTAGGTTTGCCATTTATCTGCTCTCCACTGTCACCGCAACCGAACCAGCAACGAAATTCTCGTTCTTCTGGGCAGCCAGGCTTTTGACGGTTCCCGAAGATTCTGACTTGTTGAACCTGTCTATGGTGATTCTGTCCAGGCCTTCCACGGAATATGCGTTCGAACTCACATCTGAAGCGTCGATGGTCGTGCCAAGCGCCGATGCTGTAAGGGACGACGCTATGTTGTCCGCCACATTCTGGCGGACGGTTTCTTCCTGCGCCGCATAGGCCGGCAGCACGATGATTGTGGCTTCAACATCCACCTCAACCTGCGTGGACTCTTTGTTTAGGACGTCGGCTGTTATGGGTCTTCCGTCTTCAACAGCATATGTGGCGTCTTGTATGAGTTTGTTATACTCGTAGTTAACTGTGATGCGCTCGTTTTCTTTCGGAGCCGTGTAGCTGTAGCTGGCAAGGTATGACGCATTGACATCCGGCTGGTTCAGGGAATCTACGGACAGGCTTCCGCTGATTGTGCCTGCAGAATTCGCAAATCCCGAAATTCTACTGATGGATCCTATTTTTGCAAAAACCTTGTCGGTAATGGCCGCTCCCGATTTGGAAAAGAACAGCTGCTCAGAATCGCCTTGATTGGCATAGTAGAATACAGCCCTGAGTTGCGTTCCTGTGACGATCGGGCTGGAAGTGTTGTTGCCAACATCTGCCAATGACACTTTTCCGCGCCCCAGAGATGTGTCCTGGCGCGCATTGGCCAGGTCGAACCTGTTGCTCCACAGCGTATAGTTAGTCATGTCAAATTCATGGTCCACCGACGTTACATTTCCGTAGATGTCCGTCTGCACTTTTTCAATGGACACAACGCGCCCCAAATACACTCCGACGGGAAGGCTGGTGCCAGATGCAAGGCCAAGACTCGACCTGATGGATGGGACAAGGTTTATGCTGTCGTCGGCTGTAGCTGTGAACACAGAAGTGATTTTCGTAAACGTGGTGCCGGCTATCTCCAGCAGCCCTTGGTCGGGAATTCCAGAAACAGACACTTCCAGCCTGCTTGGGGATCTGCGCATGTTAGCAACCGGGTCCGGACCTGAAAACAGGTCCTGGACAGGCTGGTATCCGTCGATTCCGGAAAACGAATTGTATCCGTCTCCGGAAATTGGCAGACCAGATATGCTGCTCTGCGGAACCAGGTTCAAAAAGTCAGCCACATAATGGACCAAAACCTGCGTCGCATCGCCGGCGGCGTCGGAAGGAAGGATGGTGATGACCCTTCCGCGAACAGGCGCGGAACCGTATCCATCCTCGTCTATCAGGTTTGAGAGGCTGTATGTCACAGTTACTTGGTCGCCTATTTCCGCAAGGGTGTCGCTCGGAAGGGTAATCAGCCTATTTGAAAAAGTTCCGTCGTCTTCATTGGTATTGAACACTTCAGCCTGGTTCTGGTCGGCATCAATGGCGCTGTAGACATTCGTCACGGCATATGTCGTTTCAACAGATTTGCGACCTGCGGTGGCACCGGACTGCACCACAAGCATCTCCTCGCGAAAGGAGTTGACAGACATAACCCGCGATGCTGCGTATGTGACGGTGGCCGTCAGATTTCCGTACGAATCGAGGTCCGTCTGAGTTCTTTCAGCCCTGATGTAGTTAGGAAAGCCCCAGTCTATGGAATCCTGGACCGAACTGATCAGGTCCTGCTCCGGATACATAGTGTCGAAATCAATGCCAGGGTCGGCGCTACGCGCCCATACATAGTCCACCTGCAGCACATCGCTGGCTGTCGGCAAAGTGCGTCCACTGATGGTTATTCTTCTGGATTCGTTCAGTTCCCCCGATGTGCCGTCCGGGTTTTGGGAGGAAACCGTGTACCTTTCTCCCGTGGTGAAGTTGTATACCCTGCTGACAGTCCTGACCGGTCCGTGCGTCAGATACACGGAACTCCTGTCAGCAGACGACACTCTGGAGTTTTCATTTGTGACGCGCGTGTCCTGGCTGACGCCAGACACTTTCTGTACATCAGAGAACGACAGGGCGTCTATTCCGTTGAACGGACCCTTGACGCGCGATTCGTCTTCAAGGTCTATCTGGTCTGACGTCCATACCAGCTTGTCGAATCCGAACGGGCTTCCAGCCGCAGACCCGGTGTCCTTCACGAGCTTGTAATTTCCATGCAGTACGCCAGCGTCATCTTCGTATTGTTCGGCAAATCCCGATCCTGACGAGCTTCCGCTCACGGAAACGATGCTTGACACGGGCTGTAGGGGAATGGCTTGACCTTCCGAAAGGACAGCCAGCCTCCGCGTACTGATCGTAAGAGATTCATCCGGACTGAGCGAACTCTGACCAAGAATGTAGTTATTCAGCGAGTTCGTCGGATCGCCGGTCCCGCTCTGCTCCTTGTAGATAAAGCTGTCCGTGCCCGACTGCAGGTTTTCGCCCATGACGAAGATGTCTACTTTTCCTCCGGTCCCAGGTTGCGCCACAACCAGCTCCCCGTCACTGTTGGTCGTCACGACGGATCCATCCCTGGTCATAAGTGGGTCTCCGGGCTCCACAACAAGCGCATCTACGGTATCGGACAGCGCAAGGACCAGGCTTCTGTATCCGAGCGCTGTTCCGGTGTTCGCTCCTGCGAACCGCGCCAGAACTCTTGAGCGGAACGCCGCATCAGTCTCAAGGTCAGATCCGCCGCTGAACGAATCTATGTTGGTGACTCCATTGACGCCAGGCGCGCTGTGGTTGACAATGCTGTAAGACGAAATGTTCCCTATCGACCCAGCATTTTGGGCTTGTACGCTTACCTCGATCGCATACTGGTCCGTTATGCCTGCGGCATCAAGTTCTTCCCTGAATCTTGTTGCCGTGGCCCTGAGCGAATTGATATCCGATGTCAGCACCGACACTGTGGAAATGGTCAAAAACATTATGCCGTTTCTCGTGCTGGTGACAGTTCCCGACACGATAATCGTGTCCGATGTGATACTCTGGAAGGTAAACAGCACCGTCCCATTGGACCTGGTTCCCGATTGCCTCGTAACTCCGAAGTTGAATCCAAAGTTTGTTAGTTCCTCTCCGGACATGTTGGCAATGGACTGTAGTTCCTCTATCTCCCTGAGCTGCTCGCCGATGTCGGACACCTGCTGCGCCTGGGCGTCGATGAAAAGGTCCCTGGCCACGGATGCCGGCTTTGTATCAAGCTGTGGCTGCGTCATCTGTAGCTGCTCCAGCATGGTAAGGACGACTTCGTTGTATCCTTTGAATCTGACCATTTTTTCGGTCCCTCCAAATGGGGTGGCTTAAGCCTACACTAACATCGTGAATGTCTCTTCAACCGGAGTCAGAAGCCTTGTAAGGGCATAGACCGTCACTTGAAACTGCCTCGGGTCGATATCGTCCTGTAGAACCTCTATTTCCCTAACCGCCATAAGCTGTTCGCCGGGAGACACATACTGTATCCTGGCTTGCGTCTTTTGCAGAGAGATCAGGTTGTTGAGCGTCTCCTGGATCGACCTCTTTGCCTCCGCCTCTATCTGCCCGGCACTCATGCCGCTTCCAACGATGCCGGCATTGATGGTGCTTCCGTACCACTGATGGAACGCATTAGCGCCAACGGGCGTCAGGATGGCGCGCACAATATCCTGCTTCAGCTTTTCATTGTCCCTGACCGTCTTGACGGTTCCGTCCGGATTGATTGAAAGGTCGTTGTTTTCCAGCTTCAGGTCGTACGACATGCTATTTTGCCTCCACCGTCCTGGTTATTTTGTTCGACCTTGCCTGCGGATGCTGTGGCTTGTTGCGCGTGCGCTTGGACCTGATTATGGCAGACGCTATCGACGCATCCAGTAGGTCGTACAGGTCCTTCACCTTGGACTCAACCTCCCCAATCGCAGCCAATGCCTTTGCCGGTCCAGGATTGGCTTCTATTGTTGAAAGCGTTTTATCCTTTTTCATCTCGTCGACTGTGTTGGAGTCAAACATATCAACAATGTACTGCCTGTCCACCAGGAAAAGAGCCGTCATCGTGAATACGACATCAACCACCGATAGGCCGGCAAATTCGCCGGTCATCATTTCCATTTCAAACCTGAGCCTGTCGGCCTTCTGTACAAGCTCGTTGAGTTTTCGCTTTTCATCGCTGAGCTTTTTCAGCTCGTAGTCCATATCCTGCCTAAGCACGAAAACGAACGGTCTTGTAAGAGCGTTCGACATTACATTCCTGGCATAGGCTTCCGATCCCCAGTCTTTCTTGGAAACGGACTCCTCTATGGGCAGAAGGGCAACAAGCGCCTTGGACGCCTCTACGCGCGCGTCTATCTGCTTGATCCTCATGTTCAGCTCCGTGTTTCCGGAGACCTGGAGCGAAGCCTGGGTGTTTGCGCGCTTGCCGAGCGGGCTCTGCCTGGAAGAGCCTGTAACCGGCGTCAGAATGAAATCTCCCTGCCTTTTGATGTCCTCCAATCTCCTTATGAGCGAAACCCATTTCTTGGCTATCTGGGGAACTACGGACAGCAGCTGCTCCACTACGAAAGACTCCACAAGACTTCCCTGCCCAGGCACGAGGTCGGCAATCAGCATCTGCTCCACCTTGCTGGAGTATGCCGATTCCGTGCTTTTGGTCAGGTTTTGCCTGACCTCCGCGAAATATTCCTGCTGCTCTGACTTTTCACTCTGCTGAGCTTTGGCCAGCCTAATTCGCGCAACGGTTTCCAGGAACGGCCTCTTCAGCTCATCGTTGACAAGAAACCCGTCCCTCGGATCGCTCAGAAACGGTTTGGCAATCTCTCTGCTCGAAGGCGTAACCACCATGTAGTTCGTGGCAAACGGAGACAGCCTTTTGTAGATTTCCCTGTCGAACTTTGCTTGCGTACCTGCGGACTCCTGACCTTTTGTCTGCGCCTTGGAGCCCCTGACATAGTTCATGGCAAGCGGCATTGGATTCTTGAAAGCCGCCGTCATTGCGTTATTCAAGAATGATGTTCCGATGGAATTCTCTATTACGCTTAGCGTGGTTTCCCGACCGACAACTGCCTGCGACAGCTTTTCGCGGCTTGAGCCGTCTGCCGTTGGCACGGTGATGCTGTCCGATTCGGATGTTCTGACCTTTGCGTTGCTAAGTGCCCTAATGTTCGAAGATCTGCTCCATCCAGGCGTCAGAACTTTGGCATCAGCAGGCTTTCCCCCAATTACATCCGAATTCTTGTCAACAGCCTGTACGGACACGATCGATGGAAATCCGACAAGGCGAAAAAACGTATTGACCCTCGATTCTACCGGTCGGTTCTTTACATTCTGCGTGCCATCCTTTCCGCCATATTCCGGCAGGTAGGACCGATGGCGCTCCACTTCATCCAGAATGCCCTTTGCAACCGCCATGACGTCGAACTTGAAAATCGGTGCCATTGCCATCTGCTAGCTCCTTGTCTTGGCTATGCCGAGCGGCTCGGCGGAGCCGGCGCCTTCGCCAAGCTCTTCAGGATGCTTGCGGCGCTGCTCGGGCGGCTCCACAAAGCGTATTTCCAAGGACCTGGGAACAAGCACAGGGGGCTCCGGCGGCGTTCTGTCAAGCGGAGTCTCGTCAAAATCACTAACGAAAATTCCCGCCACGCTTCCGGTCACCTCTGCCATGCCCGCTTCCGCGCTTGTCAGCGTAGCCTTGTATTCTCCAGTGGGCAGGCCGTCGTCGCCGACCACCTCCTCAACTTCCCCAACATTACCGAAAGTCGTAAATATTTCGGCATCAACCATTCCTTCCGGGACGGTTTCGTTGATGCTGTTTCCAGAGTGGTCAAGAGCGGTTATGGTTATCTCCACATCGCCCCCGATATATTGCACCACGCGGTTGGAAGAAAGCGTGGATTGCTCCGAGGAAAACAGCCTCGGATAAACGCCTTCGGCATATTCGGACAGGTCGTCTGCAGCCGACGAAAGCGCGCTTTCGAGGCATGCGGCGGACGAAGCCGCCTCCTGAGCCATGACATTGTAATTGTCGAGGACATACTGTTCGTCCAGGTCGCTCGGCGCAATGGTAGACAGGCAGCTGATACACGACTGCATGAGAGCGACTGTTCCGTCGTCGTTCACATCGATTCCTGACGGAAGCTCCGGCAGACTGATGCTTGTTACGAACGGGAACCTGCTGCTTATCCCTTCCACCGCGGCACTGACTTCGGGGTGGCACCCTGATCCTATGAGATTGTGCTTTATTAGAAGTTCGTGGTCTATCTTTAGCGAAAACTGCTGCGGACCGGAGAACGACGGCGCCGTTAACGCGGTCCGCCATACCAGAAGGTCTCCGGGACCGGTTCCGCCGCTCGGATCGAGCGTTGCGTCGGCAGACCATCCGTTTCCGTCGGTTCTTTCTATTCTTGCATTGTAGTCGTCATATACGAGGTTGACCTTGAAAGTTCCGGAGTTTAGTTCGCTTCCGCTGGCATTCGTGTCGGATATCTCAAGATAGTCATCTATGCCGACTTCATGGAATGTCCTGATGCTTGTGCCGAAGCGCACCTGGTCGTCCGGATTCGGCACCGGAGTTGCCACGCCCATGTGGTTGTAAACGCTCGACATGTATCCGTCTTCGGCATACGCATTCTCTATCTGCCTAATGTTTAGCGTTCCGCTGCGGTCCACGCTGGTGACGGCAAAGCTGCGCATCTGGGATCCCGCTCCCACCTCAAGCACATATGGGACCTTGTCAAGGTCGTCTATGGACGCATAGTCTATGTTCGGAAAGAAGTCCCGAAGCGTCAGAAACGAGCTTCTCTTGGATGACGATGCAAATCTGAGCCTGTATTCGATTCCGGACGAGTAGTACAGTATGTACATTATGCCGTCCGTTCCGTCGATAGCATATTGCTTGATTACGGACGGGCACTGGTCGTCGCCGCATCCGGAGCACGATCCGCCGGATCCGCCGCACGGAATTGAGATGCCGGCGGAAATCAGCGCCTTGATCATGATGATAAGCGCCTCAAGTGCGGCGATTATTTCGACTATATTGTACATTTCCTTGATGTGCTGGATTATCTTGAACACCGCCGCCGCTTTTGCGTCTTCGTTACCGTCTTCTATGGCAGCTTTGAGAATCTCTATGTTCTGAATCAAGTCCTCGATCAGCGGAACGATGACTTCAAGGACGAATCTCAGGATCGCAATTATGACTTTCAATACGCACAGCACTTTTGCAGGTATTGCGAACTGCGGAAAGATCAGCACGAATTCTGGAATACATGTGCCGAACAGCCTTATCATCGCCCGAACTATCGCAAATGGATTCGGAATGGCGCACAGAACGTCGATGATGCATGCGATTACCTGCATGACGATGGTCAGGACGCTGTATGGAGCCGTGAATGCGGTCAGGTACTTTGAAAAGTCGGCTATCACATCCCCCAGGTCAATCGCAGCGCTGGGCGGAACCGTCGGTTTTATCTGCACGCCGGCGGTGCAGACGCACGAAAGCTGCCGCAGCAACTCTGCGTAGGTCATGGGCTGCCCGCCGTTGCTCGGCAGGGGAAACTGTGCCGGAAGATTCGGTGCCGTCATCCCTTCTCCTAGATCTTCTTGTTGTTCTTTATCACAAACCTGGCAGCGTTGCCGTTGTAAAGCTGTATCGCTTCGGCGTCAACCATGAAGCGCGATCCGGTCTTGAATGTCATATCGCCCTTGGATACGAAGTTCATGCGCCCCGCCACCTCTATACTCATGCCGTTTTCGTCGATTATAATTACCTGGTCGTCCGCGCTTTCGTCCGGACCGTCTTGCGTCAGGCTTTTTCGGCGAACCCGGATAACCACCTTGCCGGACCTGAAGACCGTCTGATCTTTCGGAAGCCTGTCCTTGCGCAGCACTCCTCCTCCCGAAAACCTAGTGTCGACCGTATCGCCAGATGAGCTACCAACGAAATCGAACCCGCCCACTTCAAGCGCTATGGTTCCGTCTGCCTGCATTACCATGCTGCGCCCCATCCTGTCCCTGCCAATCCTGGCAGCCACTCCTCCGGCAGTGTTCATTGTCAGCGACAGCCGGTCGACCGTATTGGCTCCGACGGACATTTCCAGGCTACCGTCAAGATTTGCCTGCAGGCTTCTTCCTCCCGCATATGGTGCGTTGACAGGTCTTCCAAACTTGTCCAGCAAGACAGAAATGTTCCTGTCAGGAACCGCTCGATTTACGGTCTGAAACACGGCGGGCGGGTCTGCCAATATCGCGGCTGGACCGAGCGCCTGGTCTGAGGACTTGTTGATGCTGCCGTTCAGCAGCGCGACGGCGGTCCGGGTGATGTCATGAAAGGCCGTTCCGGCTTGGACGATGCCCGGAAGCGTTTGTCTGGAGCTTGCGCTCCCGTCTTTGCTTTCAATCCAGCTGGTTTTCTCCCCGGCCAGCCTATTGCTGGGAACGGGGCTGCTTGAGCCTCCCGGAGACTGTCCGGAAACAGTAATTCCCCCGGGACCGAACTGGTCAAGGAAAATATCCCTCCTGTCCATTTTCTCAGGCGAAGGTCTGAACAGGGCGCGAATGTCGTCTTTCGGCCTTCCACTTTTTCCGGCCTCTCCGCCCTCGTCGACAACCACGGTGCTTGAATTTTCGTACCTGGCAAGGACCGGAACAACTCCCGTTTCTGATGTGGCCGGTATGTTGACCTTCGTAAAGCCCTCTTTGTCCACATCTAAAAACCATCTGCTTCGATCGCGCGCATTGTTCGACGAATCGCCCGGCACCTGCGGGTTCACCTCGTGCTTGAACGGGCTGAGGCCGTCTGATCTGTACCCCCATCCTTTCCTGCTGTTTATTTCGCGGTGTATGGCTATTGTGTGCTGGGCGTTCTCAATTGCCGCTTCAAACCACTGCTTTTCGTTCTTGTCGTTCGGCAGCGGCAGCGCATGCCTGTTTGCGTCCAGCAGGTTTCCGAACAAATCCACTAGCGTTCCGTCTACTGACTCCATCAGTTCGTTCGGAAAAGCATATGAAAGGCTGAGAATGTTCGTTCTGCGCTCGCGCCTGTCGTCGGCGATCCGCACGGCAATCATGTTCTTCTCGCCCCGCAGCAGCGCCTCTTCCTCGTCTTGCGTGCCGATGCGCCAGTCCGCTCCGAACTCGTTCATGACCGTGCGCCTTTCCACAAACGGCGGGTTTTTGAACTGGTCGGTCGACATGGCGTTCGACTCGTTGTCCGCCCCGGAATGGCGCGTGTACATGGCTATGGCCTTTGACGGGTCCCTGCCGACCTCTTCCAGAATCTGCTCGAAGTCGATGTCCGTCATCGGGTCCGCTATCGCCGTGTCAAAATCGGATTCGTCGTCGCGCAGGTCCCTTCTGACGATTCCCTCGGCTTTCAGCCCAGCCTGCGACACGCAGTAGCCGACAGGAGCTCCGAACTGTATCGAGCACCTGTGCTCCTTGTCCTCATCGCCGCCCAAAACAAGCCCCTCGTAATGCCTGTTTACCAAAGTGACATCAGCCAACCTGTTGAAATACAGCCGGCCGCCGGCCGGTCCCTGTATGCAGATTTCCCCCTCTTCAACATGCGGAGGCGTCACATCCTCGACGCGCGTTTCTGAGGCATAGCTTATGTCCGAGGTGGTAAAGGCGCGCATGGGCACGATGGAGGTCGGCACATACCTTTCGTACGAGCCAAGGTCTAGGGCTATTTGCATTCCCGGCCTTATGCCGGAGAATATTCCCTCCCCGCGCCCTTGGGCCGGGTGCGGAATTGGAACATCCGGACCGTCCTCCCCGTTGCTATCCAGCCATGTAGTTCGCATCAAGCCGCGATCGTAGTCTACGCTTTTTACGACGGCAAACCTGATATGGTTGGATACGTAGGTCATGTTCTAGTCCTGCTCCGTCCATCCGCCGGGCGGCGGTCTTCTTAGCCTTATCTCGATTACGTTTTTCAGCGTCGGATCAAGCGCGTGCGCGTCCGGACTGGCTGTCGACCCCTCTCTGAGGAGGTTGAGATCGGTTGACGAAAGCTGGCCTACCGGCAGCAGCTGAGGCACGAATTTGGTTCTGATTTCCACCTTGGCTGGATCCAGCTGTTTGATACCGCCGAACTTTCCTCCAGCCGACATGGCAGATGAAGGAACAGACATGTCGCTTGCCTGCGCTCCAGATTCTGGATTCAAAAACCAGTCGCTTACTTTTTTCATCCTCGATTCCTGCGACGACTTGTCTGAATTGTCGCCGAACGAAAGTATCAGAAGACGCGGATTGCGGCTCTTGTCGTCCGAAACGGCTTCGCTGCGCATTGTGGCAAGCGCCCGGACAAGAACATCGTAGTTGCGCCTTCCGTGCCCGGAACCGCTTCGCAAAAGGTCCAGCTTGGTCGAATCGCTACCGCTTTCGGAAAACAGCACCGCTCCGAGCACCATGTCCTGAGACGGTCCCATGCCGGGACCGAAGCGCCTGGTACGGTAGGATGCCTGCTTGTCGTATTTGTTTGACAGGCTTTTGCCCATTATGTCAGTCGGCGTCGGAATGTACTCTCCTGGAGGATGGCCGTAGTTCAGCTCAAGAGAAGTCGAGAAATCGCCCTCGTACACGAAGTTGTGCGAAATTCTATTAACATAGTACAGAAGCTGCCTGTCCGCTACATACACCACATCTCCCAGCTGGTAGAATTCGTTTCCTATCACCTTGATGTTTCCGGTGACTATGTTTCTGCGCTGCCGGGACAGAAGCATTTTTGCGTACGGAGCGCACTGCTGCTCTGCGTTCCATAGGAACGGCTTTTCGAAGGGTTTTTCCGACCGAAACCCGTACTGCCTCCACATGTCGAAATCCACGCCTATTGCCAGGAAAATAGGCACTCCTGCGCTGGCGCCGCCAAGTCTCTCGCCTATGAGCGGCTCCGTCCCCTGCACGGACACATGCGTAAAGCCCGGTTGGCTCTCCTTGAAGCTCGATTCCTTTATCACATCGTCTTCTATAACGAATCGGCGACCGGACATGTGCCCGAGTATGTTGGCGGCATCATCCACAACCAGTTTGTCGAACAAGTCGTTTTTCCTGCCGGCGTTCCCATGCATGTGCCTACCCCATCTGCCGCCGGTTATTAGGGATGTTCCCCCGCCCTCGTTCACCTCTAGGATTTCCTCGGCTTGCCCAAGATGGCTGTCGAGCTTCCGCAGAAGCCTGGCCCTGCGGCTTACAAAGGAGCTAAGGCGGCCAATGGCCGCCGCTCTGTCGCTCGACGGGGTGCTCTTGCCGTTCTTCGCGGCACCCACCTTTACATCTTCGAACTCCCCATATATTCTGCGCGGATTGCCGGTGAGCACGACCAGGCTCTCGACAGCCTGGTTGTACATTTCCTCCGAAGCTATAGTAAACGGACTGTCCTTTAGGCTTCGCATCAGGTTCACCTGAGAACGGGATGAAAATAGACCAAACTGTTGGCTTGCTATCGTCTGGGCTTCTGCCCCGAGCTTTCTTACCGTTTCAAGGATTCTTGATCTCTGTTTTTCTTCCAGAGGCTCCTGCTCCGCCATTGCTTTTGGCAAATCTTCACCGTCTTTGACAAACCACTTGATTCCGAGCTTTTCCGCAGTAGCATTTTCAGGATCGTTTAGTATCGCCATCTCCCTTTGCATCTTGTATTCGAGAACCTTTATGTCTCTCAAAAGGCTTTCCGTCCTGCTTAGGACCAGCTTCTCCAGAAAGTCTGGAAACAGCTTGATTCCGGTTGTTCTGGCAAATGTCATCATGGCGGTGAACACGGAAACCGGCGTCCTGTTGTACTGCGGGGGTCTCAGCTCAAGATGGCCCTGGGTGTTTATGAAGAATTCGAAGTCTATGATTTCCGCAGCCTGCCTGCACAGTTCGTACACCGGTCTCCAGTTGCTTCTCCACATGTTGAAGCTCGCGCCGGAAAGCTGCAGGTTGAAAGCCTGTATGTCAAAGTCCTTGTCGTACTCGTCGGAAACTATTAGATAATTCTTGTCCCTGTTGAACATGACATTTTCGCGCCGGCGCTGCGACAAGAATATCAGTTCGTCTCCCAAGAAGGCATAGTCCTCGGAATCTTTGGCACCGCGGAGATCGAATGTGACATCGTTCCCTGCCATGCTGACTCCGAGCACATCATGCTTCTGCTTTGCCGTTGTAAAGTCTTCGTCGAACTTCTGGAGAGCCGTTCTGAGTTTGCTTTCAAGGCTGGCCTTTTTCTCATTCAGGGCTTTCTGGCTGCGCAACAGGTCTCCCCTGGCGGGATTCTTGTCCCCGATTGGAGATGTCCTGGAAGCATCGCTGTTGAGAATGCTGTCGCCGACTTCCGCCAGCTGCGTCTGTAAGGTCTGTATCTCGGACGACTGCTTGGTAAGCCTGAGCTGCAGCTCGTATGCGCGCGCAAGCTGGCCTGGGTTGGTGGACAGCATTTTGAAAGGTGCCCAGTTTCCGTGCGTAAGGTTGAGCGACTTCTGGTAGTCCAAGGTGCTGTGGAAATAGTCGAGACCGCTGTTGAATGTGGTGTCCGTCGAAAATGTACCGGTATTGAATGCGCTCGTCAGGAATGTAGCCGGATTGTACGGAAATCCGGTGACGAGAGACGATATGATGTTGGCAACATCCATATTCTGAAACGGCATGTTTGAAGCGAACTGCCCAATGTCCCTGCGCAGCTGCCGCTCGTTTGTTTTGCTCTTGTCCAGGGGGTCCACGGTCGACATGTCGTATGTGGTGGTGACAATGCCTTCCTTCCATTTGTATTTCAAGCCTGGTGGCATGTCGTAGAGCGGAACCAGCGCCCCTCCTATATCAACAACGTCCTTGAACTCCTCCGGTGCCCTGCTGGACGCTATGAGCTTTCCGGCATTTGCTCCGCCGGTTACCACGCTGGTGGCTTTCGCAAGGATCTCCTTGTTCACATCCGTAAGCTCCGGGCGTCCTATGGGCAGGCCGGAAGCCGGATCGGTTTTGAATGTGAACGGCGTAAGGGGATCGTAAACGATCCCGTCTGTCTGCTTCAGCGATGGCTTCTTATTGTAGGTGGAAATCTTGAGCCATTCCATGTTCGACCCGGCGCTGATGCTGAGCGTATGCGTTCCGCTTTCGGCGTTGAACGATCCGTCTGCGCTCATGACCAGACCGCCAAACACATGCATGCCTCCCCCGGAAACGGCCAGCCTCTTGAAGTCATGAAACTTCAAATGCTGCCCACTGCGCTTATACGCTTCCAGGAGAAGCCTGTCGTCGACATGGTGCCCTTCTTTGAGCCCGAAAACATCCGCCAGGGCCCCGCCGCCGAGTTCGGTGTAGAACCGCCAATCTGCCTTTTCGCTGGACTCGTCGTCGCCGATGGAGTTTCCCTCCCCAGGTCTTCTTGTTCCGCCGTCGATGAAGACGCTGATCTGGTCCATCGGCTGTATGACATATCTGCCCAGATAGAACCGCCTCAGCATCCGCCTTGCATATTTCATCTCCTCCTTGTATTTGCCTTTCCTGGAAGAAGCCGGATTGCCCTTTATGATGTTGTTCGCCACGGACGACGAGTACACTCCTAGATTTCTGTACACGTCTTTGAACCATGCCTGCTCGTTGTCCGTCATGTCGTGTCCGTCCGGTATGGTGTCGAAGTTGTCCTCTCCGTCCTGCGAGAATATCTCATACCCGATGGCGTCGATCACGGCCTTCACGCCGCTTCCGCCTCCGATGTTCACCGTGAAAGTGATGGCGCTCGTGCCGCGCTTGCGGCGACTTTCCTGCAGAAATCCGTCTGACCTCTGTGCCGACGACAGCGCACGGGAAGCTGCACTGCCGATGCCGGCGGTCAGCGGGGACAGCGCAGACTGACGAAGCGCATCTTCGATGTCGCTTTCCGTGATCATCATGATGTTGTATGGATTCTGCAGAGAGAGGGAGCATGTTCCGGAGCCGTCAAGGGACAGGCTTGTGCTTGCGCTGGTGACAAGCGCGGTTTCGAACACTCCGCTTCCAAGACCGAGTTCCGGGACGACCGGAAGGTCCGGCTCGAAGAACCATGTGGTAAAATCCACGGGCTCCTTCGCCCTCGCCAGCCTTTCCAGTCTCATGGCGGAAGTAAACCAGTTGGATCCGGAGTCATACGATCTGCCTGAAACCCTTTCCACATCCGAAGCCCCGGCAGTCCCTCCCCCGTAGAACTGGGAGTCTATCTCCTTGATTTGCGCCCCGAAGTTCGTAATGAAAGACAGCAGTGCGGTTCTTGCCTCCGACCCCAGATCAGCGAGCTTCTTGATTTTGGTGAGCATTTCGTAATCGCGCATCTGAGCGCACTTGTTCATGAACAAGCGCTTCGTAGCACGGAACAACCATTTTTCCGAATCGTCCATCAGCACCGGATCGTACAGGTGATTCAGGGACGAGAAAGCGCGCTTTTTGATCAGCACGCTTGCCACCGGCTGCTGGCTATAGACGGTACGGTTTGACGCGCTTTCCAGCGGCGGGATGTATCCCTCTCCGGCCGGAACATTCGTTCCAACGACCGTCTTTTTCCCGCTATGAACGAAGCTGGGCTCTCCGGCTTCGCGCAAGCTCCCGCCTATGGCGTTCGACAAGATCTCAGCCGCGTCCTTGCGGAACGATTCGATATTGCCGCGGGCTTTTGAAACCGTCCCAGGTCCCGGAAATCCGTCTATGCCTATGTCCCTTGCCGTTTCAAACAGGATGCCGCCAAGACCGCGGCTGTCCGTCAGATCTGACTGGGTCGACAGAAGAATGGTCATACTTCTTCCCTGAAGCTGGGCGGCACCGCTCCGGAATCGGAAGCGCGGTAGTTGGAGAACTTGCCCGTTTCGTCCCGGTCGGCAGGATGCCTGTGCCACGGCATGAAATTGCTTCGGTATCCGCGCATGTCGGTTGCCACGAATGCCATTGCATACTCAAACAAACCGGGACCTATGTTTACGCCTTCAGTGACTGAAAAGCTTTCGAAATATCCGCGGTATACCCACCCCTGGTAGAAAAGCTCGGCGGACACCGCTAGAGACGCCAATGTTGGATGCAGGGGTGCCGACTGCCCGGCTCCCAGAAAGCTGGTGACAGCGGCGCTCGTGAGACCCGATATGCTCGACGCCAGGTTGCGTTCGCTTACCCCTTCGGCAATCATGCTGCTGATGCTGCTGATGGCGGCTCCGGCAGTGAATGTTCCTAGCCTGTCCGCAAGGCTCTGCGCAATGCGCTCAAACGCGTTCTGTTCCGCCCTGTACACTCCGCGCAGGATGTTGATTCCCTCCACTCCGGCCGACGCCGTGGTGCCGCTGATGTTCAGGACAGGAAGCTCCTCGCCCCAGTACTGTACGACATAGCCGCCTTTTGTTCTTGTGCGCTTGATGACTTTGCGCTCCTGGATCTGCAGCTGCTGGGGGTTGATGAACATGTCCACAAAACCCTTGCCGGGAACCCTCCAGCGCATGAGGTTGCGCCTGCGCCTGCCGTCGGGCATGTCCGGATTCTCCTGTACCAGCGGGTGCTTTTCGAGATCCGTCTCCCTGACTATGCTAAACTGGCGGTTGGGATCGTTCAGCGCATCAAATGCCGGATCGGCAACAACGCTGCCGTCGACTGGGATATCGACCATGCCAAGTTCCTCCTAGCCTCGCCCTGTTCCGTGGGCATTGTTTCTTACTTCAACGATTTGCTTTTCCAGCTCGCTTTTGCATTGTGCGCATGTCGCGTTTATCGCAATCTGTATGGGCTCCGGCTCTCCTCCGGGTCTGGGGCGCTGCTGTGCAGCGCGCATGTTTTCAGCGAACTCGCGGCGCTGCCTTGCTTCCTCTGTGCGCCCGACCACCCTGACATCTCCAGCCAGAATGTCTCCCCTATCAGCTGCGGCCACCGGCCGCATTGTGTCATCTATCCGCCTGCGCTCCGGAAACATGGGAAACGCGCTTCGTTCGCGGCGACCAGTGAAAAGGCCGGCAGCCCCAGGCATTGGCACGAGTTCAGTTCTGCCGCCGCCGGCATCGCGACGGCGCGGCGCTTCCACCGTGGCTCTCGGAACAAGCTCAACTCGCCTTGGCGGACGCTCCGCGCGCACAGGCTCTCCGACAACGCGCCGGTGCTCTTGCCTGCCGGCGCGGGCAACATCTGACATCAGTGCCACAGCCTTGTCTGCCAGATCCGGAAGCCCGCCGGCGAATGCCGACATAGCTTCTCCGGTTCCTGCTGCTGCGCGCCTGATGTTTTTGCCGGTAAGAAAAGTGCCCCCCCCACGCACATCCCGCCTGAGGTCTCTAGCCATGTCCTCTATGGCTTTTCCACTATGGCTTTCAACTTTCACAAGCTCGTCCATGAGGTCCGCTGTGCGAAGCGTCGCTTGCTGCCACCTGTCGCCTTTCGACACGCTTTCCTGCTGTAGGCGGCTTCCGCGCATTGTCAGATTGCGAATGGATTTGGATGCCTCCAGCTGAGATACGCCGCCCTGCTGTACCCCCTGAAGCACCTCCAGCATCCTTGCCGCGCTCTGTCCCTGTACCCCGACAAGCTGTCCGAGCATCCTGCGCTGAACTTCGAACTGCATTGCAAGACCGGGGTCCCTCGCGGCCTGCTCAAGGGTCACCACGCGTCCCCCGCCAAAACGCGTTATGGTTTTCATCAGCATGTCTATGCTTTTTTCGAGACCCCCTTCCCTGCGAAGCTCAAGCTCCATGCGAAGCGCTCCGCCAAGAGCGCCCATGCCCCTTCCCGCTCCTGAAACCATCGAAAGGAAAGCGCGATTCTCAACGGACATGCTGGCTATTCTTCCCGTCAGGTCGCTCAGCATCCTGCTGACTTCCTGTATCGGAACCTGGTTCCCGAGAGCCGACATGAATGTTTTCCAGGATGCCGCCGCATCAGCAGACTTTCTTCCAAATATGGCCAGCGGCGCGCTAGCCCTAGTGATCTGTTCCCTAGCCAGTTCCGTGGATACGCCCATCTTCCCCGCAACATTCACCATGGCGCTTAACTGTTCCACGACCTTGATGCCCGTTTCTCCGAATTGCTGGTATCTCTGATCAAGAAGCCTGCCGGCTTCCGCTGCTGGCATGCCGGCACCCTTCAAGGCCAGCATCGCGCCCATAAGGCCTTTTCCGGCTTCTGCGCTTGATTCGCTGGCATTTGTCATCTCTTCGAACACGCCCGGAACATTCCTGGCAGCGTCCACGGCTCTATTTATTTCTGGCACGCTGAATCCGAACGCGGCAGACATGTCTTCCAGGGACCTGGAAAATCCCACCGTAATGGGTTGAAGGGCGTTCACATTTTTTCCGAACTTTGACCCAAGGGCGGTTGCAACGCTCAAGGTTGTATGGTATTGCCTAAACACATCGTTGGCATTCTTCAGTGCCGCCCCAAGCATTCCAAGACCCCTCGCAACCATGCTTTTGCTTAACCCGAGTTTTCGCATGGCGCCGGACATTCGATCCATTACCTTGGCGGTGTCGCCCAAGGGGTTGAACGCACTTTTTGCGGAAGTTCCGAAGATTGCGGCTGAGGCTGCCGCTCCAAGCGCGCCCCCCGCCAGGTTTTTCAGACCTATGCCAGCTCCGGATGCCGACTTTCGCAGGTCAGATATCTTTTCATTGAGTGCGTGCGTCTGCTTTTCCATTTTGCGCCCGGCTGCCGTGCTATCCAGAAACATGCGCTCCGTGTGGCTCAACGACTGGTAAAACTTCCTAACACGGTCCGAGGCGGCGTCAGCTTCCTGTCCGGCGCGGTTGACAGCGTCGGACGACGCGCCAGTGGTGCCTTTCAGCCTGTCCAGGTTTTTTATCGCCTGCTCAAGCTCGTGGTTGAGCCTTTGCCATCGCTCTATTGTGGCTTGCTGCACATCGTTTGGGTCAGCCATTTGCGCTACTCCTTGAAGGGCGTGAATGAAATATCGTCAAGCTCCATTCCGAGATATGCTCCAGCATCAACATCGTCGCGCATTTTCCATCCGCCGGACGAAGGTGCGCTCTTTTCCGCCGGGACTGCCAAGGGAATGCGACTGCTCTCGTCTGGCACGTTCAGCTTGCGACCGAAAGTGGATTCAAGCATGGTTCCGAACTCACTGTCGCTCAGCTTGTATGTCCGCTTTCTCGCTTGCCTTACCTGGTTTACGCCTTCCTGGTTCCAGAACATCGCATTGTGCTCTGCCATGTCGCGCAGCAGCTCAAACTCTTCATCCTCGTCCTGCGCTATCTGGGCGCTATACCAGACCCATTGGGCGTTGTTTATTCTCAGGAAACGCGGGTCGTCTGCGGGCACTCCCCAGATTTTGCAGAGCTTCCATCGGAGCCGGTGCCACGGCCCCTTCGCTAGTTTTTTACCTGCTCCGGATTGATGTTTTCATTGCTGCGACCGACCAGCTGCTCGTAGAACTCATAAAGCCTGTTGACGACTACATTCTGTAGCTTCGAAACGACGAATATTTTTCTGTCCGCCGGGTCGTCGCTTTCACAGCCTTCGGCGAAGTTCTCGACAGGCTTTCCGTTGACCGTCTCTATTGCCATGGCGGCCACCATGCGCCTGAGCATCAGGAATCCGTCCGCTCCGCCCGCTTCCGAAGCGCGCTTGAGAAGATTTTCCTGCGTATCGTCGTCAAGCGTATGCATGCGGAATGTTTTTGCGCCTATGGTTATGCTGTCTTCAACCATTCCCAGTTCCACCAGCGACTGCAGGTCGTTTCTGCTATGCGAAGACGTGATGTCCGCATGTTCTTCTTCTTCCGCGCGCCCCTGCTGCTTTTCCGCAGCCTCTGCGGCTCCGGAAAGAATGTCGCCGGCCGGAGATGATACATATGCGCCTGCGGCGCTTCCGGAGCGATTCGGCACCTGTGCGCCGCTGCCGACCTTTCCTATGGTCGGATGCCTTAATTCTGCCATTGTACACCTTTGTCCTTTCTTCCCCGAACGGGGGCGGTTTCTGTTGTAGCGCTATGCGATGAAGATGGGTCGCTTTTGCCTGCCATAGTCGTCCTGCCGGCGGAAGGGGAAGAGAAGTCCGGCGGAGTTTCCGCCGGACCGTGGGTCGCTATTCTTCTGAGAATGCCGCAGCGATGACGCCTGGAACATCCATCGTGCCGCGCCGCTCGCCCCTGTCGGCTTCGCGCTCGTAGTCGTCGATGGACGGCTCAAACCCGCGAACGCCTCCGTTAGCTACATTCTTGTTTCCATCGCCGGCTGTCGAGCTTGCTGCCTCGACCTGTATGGTGGCGGTCTCAAGGATGATGTAGTTGTCGGCATTGTACGGCGTCTGGAGCTGCTGAAACCAGCAGTTTTTATATTCATGGGTCACGATGTTTTCGCCGTCGCCGCCGCTCCTGTCCAGCACCTGGATGTCGAACGGAAATCGCTGCGCATGAATGTTGATGAACCCTCGCTCGAAAGCCTCTGGAAGCCTCAGTCTGTCGAACACCAGCCTTGTGATGTTCAGGGTGACTTCCGTCCTCTGGTTCGGCACAAGCTCAAGCGTGCCGTCCAGCCCGATTTCGACTCCCCTGTAGATCGGTCGGTTTTGCGCAACCTGTAGCTGCTGTACGGCGCCCACTGTGACAGCCCCAACCCTGATGACTATTTGGGTGCTGAGGCCCGTGCTAATGTTGACATTGTCAAGAGTCGAGCCCGTTGCCGGATAGGTCATGCTCGTATCCTCCGTGGTTTTTTTCTTTATGTCTGCATGGTGCGTAGCCCGGCAGAGTCAAGGCTGCCGCGCTGTCCGAGAAGGTCCGTGCTTCTCTCGACGCTGTCCGACTCAACCGTTATGCCGGATGCTCCGCCGATGGCGACATTCTTCCCGTTCTGCATGGAAGTGACGAACTCGCACCAGATGTCCGCCCCTTCGGAGATTATGTAGTTTCCCGCGCTGTACGGCGTGGAATATCTGTTGAACCAGCAGTTGTGGTATGTGTGGACAATTGAGAATTCCCCTTCTCCGCCCGAGCGATCGATTATATGGATGTCGAAAGGAAATCTCTGAGCCTGTAAGTTGACAAATCCTCTTCCGAAAGCTTCCGGAAGCCTGAGGCCGTCGAACACTATGCGGGTTGCTGACAGATTGACCTGCGCCGCATGGCGCGGATGGGAGTCGACGATTCCGTCCGTTCCAATCTCCTCCCATCTCGCTATGTCCCGCGTTTGATTTATCGCAAGCTCCTGAAGCGCGCCGACGGTGGCATGGTCGAACTTGACCACCATCTGCGTGGAAAGGCCGGTGCGAACCGTGTCGTCGTCGATTCTGCTTCCTGTCTGCGGATATTCGGATGCCATGCTTCCTCAGCGCGCGGGCGCCGGCGCCTTAGATGGCACCGACGCTGATGTCCGCGAAGAACCAGTTGGACGGGTAGTTCGGACGCGCCTCAACGCGAATATTGAACTGCCGCGGCTCCACATCGTCCCTCGTCACGGAAAGGTTCTGGAACTTGGTGATGAGATTCTGGGACTTGAACGCCCCGAGCAGTTTCGTCATCTGCGTGATGAGAGTCGGAATCTGCAGCGGGTCCTCCGGCTGGCCGATGTACGGGCGCAGCCTTGCGCGCGTCGTCCTGGACAGCTGGTCCCTGATGAAGACGATGGAGATCTCCTCCTCCTCGGCAGCACCGCTCTGCGTGGTGGTTTTGCCGTGAAGGACCCTGCCGCCGCCCGTGATGGGCTGTACGACCGTGATGCCTGCGTTTCCAAGCTGATTCAGAATCGTGGGGCTGTACAGCTTGCTGTTCAGGATTGTGAATCCGGTCAGCGTCTTGAATGTCAGCGGCATCGACACATTGACCGTTCCCTGAGTCCTTCCAGCAGCAGCCGCCGCCAGGTAGTATCCGGGGACCGTTTCCCTGGAGCCGTTGACAACCCTGACGATCTCGTCAGGATAGAAGTAAACTACGCGAAAGGAGTCGCCGAAGCTCGCGGACACCCCGTAATTGGCGAGGTCCTCGATGTTTCCGGCAAGGATTTCTTCGGCGTCGTCTCCTTGGATGCCTTCCAGGATTCCTATGTCCTCCACCGCGGCCAGCTCCGTTCCGATGACGTTGTAGGGATCAAGCCCAGCCTGCGCCCCAGTAAATAGGACGCGCTCCTTCTTATAGAAGATGGTTGACATTTGCTCGACATGGACCCTGAAGGCTTGCTGAATGGCGCTGAATGTCTGGGTTGGAATGGGAACGAGAATTTGCGCTTCGACCTTCTCCAGTTCGCTGATCGCATCGGCCCAGTTGGCATCGAAAAAGTCTGCGTCCTTGTAGTCAATATAGCTGATTCTGAGACCCTGCCCCGCAGCCAGCGCAAGGTCGCTGGTGAGCAGCACACGCTGTGATTCTCCGGAGGAGGCAAGAAGCTGCCACTTCATTGTCGTCTCGGTCGCAAAGCTCCCGGATGCGCGCGTCACCTCGGCGCTAGTCGCGCTGATAACGGTCGTAATCTCGTAGCGCCCCTCATTGACAGTGTCGGTAACAAAATCGAGGTTTTTCCCTAGGTCGTCGGATGTAAGCTGCATGGATGCGCTAGTGAAGATCGCCTTGGACACACCAGACGGGTTCAGATATCCGTCCGCCCCGTCCTGCTCGATTTTATCGTCACTGACAACCGTATAGGCATACGGCACGCCAGTCTGCGCCGGGTCCATGAACCTGGCTTTCAGCAGCGTATCGGACTGGCTGCTTTCATACTGTGCGAAAGCCGCCGTGATGTCCGGGTCATAGAAGTCCACCTTGTTAGGAAAAATCTGTGTTTCTTCTCCGTCCGTTCCAATGACGAAGAAATGAACAGCGGTGTCGGTGTCGGGTTTGCCAGGAGCTTCGACCGGAAAGATCAAGTCTTCAGCATCGCTGCCGCCAGAGGCGCCTCCGAGGCTTGTAGTCGCATCGCGCGCCGCCAGGACGATTTCGGACGTCCTGCGCGGAAGAGGGGGAGCCGCCTGTAGAGCCATGATGGCCGCAGCCCCGTTCTCGTACGCCATTTGGGCGCCGAGGGAAAGAGTGTTGGTCAGGCTTGGCTGCCCGTGCTTCTCGTACAGCTTTGCGGGGTCGATGAAGGTCTCCGGATCATTAATATCAAGCTCCGGAATATATCTGATCTCCAAGGAATCCCTGTCCTGTAGGACATGGCTGCTCACTTCGATGGTGAACCTGTCGCCCTGCGCAAACGGCTGTCCGGTCGGATTGTATATTGCAAAGCGCAGCACTCCGTTGTCGACAGCCGTTCCGTCGCTTTTCCAGGTGTACGCCTGTCCGTAGTCGTCAAGCAGCTGCCCGCTTACGCTTCCGGACGCCGTGAAGGTTGCCTGACCGCGTATGGGCGCGCCATAGCTGTCTTTGGTGGTGCTGGCGCATCTGATAGTCCAGGTTTCTGCTGGAGCATTTGTGTCAGTAAGGACAGGAGTGGACAGGTATCCGTCACCGACATTTCCTGTGCTGGCGCTATACAGCAACCCCCCTTGATCCACAATGGAGGCTCCCTGAAGCTCGATTTGACCTGTTTCTGGATCTATCCTAGCGTCGTATTGTGTCGAGAACGACTGTGCATCGATAGTGTCTTCAAGGATTCTGAGTGTTGACCCGTTTTTGAACAGTTCGGTCCTGTTCTCAACCATGGGTGCAAAAGATGTCTGGAAGTATCGTCCCACAGCGCCAACGGCGCTGGTGAATGTCGGGTCCAGCCCATCGGCACCTCCGCCAATGGCGGAGTCCACCAGGACCTCTTCGCGCTTTCCTTCGCCGATGATGCAAAGAACGCGCAATCCTCCTGGAATGGAAACCGCCCTCTGAAGGGTGCGGGTGCGCGAAAGGGCATCAGGTTGAATATATCCTGTAATTCCGGGTATATTGGACATTTGGGGAAGTCCTCCACATGATTTATGCCAAGGATTCGTAATCCTCAAGACTATGCGTTTTTATTGATAGAACCTATATTTAGGCGGCATAGGCAACCGCTAGGTTTTCTGTATGCTATCAATAAGTGCGCATATATTAGGAGGCTCGACATGCCAAAATGTAGCAACTGTGGAAAGGATTTCCCCAATCAAATCAATGTGGATGGAAAAACCGTCAGGCTTTCTGGCAGAAAGTTCTGCCTGGACTGCTCACCGTTCGGTAGCAACAACCGCAGATCGTACATCGTGTCGCCGCCGGAAGGCAAAGCATACTGCGTTCGCTGCAACAGCGAAAAAGACCTGGAAGAATTCCATCTAAGGCGCAGCAGCGGCAAGCCCCTGAGCTACTGCAAGCAGTGCCAAGAGAGCGTCAAGCGGGCAAAATTCGAGGAAAAGGTGGAAGCGGCTGTCGCTATGTGGGGAGGCATATGTGCAGACTGCCAAGGAATGTTTCCGTCGCCCGTCTTCAGGTTTTGGAAGGGAGGAAAGGTTTTCGCATTCAGCAGGGCGAAAAATATGTCGTGGGACAGATTGGTTAGAGAGCTGGAAGGTCACGAAATGCTATGCCTAAACTGCGCCGCAGTCAGGGATTGGGAAAGGTCTGGCTAAATCGGGGTTTCAAGCGTCGTATCTTCGGGACCGAGCGTGGTTACGATGTTTGCTGTGCTATCGGACCCGAATATTCCAACATCGAAGCAGAAGTTTATTGTTTCTATAAGACCGCTTACGGGCACCTCACGCCTCCATTCCGAGAATGTCTCCACATTGATGTTCTGCAGGTAAACCTTCTCGTTCGCCCAGTCCTCCTCGCTTTCACCGCCGAACGACACGTTTTTAATGAACAGCCCCGCTTCCTGCGTGGGAATCCTGGTAACGCCTATCAGGTATGACGACACGATGTCCGCGAGTTCCTCGCGGTCTGGGATGCTTTCAGCAGCCACTGTCACCTGGAATGTCTGGTTCCATCCCCCGACAAACACCTTGTGCGTAGGAACCTTGAGGAGGGACCGACCGCCGTAACCGTCCAGCACAAGGTCGATCCTGTATTTCGTGGTTTCGTTCTGGTTGAAGCTTATAGCATAGTAGCTGCCGCCCGACTGACGAACCGTGATTGACGGAAGGTATCTTTTGTCCATCCTGTAGATGTCGCCGATGAAAAGGCGCGTGGTGCGCGTCTCGCCGATGTCCGGAGGAAGGTCGGTCAGATCCGGCGTGAGCGGAAATCCGAAGGCGTCGGTTCCGTATCTGTAGAACGTGTCCTTGCGGAAATGCTCGCGCAGGGAGTCGATGAGCAGATTTTTGCCTTGGGACACTGCCACCTGCTTTACGAAGTGCTCAATATCAAACAGGTCTGAAAATACCCTGTGTCCGGTAGCCATTATCGATATGCCCTCAAAATACGCAGAATCATTTTCTTTTTGACTCCAAAAACATTCGTTGCCCAGAACAACGCGTCTTTGTTCCTTTTTCGCGAATTACAGGATCTGCAGCATGGTACCAAGTTTTTTAAAGCGTTGTTTCCGCCCTTGGACCTGGGAACTATGTGATCCACGGACCTGTTTTGCCTGCGCAGCTTCGACCCACAATAGAAGCATCTCCATGAGTGGCTGTCCATAAGCTTTTTCCAGCTCCGTCCGGATATGCTGCCCTCCGTCGAGCGGCATGCTCTTTTTGCCATCATGTCTGGACTTTTCATCCAGCATTTTCTACACATTCCCTTTGAGCACAGAATGCTTGTTTTTCCGCATGCCGAACAGGTCTTTTTTGGTTGTTTGTGCTTGCGATAGCATGCCCTGCATATCATGCTTCCGTCGCTGTTTCTGAAGCATGGGGTGGATTCCCTGCCGCATGACGAGCATCGTTCGGTTTGCCTTCTTTTCCTGTAACATGCGTGGCACATGTTTTTTGATGCCATCACGGCTGTTACTCCGCATTTTGAACAAATCTTCTTTTTCAAGCGGCAAGTTCGGCATTTCCCTTCAAGCGTTGGAACCGAGCCGCACCGTTCGCATGGTGTCGCGCTCCATCGCTCTTTCGAAAAACACGCAAAGCACATCTTGGAAGAGTAAATTCTTTTCTTTTCTTTACATTCTGTACAGATACAATTTTTTCTTTTGCTGTTGGCATGGCACGATTCGCAAATCATCCGATAGCCGCTGACCAAGCAGTTCTTTTTGCTTTTGGAGCATACGCTACAGATAATGGATGGCCTGGACATTGTGGCACATCTGCGACATAATGGTCCTCTGTCTGTTCTTTTTTTGGGAACCGCATTTTTGCCACACTTATGGCATGTTTCCATCCTGCTTTTGTTATAGCACGAATGGCACATCCCCTTTGCGGCAATATACAAAGACTTGCCACACGATGCGCATGTTTCTTTTTTGCGGCGCATCTTTTTGCGGCACCACTGGCAGAAAGCACCATCTTTATTCCTGAAGCATATGGTTTTCACTTCAAGACATCCTGAGCAGAGTTCCCTACTCATTTGGCCGACCGACCCTTACGATCTTGTCTCCGGGCTTTACTTCAAACATGACATTCTCGTTTATTTTTCCTTCCAGCATACATGCCGCCGCATATCTTCCAGGCGGCAGAAAGGCCATCCAGTCGCCGGCACGGTTTGTCTTCGTCTCCTTAACAGGATGGTTTCGCGAATCGAACAGCGTCACGCTGACTCCAGGCACTGCTTTTCCGCCCTGCTGAACACGCCCTATTGCCCTGGCATTCGAAGCGGCTTTCACAATCGGCTGGAACTCGGGCTTTTCATCAGCAGCTGCCATGCGAGGTGTGGATTGGCTTGAGGCTTCGGATGCCGGCTTGCTGTTAAGCCTCAGCCCTTCCGGCAGGCTTTTCTTCTGCTGGACCTGGACCGGCTGAGGCTGTGCGTTTCGCGCAGCGAGCAATTCTTTCATGGTTTGCTCCAGCACTTCCATGCGCCTGTCAAGCACGCTCAGTTTTCCTAGCATTTCCTCTATCATCTGGATTCCCGATTTTGCCATGTTTTGTTCCTTATAATGTATAATACACTACCACTTTAGCAATGACAGTAGTCCAGGTTCCAGAATCGACGGCACGCAGAACAAAATAGCAGCTAGAACCAGGCAGCATATATGTTGGAGAAGCTGGAACTATGGATTCCGGCACAACAGGACCAACAAGACCACCTGTTGAACTCGGATTGGCAAATGCATAGATTGTATCCCATCCAAGCCCGGATGTTTGTTTCATGAACCATCCTATCAGCAGATTGTTCACAGTCCCCGGAGATATTTGAAAACTCAGCTCGATACGTTCAAGAAGTGCTCCCGGTGGAACCGAATCGTTTCCAAATGCGCATACAACATCAGAATACATGTCTGGTGGACCCATTGTTATGTATGTCGAATCAGAGGCTGCCATGTATGACTTGAGGATTGTGTCATCTGCCCAGAGCCTGTACCATGTGGCGTTTCCAAAATTGTCATAGCTGGCAATCATCTGATGTGCTCCAAAATGAACAGCATATTGATGACCCTTATTCAAAATGTTTGTGCTCTTTAAACTGGCGACCGAAACAGCAACGCTGCTTCCGGATAGTGACACATGCTCAAGATTATTCATGATCACAAAACAATTGTCGCCATCAATGTCAAATACCGAACCGCTAGTGTATGCGACAAGATCCCCATCATTGCCAGTCCCCCTATCCGTCCATACTATATTTCCCACAACAGAAAAATTGTCCGCAGTCGAATCGGTTGACAGAAGGCTTTGACCGCTTTGGGACCCAGCGGCAATAGCAAAAAATATATTGTTCGATATGTTTCCTGCTCCAGACTGACCCGCACCGCCCACAAAAGCCGTGGCAAGATTTTCGACCTTGACTGACGCCGATTGCATAACCAAGCTAGGGTCGCCCATGTATTTGAACAAATTTTCCGTCATGGTCAGGAAATTTCCGCGAAATGACGCCGACATGGCTGGGCTATTGCCGGTTATTAGGACCACTTCTTTGGCACCCGCATCTGTTCCGTTTTCGAGAACATTTTTGGAAATATTCACAACCTGGCAGTTGTACATATATATGGGCTGGCTGGCTGGCGAAACAATATTCTCCACTATTTGAATGTTGTTACAATTGATTGCCGAAATGCCTTTGGATGTCAGCGCCGTATTGAAAAAGTTCTTGATTATATTTTTTGCCATGTATGTATCAACATGGTCGCCAAGCGCAGCCCCCCCACCTCCGTTTAGGCTTATTACATTCTCAAACCCTTGATCATCCGAGGCAGTATTCACAAATGTATTGTTCTCTATGTGTAAAATGCTGCTCGTTTCGTCTATGAGAATCATTTCTCCATTTTCCGACGATGTGGAAGTACAAATCATGGAGTTGTCTGTTAGGTACACCCGTTCGCCACCAGTGATTTTTATGAATGAATGACCTGAAGCTGTTGCTCCAGATTTCGAGAAAATGTTTTTACACACATATATGTCCTGTGGATTTGAGGTGGAATTCCCAAAAATCACCCCCGAAGTCGCCGTATTATCAAACACGCAATTCGTTATCCACAACATGCTTGCGCCGGAAATAATATGGATGCTTTTGTCAAACCCTTCCATCAGGCATTGATCGATGTGTACATTTGTTGCTTCTCCTGCCGACCGTATTGCCGCAATCGACCCTGACCCTGTAAAACGACTGCCAAGAATCACCGAATTTGTTATGTTGCCACTCGCATCGACAAAAACCGCGCTTGAACTCGTAGTGGCTAGCTTGCATCCAGAAGTCCACAGCCTATCAATGTTATCGGCATACACTCCGTATTTTACATTTCCCAGTTCGCAGTTTGTCATATGGAGGTTTGTAATATCCGAAAGTGTAAAATTTCCGCAAATTACTCCGTATTCTGCTGCGGATGATCCCAAAACATCGAATCGGCAATCGGACATGGCAAGATTTTCTATCGTGGAATTCGTATACACAAACGCACTGTTTCCCCCTCCACCTATTTGGCTGGAGCAGCTTTCTATTTTTACATTCGAAATCGTCGATGCGCCAAGAATCCATCCACCGTTTCCAAGGGTAGTTCCATACAGATCGACATTTTTGATGGCAACATTGCTTACCACTCCATTGGATGTAAGAAAAGACACGGATTTCGATCCTGTTACAGTTACTTTGTCTACTTTGGAATAAATGGTCGACAAGACATACATGAAATAGGCGCTGTCGCTGTTGAAGGTTGCTGTACAATTTGATATAACAAGATTGCCTATGCCGCCTCCGTATATCAGGAAAACATCTGAACCCGTTCCTGAAACATCAACAAAAGAGCAGTTTTCAATTGTAAGATTGTCAATGTCTGGACCATCAGTTATGAAATCCGCATTTGTCCCAATAAGGCAGTCTGCTCCTGCACCGACTGCATCCATCTGTATACACAGATTCTTCAACACACATCCAGCTTGTGGAATTATGAATCCCTTGTGCTGCGGAGCTTGGTTTTGTAGGAGAATGCGCGGGTCTGAAGTTGTGGAAGGGCCGGCCATTGTGCTGCCTTCCAAGGTCACTTTCTTTGGAAGTGTGATTGGGGCTTCGGTAGCTAAATCTACTGTCACAAGTCCGCGCACGCGAATGGTTCGCGGAACCGGCAGCCCCTCGGCATCATGAGCGTCTATCCATCTTACTGCGGCGGACAGCGAGGCGAACGAACCGTGCGTTATGTCGTTCTCCTCCCAAATCAGATCCACCCTGTCGTCTATTTTGCCGACGAACCGGCGATAATCCTCAATAGAGCTGACTCCGGCAAGCCCGTCTGTCGAAACGGTCGCCAGAATGGTATTCGTGCTGCTGGTTACCAGCTCTTCTGTGGACGGCGTGACGGATGTTGTCGTCTGTACATCATTGGGCAGCATGCGCAATGCGCCATTGCGGTCTACAAAGACATTCAGCGTGATTGAAGATGCGTCGGATGGAATGCCGAGGACGCGTTTTGGAATGAGGACTATTTCCCCATCAACAAGCGCCTGACCCCCGCTAACCTGTATTTTGGAAGAGGAAAGTTTCGTGACCTTCAATCCGTAGATAACGCCGTTTCCACGCAGCAGCGCTCTAGGATATGTGATGTAGTCGCGCGTGTAGTCGCTGCGCACATCGTTCCTGCCAAGGGTTCCGAACAATCTTGTATCATCAAGGCGCTTGAATTCCGACTTGTTGTGTAGAACGGTGCCGACCTGTACGAACCTTTCTTCACTGATGCGATTGTATACCTCAATATCCATGTATCCGTCGGCAGCCGGCAGTTGGGCGGCGATTTCGAACTCCAGGTATTCCGCGCCGTAGTCGTCGAATATTCGTATTTTTCTCCCAGGGTTGTTGGCGGCGGGAGTCGGAAGGGAAACTGCATCGCCCGGGTCGGATATCGACGGACCGGCAGCAGGGTCTCCTATGAGAACAGTGCTGTTGGCGGAATTGTAGAACAAGCGTTTGGACGAATTTTCAAATCCGCGCGAAACGGCAACGAGGTCGAATACGCTTCCAAGAGGAGACCCGCCTCCGGGAGTGTCTTCGTAGGTAGCCCGCTCAGAAGAACGCAATTCCACAGATGGCAGGTCGGCATAGCCGTCTACGAACATTTCGTAAAAAGTCCGCCCCGCAGCTGGCGCGACATCTACCGAAAAGCTGTCCGAATAGACCCTGACGGTCAGACCCTTTCCAAGGTTTCCGGCACCAAAATCAAGCTCCTCCACGGGATCGAACTCAAGGAGATCAGCAGACACGCCTTCCACAACATAGGTGCCAGTCCTGATTCCGGGACCGTCTACGCGTATGAGTGATCCTCGCGACAGTCCGAGTGCGGAAAGGTTCGCTCCAGGAACCTTGATTGTGTCTGTCGTAAGTATGTAGCCGTATGCGTCCAGGACTTTTCTGACGCCTCCAGACATCTGGTATCCGTCGATGTACAAAAGCCTGTTGGCGCTGGTTTCGTTCCTGTCTCCGGACACAAGGCCTAAAATGTCGTATGCGCTTCCGGTTGCGACATCGCCGATCTCCACATAGCCGTCCTCAAGCGGCTCGTCCAGCGCGACGCCGAATTCGCTATTGTGCTCAAAGGCTATAAGGGGAAGGTGCGTCGTGTTTCCGCCAGGGGCAAACACCTCCTCGTTCAGCACCTTGGCAACATTTTCCGCTGTCCATGAGCTTTTGTCAGCGGAAAATGCCTGCATCTTGGCAAACAGGTCCAACTCTCCCGTGTCGGTGCCGTTGGCACAAAACCTGACATTTTTTGCGGAAGCTGAAAGGCGGCTGCCTTGAAATCCGCTGGTCATAATGTACGGGGCTCCCGGATGCACTAGCTGTATGGTGGCTGGGCGGCTTGAAATGTCCGCTTTCCTGATTGCCGCCTTCAGGTTTGACGGAGCCGTTGTCTCTTCAGCGTTGGAGTATACCACGGCCGTGCCGGTAATCGCCGACGCCGGCATTTTTTCAAAAAAGTTTACCACATTGACGCTGGATGTGCTTTCCACGGTAAAGGTGAATGTTTGTCCGTTAACTGTGATGTCAACGCGGTCGTTGCGTCCAATCCTGTTGAAGTTGGCAGCCGGCGGGGCGGACTGAAAGGATATTGAAGAATCGCCAGCTGAAACAGACGATATGGAGGCGGGACCAACCAGAACCGGACCATGCGAAGCGTCTGGCACAAACACGTCGTCGGAAAGAAGTATTCCGTTTCCATGCTGCCTATCGCGATGGCGCGTAAGCTCGGCAAGGTCAAGAGTCTCCAGAACCTCAAGCGCACCCTGTACGTTTTCCTGTTGTATGGTTTGGAAATTGCTGGTGTCGACGGAAATTGCGCTTGCATCGTGAGCGTCGACGGCATCTCCTATATGCGCATCGATGCGGGAGGCCATGTCGTCGACGGTTTCCTGTACAGTTTGCCCGGAGTAGATTCCGGAGCCGATGTCAACATCCTCCGCCTCATGACGCCCATAGGCGCCAGGATGTGCGACATGCTGCGCCATGTTGCCGATGTCGGCGCTTAGCGCGCTTTCAATCGACCGTACCAGCACCGTAAGACTGTCCAGCGCAGTTTTGAGAAAAGCCGTTCCGTAGTCCAGGTCGAGCTTCGATTCCTCTATTCCGGCAGTTGACGCAATCTGACCATTGTAGATGGGAAGGCTGACAAGACCGGCGGCCGCCAAGGCCGATGCTTTTATGTTTCCCGCATCGTCGATGGACACGCCAAGGCGCGCGGCCAGGTCGGCGGCCGAACCGCTCAGTTCGAGCCCCAGCTCCTTTTCCATGGCAAACAGGAGTTCCCTGATCGCATTGATGACATCTCCGCCGATTTCGCTTATGTTGTCGTCTATCCTGGGAATCTGCGCATCGGTGTCGAAATCTGCCGGGTAATTGATGGACATTGCCGCTCCTCCGCGGTGTTATGCTTCCTTCTCGTTTCCGTCGGCGGACAGCTCGACGGACGCGTCGAGCGTTACGTTTCCGGAAGCGGACACGCTTTTCTTCTCAATGTGTTTCTGCCAGATGTTTCCGCCTATGTAGGCGGCGCTCACCATTGTGGCGACCGACACCCATTCTGCTCCGGTGATAACCTTCAGCGGCTCAACAGCGCCGAACACCCATGCGCTTACCATGGGCGGCACCAAGGCGCCGACGGTGGCCAAAATCACCACAAGCAGAGCCAGCGCCCATTTGCGGGACATTTGCTTCTGGTCAGCTTTCTTTTCCGGCACATACACTGTCTCTTCGCCGTGGTTGCTCATTTCATGCCCCCTTTGGATGTTTTGTTGCGGCAGGCACAAGACCAGCAAGCCTGCCCTCCCATCCGGCAGCTCCAGGCGCGGCTCCGAATCCGCCAACTCCAGCCATGCCTGGCGCGCCTGTTTCAATCGCATTGAACTCCGTTTTCATTTGCTCCATCTGGTCCATTGCGTCCTGCCTCATGCGCCTGACCTGCTCCATGATTTCGCGCCTTTTTTTCCCTATCTCGGATTTGACCTTGTCAGCTATGGATGAATGCTCCTGTGCCATGCCGGCTCCCTGGACATCCATTCCCATGTCGCTGGCAAGATCAAGCAGGCTGTCGAGCTGCTTCTGAGCTCTTTTCACCACATCGCGCTGTTCTTTTATAAGACCGAGCAAAGTCTCCTTTTCCATTCTTGCCTCCTTCCTATCTGAAAATATTCCTGTCTATGATCTTGTCGTACGGCTCGTCTTCCGACGATTCATCAATGGACTGCAGAAGCCTCTTCATTCGCTCCCTGCTGTCTATCAGAGAAGCAAGATGGCTGGCCGAATGGCTGTACAGCCCCTGTTCCCCCATGTATATGGAAAAGTTCGCCCTGTACAGAAACATGCGAAGATTCTTGGCATGGTGCAATGGCACATGAAAACACGACACATCATAGCCGTCAGCCGTTTCCACCACATCGTATCCGTCCATGACGGGCGCGCCGTCGCCGCCCTCTTCATATCCGTCTTGGACATACAGTCTTGTCGTCTCAAATTTGGTTGGCATGAAAGGCTCCGCTTTTAAAGTGTGTATGTTAGCCTGACCGCATGTATTTTCATCGACCAGGCACCGCTAACATTCATGGCTATGCACAAAACCTGATGAAACTGCCCCCTTTCCATGATAGCCGGAGGAACATCCGGAGTCATGGTTTCGGTCTTGTTCAGGCCAGTGGCAGCTACTGCGCCTTGTGCATTCACAGTTACTGGGGCAGCCCCAAATCCCTTGTCGCTGGTCCACGACATGTTGAGGTCGTTAACCGCTCCTACAGAAATGGAATATTCAACTTCAATCTGATCTATGGTCGCCCCAATGGGAACAGACTCGTTTCCGAACTCCCAGACCACGGAGTAGTAAAACGGCTCGAAAGTGACATTGGTGGCAGAAAGCTCCGCGGTCACCTTGTCCCATGTCGACGCCCCGGCATCTGTTCTTTCCACTGCTGCACTGGCTGCTCCAAGGGTGACTTCGTATGACTGCCCCTTGTTGAAAGAATCCACGACTCCGGTTCCGAGAGAGTATATGGCACCTCCGCCTGTTCCCTCGCACCTGTTTCCTACAACCATCGAACTGTTTGCAGTCGGTCCGTATATTCCGTATGCGGCAGCATCGGCCGGAGTGACCGATGTATTTCCTATTACCAGGCAGTCCTCAAGACCGTCTATCACATACGCTATTTCGGCATGCGTATCAACCATGTTGCCGACAACGGACATGTTGTGGCTTGCCCCGTACGGATACACTCCCCAGTCGCAGCTTCGCATCCTGTTGCCGATTATGAGCGCATTGGCGCCGTTGCGAATACAAAAATCGGCGGTGTCGATTACATTTGAAGACACCAGGTTGTTGTCGCCAGTTGCGTTTATTCCTATGTTGCTGATATTCTGAATAAAGTTTCCAACTATCGAGCACCGGTCTCCGGCAATGCCTATTCCGTTCTGGTTGGCGTTGGTTACGGTCGAAATGAAATTTCCTATAATGGACGCCAGGTCCGACGAATCTCCGTTTATGCCATATTCTCCGATGCTGTACAGATGGTTGCCAATTACAAGGTTGCTGTCGCCGTCGTTTATGTCTATTCCGTGGCTGGATGCGCTTCGTATTTTGTTGCTTGCCACCGTGCACAGGACCCCGTTTGTCGAAATTCCTATTCCGGTTACCCCGTTAAGGTTGTTTCCGATTATCAGCGCCTCGTAGCTGCTTTCCATTTCTATTGCATGGTCTCCGGACAGCCTGACATAGTTTCCGACGACCGACGACCAGGCGTGCGAGCCGGGAGCTTCGAACGCATGGCTCGTAGGCTCGTCTACGAAATTTCCTATCACATCGATGGCGTTTCCGTCCAGCCGTATGCCGACGCCGCCGGCGTTTCTTGAGAAGTTTCCGGAAATGAGGCACAGGCCGCTGTAGTTCTCTATTGCTGCCGCGCCGGTGTTGTCTACCACATGGTTGGCCACTATTGCGCCTCGCGCAGCAGACGCATCGAACGATATTCCCACAGTCCCGCCATACGCGAAATTGGACGAGGCCAGGCACCTTTCGGCGCTGGCAAGAATTCCTATGCCGGATCCGCTGTAGGCATAGTTTCCAACGAACGAAGCGTGGTGGCAGCCGGATCCGGCCTCTATCGCCGTTCCGCCGGCTCCGCTAACATAGTTGCCGGAAACCATACAATACTGCGCAGACGACAATGCCACGCCCTTGGCAGTTGGGGAAACAAGCAGGTTGTCAGCAACAGACGCCCTGTTGCCGCTGACGACGACGCATGACGCCCCTTGGCAGTCCACAATTGCGTTTCCGTACACGGAAGCCAGGAGGCCGCTGATGTTGATTCCTATTCCGGTCGCGCTGTCAATGACATTCCCAGCCACGGTTCCGGAATCTCCTCCATGGTTTATCCCGTAGGTTCCCGGACTGCCTATGTAGTTGTACGCAATTGCCGCGTTTTCGCCCATGCCGGAAACGCCCACGCCCGGAGCCCCCCCGGAATCGAACGAGATGTAGTTTCCATGTACTAGCTGGAAATCGTCCCCGCTGCCCGTTATGCCGTCTCCGCTGAGATCGAACACCATGTTTCCGCTAACTACCATTGGATCGGTGCCGGAGACGTCGATTGCAGAAGTCATGGTGTTGCCCTGCTTGCAGTGTACCATGTTTCCGACGATATATGGCGACTTGTAAACAGCGTATGTCCCCGGATGGATGATATAGTTGCCTTCGACCATGGAATTCTGGTCGTCGCCCCTGACTCCTATCGACGCCGCGTCGAAATCGCGAGAATTGTCTACCATGTTCCCGCTTACCATACAGTTCGTGGCTTCGCCAGTGCCCGAAGGATTGAGGTCTACTCCGACAGATGTGCAGCCCTTGACATAGTTTCCGCTGATTATCGAACGCTGCAGCCACAGCGAAGCATTGACCATCATCTCGATGCCTTTGGCCATGTATGCCGTGCCGGAGACCGTTCTGGTTCCCGTGCCGCCGTTCACTATGTTGTCTGAAACGACCACGCCCTCGGCATAGTGCGAGCGGATTCCGACATTGTAGCCCCCCTGCAGCACATTTCCGTCCGCAATGGAAAAGTCGCCAATCATCATACACGGATCAGCCTGCGCTACAAACGAATTCTGTCCGAAATAGTTTCCAGCTATTCTGCTGTGCTTCGGTGCGGCTTCGGCAGCGGCCGTTCCGCCCTTGAGAGCGGACAGCTCGCATCTGGCATTGCAGCTTTCGACAACCAATGTGTCCAGGCTTCCTCCTCCGCTCGTGTCGTATGTGATGAAATATCCCAAGCCTCCGCCGCTTCTGGTGAAGCATGTAGAAACTTCCACTTCGCTTGCGGAGGTTGTCGCGTCGATGTCCAGGAAAGCAGCGTTGACGCCGACAGCCGCCGGAGAGTAGTACCCCCTCACATTCTTGACCACCACCCTGTTCTTGTTGTCGATTTTGAACAGCGCAGAGTCTGCGCTCCATGTCAGCGTGTGGTTTCCGCCGTCGACCATCATGTCGCTTTCAAGCTCTATCGGCAGCTCTGCTGAGGGAACCGTTATGTCGCTTACCACCATAATCTTGCGCGGCGTGAATGCTCCGGCCGACACCGCCCGGCTCATGTATTCCATGGCGCTTTTGAACGATGTAAAATCCGCCCCGTACCCGTCCGACCCGACCGTTATCTGCTCGCGGTTCATGTGAAGACCGAACCTGCGAAGACCGACGAATCCGGTATGCGCCGCTCCAGTTTCGGTAAAAACCGCCAGAGGAACATTGGCCATCAGCGCGGCGTCGCTGGCGGCGTCTCCGATGGCGATATTGCCGGAGCTGTTGATATACGCGTATATGCGGTGGAAGCCCGCACCGGAATGCGCAAAGGTTCCTCCCGCATATCTGCGAAGAAGACCGTCGGACATCAAAAACCCCGACGAAACATTCACGGAGGTGGCATTTGCGCGCGTCACTGCCAGGCCGCTTGTTACAAGACCGGCAAACGCCATTTCGGCAATTTCGCTCAACTCGTCGGCGACTCCCCCAAGGCTTTTAAGCTGTGCATCGATATCTGCCCCTGAAACGGAAAACTTGCCTGTGGAGAAGCCGGACGCCCCAATCCTTTCCGACCCGGAAGACCCGCCAAGCATCGAAGCGATCGACCCCAGTCCGCTTTTGACCGTGCCCGATGGGACGGCGCTGCCGTCCGCGAACTTGTCAGCTCCGCTGCCGGCATATCCTACGCGAAGGGCTCCGGACGATTCTCCAAGAGCCTGTACCAGGGCGGACAGCTGGGTAGCCGTTGACCCGGCCGCTAGCGCAAGATATGAAGACGACTTTGCCGCGCCTTCGATGACAGTGTCCTGGTGTTTTGGCTGCGATCCGGTGACATGGCTCATGATGTCAGCCGAAGCGCTCTCAAGGCGCGCAACCACCGTTCCGAAAGATCCGGCCGGATTGATGCCGAGCGTCTGCTCTACCTTTACGACAGCACTTCTAAGGGCATTGTGATCTGTGGCGACTATCTCGTCGACGCCGTCGCGAGCCACCCTTATTTGCTGATATCCGTCTATTTCCGCTGGGTACCTTGAGGTCATTGCGGAGGTTCTCCTAAATCGTCAAAGTGTGTACATGCCCGAAAGCCGGAAGCAGCATGCCGTTTCTTATCACATGGCTGTGATTGTGGTTGACGGCAGTCACTCCGTTCAGGTTGCCGACATCTATACCGTTCGGAAAGTACAGGACATGCGTATGGCTCGGTATGCCCGGGGCGCTTGCCGGGTCTGTCTCGGCAGCCGACGGGAACGGCGACATGTCCCTCTGTACCGGATACTGGTAGATGATGTCCGTGCGGTGGAAGCGCTGCATGTTGAACTTCTGCGCCCCCGACTGCGCAAAAAACTCCTTCACGCGCTCAACATTAAGTATCATATACCTGAACTCTTCAGTCCCGTCCTCATTGAACCTTACAAGCGCATCCCGGTCCTTTATGCCTGGGAACGCCATCGTCCATGCCGACGGCGAGTACTGGGGCGTAAGACCGCCCTTGTCCTCTATGACGAGGTCTTCCGTCGCCGGACTGACCCGCGCCAATATGCGCCCGTCCGGGCGCCGCGGATTTACAAACTGGTCGTATCCGTTTTGAAATCCGGTGCCATAGCAGTTGGGGCACCTCTTGTCCGCGTGCTCCCTTCTCTGCATATGGCATGGACAGCGCATGCCGGTCCATTTCCTTCGCAGCAGCACGAAAGGCTCGCCAGTCGTCTCCAGCATCAGCTCTTCGCGCTGGAGCATTTGGCTCCGCATGTTCTGCTCGCGCACGAACACGCCGTCTCTGTACTGTATTCCTCCGAGATAGCTTGGCACGCACTGTCCTTTCCAAAGAGCCGCCGGAGATTCCCGGCGGTAGCTTCCGCAGTGATCGAAAGACGGGAAATTACCAGACCCGTCGTTGCTGTTCTCCACCGGCGTCGTTATGTCGTCACGGTTTACCTGGCGATGCATCAGGTAGCCGTCATAGCCGTCGCGCGGGGAATACCCGTCGTATCCGTCCCTGTATCCGTCCTGTCCGTATCAATCTGGAAGCACATATGTCAGAGCCGCCTCTGGCTTCTGGAATGTCGGAGTCGCCTGGGATATGACTGTGTTGTCGTCCTCCCTCCCCCAGTACAGTCCGATTGCGACCCCGGCCAAATGGCTTTCAGCCAGCGACCCTGCGCAGCCTCTTCCGTAGGCATCGGCGAGCATCAGGGCCGGAGGAACCTGCCGCAGGGACGAATATTTTATGAGTTCGTCCTCGACAACGGCTATTCCGAACTCCGGGAACCCCTCTACAGATTCAACGGGAATCTCCAGATATCCGTCCCCCACCGCAGACGACAGGAAGGTGGACGGATAGCGAAACATGCTGGACCCCGCCTGCTTCAGACCCCTTAAGCTCGAAACCTGTGGATCCATCTCCGAAGCGCGCACAGCAAAAAAGTGCGTGTCTCCAGGATGGAGGCCTCCAATGGAGGCCGACAGGGCCGTTGACATGAACTGCGGAGGATTGTCGAACACGCTTACGAGCGAAGTCGACATGTATATGTTGTATACTACCGCGTTGTTTTCGTCATACGGCGAAGCCTGTAGCCACTGCAGGTCCACTTCTGTTCCGACGCCAGCATCTAGGGCGGCGTCAAGACCAGACATGTTGTGTACAAAGAACGGCTTGCCGACCAGGCACGCTCTGTTTGGCGGAACTGCGGGAGAATCTTCTGACGGACTGCCTGGAGCCACATATCCGACAGTGAAAAAGCTCCAGCCGTACGAGTCCAGTTCGCCGAGCGAATTCCGGACCGATGCTTCAACCTCTATCTCCGAGGCCCTGGCCAGGAATGAAGGAGCCCGCGGATATATGGCGGTCACCCATTTGCCGGACCCGGCTATTATCTGGCCAGAGAACCCTCCGACGAACGAACCGCCGGAGATCGCCCTGACGCCACCCACGGATGCGGACAGCGTTGAAATCTGGGCTCCGTAGGCATCGTCAAGAACCGTGAAGCTGATTGCGGCTGTCCTCTGGACACCCGTCTTGCCCGGCTCCGGCAGAAACTTTGTGAATCGCGCCATTGCTCCGTTGCCGCATCAGAAATAATGCGGAATTATTAGTAGTTTACGCAAGCTCTTGGATTTTGCGCTTGCGTTCTTTTCCCTTGATGTTGTGATGGTCCAGCAGCTGCTCCAAATACTCTTGTACTTCCTCCTCGCTGTAGCAGCCGTCCATGAAGTCCAGCTGCGCCTGGAACGCCTCTATCTCGTTTGGATCGTCAAGATATTCGCCGCTTTCCGGCTTCTCTTCGACCAGTCCGTTTTCCTGCTGCAGAGCATGTACGAATTCGTGAACCAGGTACCTCATATTGTCCCTGAATTCGCCCTCAAGCAATTTGGAGTTGAGGATGATCTCGCCGTTGACGGTTTTTGCCGACACGTCGATGGGCTCGAACCTGATCGGAATATCGTCTATGAGACCGATATCCTCCTCATACTTTTCGCACAAGCGGTGGGCAATCGGATGCTTCTTCAGCGTCTTTCTGAGAATCCTGACTATCCTGTTTTCCAGTTTCCCCTTTGTTTTCTCGCTCATCCGAAGCGTCCTCCTTGTCGTTTCCGTGCGGCACAGCAGCCATGGCAGCTTCTTCATAGGCTATGACAAGCGCCTGCTCATGTTTGCTAATGAGAAGCTCGGCCTCCTTAATAAGGCTTCTGAGACCGGCTATCTCGGCTCGCAGCTCCCCAGGGCTTCTAAGCTCAGCGCATCCGGTGTACACCAGCATTTTCTGCTGGAGGTTCATGGAATTGAAAATCATCCTTCTTCCTTCCTTGGGTCTATCACACATTTTCCGGACCATTTGCCGCCCAATTTGCCTATTATGAGGTCAACGGCATGCTTTACAAACGGCGGATTGTGTCTTCCCTCGTCGATGATGGAAATATGTCTCCATCCAATGGACCTTAGAGCATGGTCCCGCCTTCTGTCATTCTTTAAAGTCCGCCCGAATGCGCGGCGGCCAAACACAGGTCTTCTGTGCCCAGGACCGTCCCAGCTTATTGCCACTTTCATCTCCGGTATTGAAATGTCTATTTCGAGACCGCATACTATGCTGTAGTCATGGTGTATTACATTTGTGCCTGGAATTTTTTCCGACAATACCCTATGACAAAGCCTTTCGTTTTTCGAGCCCAAAAATTTTGCAACCCTGAGAGACTTCGATGCCCTTTCGCGCTGTATCTTGCGCATTCTTGCGCAGCGTCTTTTATATCCGTCCGCACCAAAAGCATGCTTCCATATGCGAACCACCACTCCCGTTCCTGTTCCCAGCCTCTTTGCCACCGACCTAATGCCCTCGTTTCCGCAGAAAGAATCAACTATCGCTTTTCCAAGACCCGAATCGGCGGGCACCTTGTTTTTTCCGGCTACAGTGCGCAAACATGTGGCGGATGCCATTTTTTTTCCACGGCTTTTGGTTTTTTGGCTGCCGAATTCGCGCAGGAAAACGCTTCTCACTGTTTTGCGGTCGCATGAGACCTCTTTGGCTATGCCGGCAATGCTTTTGTCGGATTCAAACAGCGACACGATTTTGTCATGCTGCTTTTGCGAGATCGTCGTTTTCTTTCCCAGATCGTATTCTGCGCCTTTGTTTGTGAAAGATGGCGGCACCTTTCTTTGACCTTTTTTCCACTCGCCAAGCATGCGGCTTGAGTTCATGCGCGATTTTCTTTCCTTGTATCCGGGAATTTTTTGCCATCTTTCGCATATGTATGCCACAGACACATGGCATTCCCTGCTGCCCGCCAAATCTCCGCAAGAGATGTTTCTGAAGAAAGCCCCGTCAACCAGCACATTCTGCCTGCGCACAAATTCCAAATGCGCTTCATCTTTCGTCTTGAAGACATGGCTGCTGATACCGACTTTTCCATGGCACGATTTGCCGCAGACCGGACATTTCATTTTCTTTAAATTATTTGCCGCTGTCTCAGGTGTCTAAGCCTCAGAAATGCGGGGCTGACTGCCAGTACTCTGAAGGTTCCAGTTCCCATCGGCGCTGGCTTCAAGCTGCACTTGATGAACTTGAGCATGTCCGTATGCCTGCTCAAGAAAGCGCTCAGGTTGTTGTTCATTGCCGTGGACAGCGGAGGCGGCTGGTTGCTGATGCCGTTGTCCGACAGCGTATATTCCCTGCCAGCTTCCACAAGCATCTGCGCAGCCATCGCCAGTATAAAAGCACCTTCGGTAATTACATGCGCGTATCTCTCGTAAATCATCGGGTCGGCAAAAGTGAAGCTGGTAAAATGTGGAACCTGGTTGAATTCGCTAAGGCTGGCTTTGATGAAGCAGAGCAGCTCCTCGTCCGAGAAAATGGGGCATTCGACAAGCACATTTGCTCCATAGCCGTCCTTGGAAACGGATTTGATGCTCTTGCGGTCCTTGAGGCGGCACCGCAGCTGCTCCATGAGTATGTTGATGCCGTAGATTTCATCCTGCGAAAAGGAAACCTCAGGGTCGTCGCCTATCTGCCTGCCATCCACATCCATGGAAGCGCTTGATGTAAGGACTATGAAGTTGAACGTGTCCGTAATGAGATTGCCGTCAACCATCGTGCGCCAAGTGTCGCTCCAGATTCCGCTTTCCGCAGAAGCCGGAACAGTGAAGGCGATGCGGTATCTTCCGGTGTCAAGCCTTACCACGCCTGAAGGCGACGATGCGCGGTACACATTCGCGCTGGCATCCTTGACCTCAACATACGGCGTGCTGTCTGAGTCAACCAGCTGATTCAGGGCGTTGTACACCTTGATGTCCAGGTTGATGGTCTGTCCGACTATCACCTTGCGGCTGGTTGTCATGGCAAGGCACCTCCTATGCGCACTCTATTCTTGGAAATCCGTCAGGCGGTTCCACAACGAACGGCTCTATGTCCTCAAGGGTAGATCCGCCCAGTTCCGCTCTGAATATTGCCGTGTAGTTGCCGGTCTGAAAAAGCTGTATCTCATAGTAGTATATGCCAGTGCTGGCGGTCTGCATCGCCTGCGGAAAACCCTGTACATCGTTCTGATCCGGTCCTATCAGTCTGTGAACGCGTGGGTTGCCGACGGCGATCGTTTCGCCGTCAAGCGTGACTGCCAAGGGGAGGCGAGCTGTTTTTCCTGCGCGAAAAGGTCCTATTCCCATTCATCACCTCATGGAACCTTTCTCAGGTATGATACGAACATGGTCGCCTCGCAGTCTCCAGGACCCTCTCCAGGAACAGGGCTGTCGTTCCATGTGAACTCCTTTGCCCCAGTTTCCGTAAAATCGTCGTCTTCGCCGCTTCTAAAGGTAAGTCCGTCGACGCGGACAATGAGCGAACCAGGTTTGTACTCGAAACTGGTTGTGAACACTGAGTTGTATCCGTCGATCTGGGAACTGAGGTCTTCGTTCTCATGTATGTGCTCGAGAGCGCCTCCTCCGGTCCTGAGATTGATCGTAACCAATCGATCAGCCCTCCTTCTTGTATGCAGAAAATCTTTTTCTCTGCTTGCCGCCTTTGTCCTGGCTCATGCTTGGAGAGCATGCCTCCTTGGCCATGTCAATTGCGCGCTTGCGAATGCCGGCCGACTTGTTCGCCAATATCTTACAGCATGTTTCGGCGCACTGGGCAAAACCGGTGAGACGAGCTTTCTCGTCAAGAGCCCTGTCGCGAATCGGCTCTATCTGGTCTTGAACATCTTCCAAAAGGTCTGCCATCATGCGAAGGTCCTGGATGCCTTTGCTGTCGTAGTTGGTGCGTTTTTCCTGCTGGTCAGCATGCTCCTGAACCATCAAAAGTTGCTGTAGCTGCTGAACCTGCTTCAGGAGAACCGCATTGATGTCAACTTTCTGTTTCGGCAAATTAGCGCCTTCTGATACCTTCTCCATTGTCTTTCAACCTTTCTTCAAAAAAGAGCGGCGGAAGCCCGCCGCCCTTGTTTGCCTATATTCTTGGCTTACGGAACCTTCAGAAGCTCGACATGAAGCACCGCGTTCTTTTTGACGTCGCCGCCAAACACGAGCGTGTCGAGCGTTCCAGTCTTTCTGGCAACATCCCTGTCAGCAGCATCCACTGCGGCGCTGTTGGCTCTGTCGTCCGTGTCGTTGTACAGGAGCTTGCCGTTCAGATAAATCCTGACCCTGTCGCGAAACTCCTCGTCCGTAAGGCTTCCGATTGTCGACAGCTGGTCTCCCTGATCGACAGCCCTGGTGGTATCAACTTCGTCGGCGCCTGCCTCTGCGTTCGTCACCTCATATATTGCCAAGGGAAAGTCCGTCTGACCATCGAGGGTGTCCAGTTTGTTATCGATGCCTTTCAAGTGCCCCTGCAGACTGTCGTCGTCTCCGACCGGCGTGTAGGCTGTCGGAGTGAACATGTCGAAGTAACCGTCGAGCCACCTGCTGTCCGTATCGCCAAGCTGATATGCCGCGTCGTCCGGCATCAAATCGCTGTAGAGCGTACCTGTGACCACAACATGGTCGTCGGCGCTGTCGCCTAGGGTTGCGTATCCGTCGACAGTCAGACTTCCGGTAATGTCGGCATCCAGGCCTACCGTAAGGCCTCCGGTAATGTCGGCATCTCCCCCGACGCTAAGATCTACATCGACATTTGCGCTTCCGTCAACATCCAGGTCGTTCAGCATGTTCACATCCCCGCTGAACTCGTGCTCGCTGGCCGTGTAGGACAAGGTGCCGGAATATCCGTCCAAGGAAACGCTTGCCTGGTATGCGTCAGCGCCATTGCCGGCGTTGAATGTCATCGTGGCATCGATGGCATCCGTGGTTCCGCTCGGATTGATGTGCACATCGCCGTCGGTCAGACTTCCGCCCTCGTATGTCTTGAACTCCCAGCGATCGCCTGAAACGGAATCGGTTATCAAGCACAGATAGCCGTCGATCACGCTTGCGCCGTCGCCGCCGCTCATGATGAGACACGGATCTTCGTCGGTAGCGTCGGCATCCTGATTTACATGCCAGGTCAGGTTGTTGGTTCCTGTGGAATCAGTGGTTCCGCTGGCAAGGTTTTCAAGAGCCTCCTGGATGTCCGCTCCGGTTACGCCGTTCTGCTCCAAAACACCTATGCGGCTGGCAGCTTCGTCAGCCGAAAGGTCTCCATCAGTAACACCGGTTCCCATGTAGGCTATTGCCCTGTCCGGCACATCGTCGGCGTCCGCTGTTGCGGAAGTCGACAGACCCCAATATCCGTCGAAAACCCAGCCGATGCGGTTGTATCCGTCGCCATCCCTGGCTGAAAATCCCGTCCAGTCGGTCAGCGCTTCGGTCCCGGTGGCGTTGAAAACCTCAACCGGATCTTCTATAATCAGGCTTTCGATATTAAGGACCGTTTCAGTGCCATTGACAGTAAGGTCTCCATTTACTGTCAGATCGTTGGCCACAAAGGCGTTTCCGCCAAGGACGTCCAGACCGTTGTTCATGTCAACATTTCCGTTGAATGTGACCTGACCCGATCCTATCTGGTTGATCTCCCCGTCGTCGGCATGAATTTGCAGTGTGTTGCTGCCGCCGTGTCCGTTTTTGAAGATAAGACCGGTTTTCAAACCCTCGTCGAGTTCGTTTCCGGAATACCCGTCGATTACGACTTCTGCAAATTCGAATGTGTCGTCGCTGTCGAGCTGCGATGCTCTGATTCTGCTACGGAAAACCATCTTTTACGTAACCCCCAGTTACTGGTGTATTTTTCCCTTCCCCTTGTCTTTAACGATCCGCTATCCGCTGTATAGGATTTTTTTCAGCGAGCGAATCTCATCATCGTACCGCCTACACTCCGAATTGCTGAATTCTATTGCCAGCGCACCGCCCTCGTCTTCCGGATCTTCAAATGTGAATCTGAATTTCTGCCCGTCACGACCGCAGTCCACCAGCAGCATCCCTTTGAGCTTGAGATAAGCCGCAAGTGCTATGTCGCTTGTGCTGTATGTGTACTTGCTGTCGGTCATAGGCGGACCACCAAAATCTTGCTTCCCCTTTCCAAATCGAAGGGAAATCGCATTGTAGTGTTTGAGCTGCCGGGATATACGTCTGTCCACTCTCTACCGGACGGCTTTGTCTCTCCGTTCCCAAGCGTCTGTCCGTTCAGCGTTATCACGAAGCGTGTCGCAAAATCCTGGGTATTGCTCCATGAAAAACCGCCCGGTATTGCTACATCAGTGTCAGCAGGAATTTCGGCCTCGAACCTTTCGCGCGCTGCCGGTCTCGCAGATGCAAGAATGCGCTCGCGCAGGTCGGCGGAAAGTTTTTCCTCCGTAACACTGCCGTTTCCCAACTTGACTGTCGTTATCGCACCATTTGCGACCTTGTCGGTCGTCACGGAGCCGTCACATATGTACGTGCCCCTGGTGCGGGTTCTTGGCATCTGATTTTTCCTCTAACACAAACATGACTTGAACATAACCGCCCGCCAACGGCGGGCAAGGGAGCAAACAAGTCCCTTTATCTCCAATGCTCTGTTATTGATAGATTTTTATAGCATCAACGATCCAGCCTGTGTAATTCGAAACTTCCGTCGTCTTCTATCAAAAGAAATGCGCGGTTGTCTCTTTCTACCCAATCTCCAGTATTTACATATGTTTTATCACCAATTCGCTCGGCTTTTGGCCGGTGCGTATGCCCTGCTACGATAACATCCGCCCATTTTTCTCGCCTTGCCAGCCTCTTCTCCTGCTTTTCCAGCAGCCGTTTGCCCATTTTTGTGGTTCTCAGGATGAGTTGTAAGTCAACAGTTGTGAACCGTCTAACCCAGTGGTTTATCTTTATGACCGCCCTGTTTGCCTTTGGCATCCGATTGGCGACGAAATCATATTGGTGTCCATGTATTATCCTGAATTTTGTGCCGCCCGACTCCATTTTCAGTTCATTTGCGAATCTCATGTCATTGGAAAGCACATCGCCAAAACATTTTATAATCCAATCATGGTTTCCCTGAATGTATGTTATGCGTCCGTGTCGGCGCGCAACATCCATAAATTCTTTGTGTCTTTCGTCTAGCCTCATTTTTGCGGCAAGATCGAATATGTCACCGTTTAGAATAAGGTGCGAATCTGGAACAGCGTATTTTTCAACCACTTTAAAAAGCGACGGAAGATTCCTGTCCCCCCTGTCGTCTCCAATATGCGTGTCGCTGACAACCATATGTACCATCAGACAACTGTTTCCTCAAATTCGATCCTCATATCTGTATTTCCTGGCAAGCGGTCTCAACCATTTTTAAATACACCCGAAAACAAGTTCTGCTTTCTGCGCAAATTTATGGTCACAGGTTTGGTTAGCCCTATTCTCTGCCTGTCGTTACCGGCTAGCGACCACTAGTTCTGCTAGATCAGACTTTGCATCACATCAGCTACCGCTTCGGCGATCTCCTGGGCATAGTTGGACCGAGCATAATAGCTTTGCTCGATTTGAATACCGCCGCTGCCGCCATCCGTTAACCAGTTCACAAAATTGTCCGGATCGGTACCGGAGTATTCGCCTTCGGTAGTAATGGCAACTTCAACATTACCCTCGCAAGCAGTTTCTATAGCTTGCCGAATCGTACATTTCAAATCCGCCGGCGCATTTCCGCCGATGAGAATTCCGTCTTGTGAAAATCCGTGGAATGCCACTGCGTACTGGAAATCGCGATCGCCGATTGAATCCAAAAGGCTAAAACTGTCGCGGGAAATGTCGGTGCTTGTAATATGCCAGGCATCGTATGCTCCAACTTCGTCCTGCCAACCGCACGCTTCCCATCTGCTGGCGTCTTTGCTGTAGGTATTGACCAGCTTGTTATAACACCACTCAGTTTGCTCATCAGTGTTTGATTCAATGGCGCCGCCATGAGGAGCACAGATTACGATCTTGTCGTGCTGGGAATCAGTTTCGGTAAGAATTTCTCCGTACTGGTTGTTTGAATCAAGTTGCGCTTTGCTTTGTCCCGTTTGAACGCAATCCTTGTCCAAATAAGCGTCGAAAGAATCTGATTGGTCAAGCCTCTGGCGACCAGCCAAAGTCATGCGAACATCGTCATTATCCGTGCCATCTTGATAATCCATGTGAACCGTATACATGCCGTACTTATCCGTATCATTCATGACCGTAATAAGCACTTGCTGATGTAAAGCAATGCCTTCGTTGGAACGCAATTCCGGGTCCATGGCAATTCGCTCTTCGCCTAGAATGGAAATTTGCTCGGTTTTTGCCTTCAATACATCGATTTGTGTACTCATTTTTTTCACTCCTTGATTGAAATGTCTTTCGAACCACATTTTGGGCATTTGCCCAAATGTACAGTTGTCTTATTCTTATCGTCCCATTTTGCTGGTCCGTAGAATTCGAAACCACAAGTGTTACATTTAACAGATGTGAGTTGAAAAATCTCCGCCAGCTGATCTATGAGCGTTGCCGTTTCAGCTCCCATGTTATTGACCAGCCTGTCCAGCCAGCGTATATCCTACATACCTCAATTCTTGAGCATGAACATATACATACTTGCCGCAATCATCATCGGGATCGGTGGCCTTTCGCGTCAGCTTGAAAAACATCAGGTCGGCATCTTTGTCGAAAGCGCCGGATGGAAGCGTAAAATCCATCACCCATAAATCGTCTGCGATATCGCTGCCATCAAATGAATATATTACCGTATCCGAATTATCCCAGTCTCCCAGGTCGTCGTCGACGCTTCGGAAAGCCCACTCTAATGTCCATCGGGTTCCTGTTCCATTTGACGGCGAAGAGGGCACCGTAACATATAAGCGCATTGTCAGGTCCCCAGACACATAGTTCTGAGGCGGTCTTCCAACCCAGCGGTTCCACCCATAGGCGTCGTAGTCGTATTTAATGGCCGGCATGTCGTTGTTTGAACTGGCAGAAGTCCCGCCTCCTCTGATTCCTCCATCTACCGGATATCCGATACGGCATGTGCTTTGCAATGCCGCACTGCTCGCCATCAATACGCGTTCGTCATAAATCTCAAGAACCTCTCCGTTTACAGCAACCACTCTGCCCAAAGGAATATGTAATTCTGACGGAAATCCTGTCGTGTTTATTTGAAGCGAAGCACTATTGTCAAGATATACATAACTGGTGTCGTTGTCGGTTACAGATTGGCCGGTCGCTCCGGAGTATACTCCCCTTAGCCCACCGATATCATACTTGAATTCACTGACAGAAATCTTAAGCGCAGAAATCGACGCTTTGATGATGCCAGTTTTCAGCTCGGCATCTACGCCGACTGTTTGACCGCCAGCTATGGAAATAGTGGTTGGCATTTTAACCCTCCATCAGCAGGTTGCCCTTCACAAAACATTGAAAATAATTGCCGGCAGAATCGATGTCGTCCCGCACGGTGACCCTCACCATGTCGCCGGTTCCGGCATACAGTTTCAAGCCGCCCCCTATCAGATAAGCGCTGGTCATCAGGTCTTTGTTGCTCACAACCCATTCCCAGCCGCCAGGAGAAGCAAACAGAACAAACTCTTCGTTCTGTTTAATGTTGAATATTGTTACTGCCGTTCCATTAGACACAGCTTCAATCAGCAGTCCATTGGTCAGCGGTCCGCTAACCGCTCCAAAGTATTCAGACCCGAAGGTTATGCTGTTCGACGCCATTGTAAATCTGATTTCCTGTAGAGAAATGTCATAGTCGTCGTCAGCTTCGTATGTGTATGTGACAGGAGACCCGGCCCAAGTATCAAGCAGATTTGAGGACCCACCGTCGGTTTTTACAAAATCGTTTTTGACTGATGAACTAACCGCTCCAAACGCCACTGGGTCCCCGTCCGGCGTGTAAATCGTAGTCTTCATCCGCCCCAGCCCGGATTCTACATCGATAACCTGTAGATGTACCAAGTCCAAATCGCCCTTGGCCACTTTGGAATCGCCCTGCAGGCGGTAAACGGCACCATCGAGAACAACGCCCACGGCATTGCCGGACGAATCATGGATCACATTCTCAATACGTCCGGAAGCGTTGGTTTTAAAAGACTGAACATTGGTTCCGTCCTGTCCTGCCACTAGAATGGGATTTTCCGTCGGCGGTGCGCCATCCGCATCCTTGCCCTCCATTTTCCACGGCGGTGTGCCTTGCTGAACAGTCCATGTGCCGGACTGTATTGCATCAACATTCCCTATGTTGTTGTCACCGGCTGGCAGCGAATCAGTGATTTTCTTGATTCCGTCCGTGTCGCGTACTGCCTCAAGCACCGTCTGAATCGCAGCTCCGGTGGTTTGTGACAGGCGTGTGGCAAGCGTATCCTCGGTGGACGGATTAACAATAGTTCCAGCCGCATTCCGCAGTTTGGACGCGACGCCCATCAAAGATTCATATCCGTCCTGGATGTACTTCAGGAATCGCGAATTAACATGATCATATAGGATCGCTATGGGAGATTTGGCCATCAGTACACCGTGTATGCCCTGCTGCGTCCGGTTTCGAAGGTTCCCGAATAGCTGATGGTGTCCGTTGCATCAGCAGCAGGGTTAAGACCATCAGCCTTATATACTATCCATTTCTCAGTGGCAAAAGTCTTGTTCGCATTGTAGGTGGCTTCCCATCGGCAAATTTTGCCCGTTCCAGCCGTTCTGTCTCCAGCTGTTTTAAACCAGGTTTCGCTGGTGGGAAACGGGTCAGCAGCAGGCAGGACCTCAGATGCGTACGGGCCATCTCCAAACCCGGGACCGGGGCTGTTGGTTTCGATGAAATGGATCAGCTGCCTGAGCGTCCTGTGTTCTTCTTCAGTTACATAGTCGACGCTCTCGCCCGACCTTGGATTGAACGGACCAAAAAGGTCTTCCAGAACAAAATAGCCGTCGGCGCCGAAAGTTAGGACGCCGTAATCGTCTTCGTCGATGTCATAGTCCGGTCCCGTAATGCGGTATTCGGAATCTATAGACGGTCCCGGAAACTCGTCCGGCGTGCGGAAAACCATGGCGTCATTCCTCTTCAGGCAGATCGTCTTCTTCCCCGCCGATCGTCCTGACCAGAGGATTGTCCTTCACTATCCAGAGTTCTTTCGGAAACGGCGGCTCTTCGCCGCTTCTGAACCATACGGGAACGATTCCGGCGGTGGACGTGTATACGCCTACGATTACAATCTCCCCGGCATGAACCAGCCCGTGGCAGTTGGGGCACAAAACGGCAATGTTTCCGTTGGAGTTGGTACATCGCGGGTCGCACCGCGGTATAATGTGGTGCCTGTGCAGAATGCTTCGCTTTTTCAGCCCGCAAACCTCGCACGATTTTTTCGGTCTGAGTGGCACGCTACCCTTTCCCCTTTTCTTCCGAAGCCATGATGGGGATTCCGCCCTCCGTCATGTCGTTGTCCCCGTCGCCGTCGCCGTCCATGTCTATCTCCATTTCGCGGATCAGATTGTCGTCGTCAGCTATGATGGACGACTGCAGCTCCTCCGCAACATCGCCCTCGTCCACCGATATTCCGGACTTTGAACGGTACGGAAACGACAGGCTGTCTGGAGGCGCCACTGACAGCCTGGGAGGGCGCAAGTCCGGCGGTCCGGAAACCTCCACCAAGATGCGCTGGTCCAGGCGCTTGCGAAGAGATCCGCCTTTGGCGGATTTTTTCACGCGCGCCGGGTCCAAGCCCGAAGTCGGGCTTAGAAGGTTGCGCGACTGACCCCATGGAACCTTGTATCCTAGGTCCCCAACCATAACATGCATCCTCTGCGGATGTATGTTCCTGACCCAGTACTGCTCCGTGATGCCGCTACTATTGCGCCTCGATCTCCGGCTCGCCAATGATCTCGACCTCCACGGCTTGTAAGCCCTTGTTGTTTTCGCCAAGCGCAAAGCTGACAATCTGTCCGGAAACCAGCTTTCTGAACGCTCCGGGATCGTCGATAATGTTCGTGTAGTGTACGAACAGCTCGCTGCCGTCGTCGTCGCGACCGATGAAGCCGTATCCGCGCTTCTCGCTAACAATCAGTTGTTCCGGCCGTTTAAACCGGATCTCCGGATTTTTCCGGAGTGTCGGACCATATCATCATCCGCATGGGATGCCGGGCGCTCGTGGAGGAGGTTATTGATTGCCCTACTCTCTCCTCTGGTCTCTGAACCTTCCTGCTACTTCTATGGGCTTTCGCAGGCTTGGCTGCTGATTTCCACCGCCGCTATGCGCTGAGGGTTCCAGCAATTCACCCGGTACGCATGAAGAGTTTCCTCTACATGGGGCCTAGCTTGACCAAACTACTTTTCCAGTGAATCTTTCTTGTTCCATCTTGATTCTTTTCCTCTCTTCTTTGTCGTCGTCCGCGTTTTATATTTACACCGACGAGCCATGTTGAAAGCCGGCTTTTTCAGCCAGCTCCTTTCCTGAGAATGAACATCATAGTTCCGATGTCCATATCGCACTTGCGCTTCCACTTCGTCTTATGTGCTTACAGAATTTCCAACCAGCACGGCACAATACGGCTTTCTTCCAGTCTCCCTGAAAGAGATTTTTCCTTTTCTGGTGATCTTGCCATTGACGACCCGGAATCCTTCGATTCTACATTCGTGACCATCGGGTATTTTTCCTTCGACTCTATTCAGGCGGTTTCCGATTCTGTACCAGCCGTTGGATACATCAACCTGGATGACTGCGTTCTTGTCTCCCTTCATCTTCCTTTCTCCTTCCCGCTCCAGCTTAGCGGTTTGACGACAAGCTCATCGCCTATTATAAGACCTTGGTCGGCGGGATTGATGTTGAGGAGGTGTTGAACCTCCAAGATCGCCTCTTTGGCCGCGTCCAGGCGCTCCTGTCCGTCGACCATGGCAAGAAACGCGTCCCACTTGGCAAACAGCTTGTCAAGCTCCTTGGTGGCGCCGAGCTTCATAGCTCGGACGCGCAGGTTGCGCCTGATCTTTTCTTCGCTGATTTTTGCCGGTTCTGTCATGATGCCGCTTTCTGGTGGTGGGTGTCGGAGGCGCGCCTGGAAGGCTTGAATGCGCCCCTGAATGTCGGATCTTGCCTTTTGTGCTTGCCGCCGAACATGCCGTCCAGCGCCTTCCTCGCATCGTCGGTTATGGGCTTGTGCGGATTCCATCCGTCCAGCGCCTTGTCCACCTTCGGGTCGGGATTCGGTCTTGGTCTGGGTTTTCCGGAATGCGGCGTTCCGCCGCTGCCGAATATGTGTCCCAACGCGCCTTTCATCTGATCTACATCCTTCTGGAATTTTTTGCTGCCACTCACGGCGTCATAGATCGCCTTCGCCTTGTCCTTGGTGATCATTGCTTCAACGATGTTCTTTTCCGTGAGCGGCTTACGGATCTTGTTTCCGGTGTTCGTGACTCTCATTGCCTACCCTGCTCTCCTGAACAAGGAGCCCCCTTCGGGCTCGAAAAAGTCGTTCTCCGGGCGCCTGTAGGCGCCCCATAAGTTCGAAACCATTGCAAGCTGTGGATCGTGGTCCCATTCAAAACCGTCGTCGTACAGCCCGGCGTCCTCGCGCCAGCGCCCTCCGAACGACTCTCCGATTGGAACCATGGCTTCGACGACCAAGCGTTCCCACTCGCGATCCTCCTCGGAAAGCATGTTCGGCGCTCCGCCGAATTTTATGGAGCCTAGTGGTCCTCTGCTTCCGACATGCGGTCCTCCATAGACCGTCACGCCATCGGCTCTGCGTATGAAGCTCATCGGTTGGTCAGCTTCTTGCCCCAGCCGCCCCATGCCTCAACACGCACAGTGCCGTACCCGTCGTCCCCCTTGAACCACACCCGGTGCTCGTTCCGGCTGTCGAATGTGAGGCCAGCAGAGGCATCCGACGGGTCCAGGTCGCCATGGACATTTGTGCCGTCGAACGAATACTGGAGGATTTTCGAACCGCGGTTCAGGAAAGATATTCCCTGCGCGATGAAGTTGAACTGGGCTTGCGGCACAGTCGGAAACGAGTACCCGTCAACGCTGATGTTTTCAAAATAGTTGAATCTGCTCATAAAATGCCACCTCGGCGCAAAATGCGCCCGACAACATAATACGCTATTATTGATAGATTTTTTCTATATTGGCGCGAAGGGGGTGTAAAAAGTGCGAAAAGGCGGAACTACGGAATGAGGGATTTGGAAGCGGATACAGAAGAGGGGCTGATGTCAATGCAGATGCATTTTCTTCCCAAGCCCATACATACGGAGGCGGTTTTTCCCGACCCGGAGAACGGATCAAGAACCATGTCGCCCGGGTTGGAATACCTGTCCACCAGCCTTCTGACAAGCTCGGTCGGAAAGGAATCGTGCTTTGGGCTTCCCGGCGCCTTGTCGACAGGAATGTGCCATACGTCCGGAAGAAATTCGGACACCTTGTTCTTCACGCGCGGTGTGCCAGGCTTCCTGAACACCATGACATGCGCGAAGGTGGGTATGTAAAGATTGGCTTTCAGGGTTTTCGCCCATATCTTGTGGTCCTCCAGCACAAAACCCAAGGAAAACATGATATCCGCTATCCTTGAATGCTTCGGATACACCCTGCCCGACGACCTTCGGTCCGTCGTCGACGAAGCAACCACGCCGCCCGGGCGGACATTGTCCGCCGCGGCGGCGTACGCTTTGGTCAGGAACCTTTCATATTCGCCGAAATCGTCCCCCATTTCGGAAACATCCGGGGGGCTCATTATGGCCAGGTCGGACGGACTCTCGAGCTTAGGGACCTCTTTTGTCATGTCGCCGCATACGATTTTGGCTCCTGACGGTTTCTTTTCGGAGCTTCCGACTGTTTTGCGCACCATTGGCGCCTTGCGGTAGAAAAACATGCCTTCGGCCTTGGTGTTCCTGCCGGTGCCCTTTTTTCCCGTCAAATGCGACCTGGAAGTCGACATCCACACCGTTTCGACGGGCTCGAAACCTTCGCTTTCCACCACGCGCCTGACGTCCTCTTCCATGGAACGCATCGCCGCATTGGCTTTGTTCCCGATGTTCACTCCAAAAACGCCGTCCGGGGACAGCATTCTGCGCACCCTTGACACAGTCCGCCTCCAGTACATTTCAAGCCATTCCGCATATTCTGGATAGCGTATGTAGCACTGGGTCGGTTCGTCGCAATATCTCTCGTGCGAAAAGTACGGGGGGCTGGAGAATGCGAACGACACGTCGGAGAACTCCTCGCCGTCCTCAGACCCGCTACACCTGACGTCCAGGTCGCCGAATCCAAAGAAAGACGCCATGCGGACGATTCCGGCGTGCGTTTCGGTGTTGGGCTCGTATCCGAGATAGGACGCCCTGACGCCGCTGGCCATCAGCCCGAGAAGCCTTGTGCCGAATCCGCACGAATAGTCAAGAACCCTGTCTCCATCCTTCACCCACCGCCTGTAAACCGCCCTGGCAACATCCGGCTTGAATATGCTGCCCATGGAAGCTAAACCAGAATTCTTGGCACCTATGGCAAGCTGGGACATCGTGATCGGCATGGGGTACTGCAGGGGAGGACCGCCGCTGTCGGAATACAGCAAAGTGTTGCCGATCCTGTTCCTGATCACCGACCACAATTTCTTCCTGTCGGACAGGACTTCGAACACCGAAGGCCTGCTTCCGCTGCTGATCTTCAGTATGTTTGGAAAAAAATGCCTGTACACCCTGTGACCGGAAGCTCCGGCGCTCGAAACGGAAAGGGTTCCGCCGGATTCCAAAATCGCCTTGCGCGAGTTTTTGAGATTCTCAAAGTCGCGCCGCACTTTGCCCTCGTCGTATCCGCACGACATAATGTCGCACTTCAGAACGAAGTTGAACACGTCTTTGGCAATCTCGTCCCTGGCATCCTCGTTCACGGACCGCAGGAATGCGGGATCCAGCCTGTTGCCTTTCCACACCAGGTGCTCGTCTATCATTATGGACTTCGGATCGTTCGAAATCGCGTCCGTTTCAGGAAACCTGAGCGGATCGTCGTCCGGCCACGGCTTTTTCCTCGGCATAAGGTTCGGCTTTTCGCGCGGCGGCCGTCCGGTCTTTTTGCCTTCCTCAAGACCTGCAGCCTTCAGGGCTTCTTTCCAAGATCCGAACATCCTTATGAAAGTCATGGAGCTGGGGCACGCTTCATCAGCGTCAGCGTCCCTTTTCCCGATGCTGCTTCTCCCCAGCCTGTCCGACAGGTCCACAAGAGACGCAAGCGCTGATTTTCGGTCGATCATTTTTCTTGCCATGCTTTCCGCCTTTCAAAAGAAGCTCTCCAACGGCGCGCCGGACGGCGCGCGACATGTCGGGTCCGGACACGACAGCGTAGTTCATGCCGGATTTTTCATAATGCCCTATCTTTTCGTTGCCCATGTCGTACGGAACATATCTTGACTTTCCCATGCCGTCAACTTCCATCCACAGTTCGCCGCCTCCCCTTCGCACAACAAAGTCGCATGTCCACTTTCTGTCGTCGCACACGCGCACCTCGTACTCGTACGAATCTATCTCGCCAAGCTCGCGCATTGCAAGCAGTTCGTCTGCGGCGTCCTTTTCCATGGATGAAAGGTATGCGGCGCCATCGGCTCCGCGAAAGCTGCCGCGGCAGAAGAACTGGTTCTGCGTCTTGTATTCGACGCCGCACGCTGAAATAGCCTCTTCCCACGATTTTCCGGGAAAACACGACTTTATCGTGTTGGCGGCGTATCTGAATTTTCCCCGCTTGCGCGCCTTCACTATGGACCAATATCTCAGGCATGCCGTGTCCCCTCCATTGTCCTCAAGCCACGCCCTTACGGACCTAGCAACATCCGAAGGGTCTGCTTTGCGAAACTTGATGGGTTCAAGGTCAGCTTCCGCAAGGGCGCTGTTCCACGAGCCGAAAAGCCTGGATATGGACGCCGAAGAACCTACGGATCTGCTCCTTGAAAGGAATTCGGCCTGCATGGGAACGCGCCCGATATCCGAGGCGACGCCTTTTATGCTGCTCACTATGTCTTCTTTGGAAAGCAGGCTGCGCGACATGCCAAGCCGCCGCAGGGCGCTTTCCAAAGTTCCAAACTCCTGCGTGTAGCGGCATGCGGGAATGGAAGACTCGCGCTCGACCTCGGCTGTAGACGGCGGCTTGCCCAGCTTTGCGGCTATGCGGGAAAGCTCGGAAAGGAGTTCTTCCTTGGATGCGGAGCGGCATTCCTGCCCCGGAAACCTTCTTGGCTCATGGTCCGGAAAAATGTCGGTCAGCCATGCGCCCCAAGGCTTGCGGGAGTACAGGGAGGGAATGGAGAACTTCCCCAACCGGCGGTATTCCGATGCCGACGGAACTCGGTTCATGATTTCAGATACACGCAATATATCCGATATAATTTCCATATCATCAATGCGTTTCACGGTCCGCTGTTCCTAGCACGATTTTTCTTGTTGCAAACGCAATGTCCTTAGAATCGTATGATATGACTCCCCATTGTTTTCCGCTTTTTTTGTAATATTCTATTTTTTCGTTGTTGCCGGAGTCATACGGATGTTTTCTATTACAACGCAAGCCATCCACTTCCAACCATATGTTCCCATTGTTTGTCTTGATCAGGAAATCACATGTCCACTGTCTTTCCGGAAGCACTCGTGCTTCATATTCATATGAAACTATTTGGTTTTTGCGCCATAGTGATAAAAGTTCATATGCCACATCAGCTTCAATTCTGGACTTGTATTTTCTTCCATCTTTTCCAATAACTGATTGGCGAAATTGAAATATATCCCTGGATTCATAATCGAAACCGCACGAGCGTATACATTCGGCCCAAGTTTTTTTGCCCAATTTTTCCTTAACTGTTGAAGGAGAATATGGAAATTCACGTCGTGCCCTTGCCTTGCGGATTTGCCAGTATTCCATACAGGAGATATCGCGGTTGTTCTGTTCAAACCATTCATCAAGCGCCTCCGAAACATGTTTTTTTGTAACATTTCTTGCCTTTTCGACAGGAATGGAAGATGCAAGAAGCGCTCTTGTCCAAGACCCAAATTCGAAATATATCGGACCTATGCTCATTATTGGACTGTGGTCTAAAAACTCTTCTATTGACGGCGTATGCTTCAAAATACCATAAACGCGCTGTATTTCGCCAATCAATTCGTTCCTCGGTATACAGTATCTGTTGAGTGGATTTATCATACCAGCGGCCACAAGGGCGTTTCCGAAAGTTCCAAAACATCGCCGATATACTACATAGCTATATTTGCCCTTGTCACAATCGTCACGCACAGGTGTTCTACCAAGTTTTCTGTAAATGTCAGACAGATTGTCCAGCAAGTCTTCTTCACTGACTTTTGCTCTGGAGGTCATAACAGGAGATGGTCGTTTTCCAACAGCTTTAAACACAAAATCATCCCATGGCATTCTGGAAACAATTGTATCTGAAGAATATATGCCAGAATGTTTGTATTCACCTCTTGACGGAGGATGCCCAAGTTTTTTTGTAATTGCCCTAACATCGTTCATCAGTTTATGATCTGGAATTCGTTTTCCTTGTGCCAATGAAGACCGATTGTAGTTGACCATGCCTTTTCCAAGAGACGCCTCAAGCCATTGGTTCCATCTTTTTCGCCGCAGCAAAGATGTAAGAGCATATGATCCATGTCTGCTGTAATCCCTCTGTGTAGGAATTTTCCCCAGCATATCGTATACTTTTTTGATGTCTGAAAGAAATTCCAAATCAGTAACAGGATTTCCTTGTTTTTCTTTTCTTTTGTTTGTTGTTCCAAATATTTCTGTAAGCCACAAATTCCAAGGTTTCCGGTTTAGCAATGTATTCAGCGCAAATGAACCATGCTCTTTGTAATCCTTTTGGCGCGGGATTCGCCCAATCTTTTTTGAAACCGACTTTATGTCTTTTATGAGATTTTCATTGCTTGTTTTCTGTCTTTTTCTGACCATCTTTTTTTTACCATTTTTATCTGCTGATGATGAAAATATCTTACCCATAAAATATGGGAGCCAAACGACACAGTCAACATAAAAAAACCGAACCGCCGAAACGGTTCGGTTTTTTCTAGGTTATTAAGTTTTTGGACCGGTGGTTAGCCGACAGCCACGTTCTTGCGACCAACAGCCACGCCGCGCGGGTTGACGATGCCTATCCCTATGATTTCGTTCACAACCCAGCCAAGCTTTAGCTGTTTAGGTTCATCAGCCGGAAGAACTTCGATGTCCTGCCGTATCGGAAGAACACCCACGAACTCCGGATCGGCCACGCCGAAGACAGTTCCCGGAGGAACGATCTTGCTGACGATGATGTCGGAGCCCCAGATCTGCGCGTAAAGACCAGTCTGAAGGATCTCACGCTGCGTCACGGGGTCGATCTCGCCGACTCCAACGGTACCACCGCCGGAAGCCCAGTTCAGGATATCATTAAACTCAATGATATTCATGAGGAACTTTGAAGTGACGAGGTCCCAGCGGTCGACGGAGACCTTGATCTCCGAAAGGTCGCGCTTCAGAAGACCGGCGTCCGCAACGTCCGTGGCGGTGTTCTCGCCGCCGAGGGAAACATCGCCTGCGAAGTCCAGAGCTGCGAAGATGTTGGCATCCTCTTGGGCCTGGATCTCCTGGCGGGCCTTCTGCTGCGCCCTGTCAATCACATTGAACCGGCGCCGGCGGACCTCAGCGATCCTGACGGTTGGGTTCGAAATGACCTCGAACTCGGGCACGGTCACCCTGTCGCCGAAGACGCGGCTTTCGGGAGCCGAGCCGTTCGAGGACACCACGACGGCCGCGACATCGATGTCTCGGTCGTACACGGGAAGGGCGCCCTGGGGAAGCGGATCCACGACCAGCACGCGGCGACCCACGCCCTGGTAATCGAGGTTCCTACGAATCGGATTGGCCATTGCCTGGCCTAGAGCGATTTTGCCCTCCTGGGTAAGAAGGGCGCGCTTGATCAGCTCGTCGCGCTGCTGGTCGGTGAAAGAGGGCTGCTGCGCCATGCCGCTGTTGGCAGGCTGCATCTCCTCAAGAATGCTGGCGTACTTCACTATGTTGGCCAAGGCATCCTTCACGCCGGTTGCGTTGAGCTCACCATGCGTACTGAATAGCTTGGTAGACATTTTCTTTGACCTCCTGGGGTTCTCTTTGTTCTGAAAGGTTGAAACCTGGGGGCCGCCAATGGCGGCCCCAAGTTAAGTTATGCTATTTTGCCTACTCGAGGAAGTAGCTGATGACCGCATGCTCAATCTGCTCGCTCGCGCCGACAAGTGACGGTGGCGTGCGGACCAAGGACACTTCGGTCGTCTCGAACTCAACAAAGCGAGCTACGACAGGACCGGCTCCGCCTGGGGTTTTGGCAACCGTCGGGGTCAGAAGACCGGTGGCTGTTGCGTACAGCGCAGATCCCGGAGTTAGGGTCGTGTTGGTCGGGGTCAGGCCGTTGGCTGCAGCAGTGTCGGCCGCATCCAGAGTGACGCCATACACGCCGGGCTTGTCCCAGCAAGTAACCTTGCCGCTTGCGGCTCCGGTATGGGGACCGAGCGGGGTGCCAGAATAGACTCCGCTGGCGAAACCCGTGCCAAGACCGGCGGGAACGCCGATGGTCACGCCGAAGAGGGTTCCGTAGTTCTTGGTTCCCTCGTCGAGCAGCCACAGCGGGCGAACATTGTCGTTCGCGAGCGTGCGGGTGACGACGGCCCTTTTGAGGGTTCCTGCGTCGTTGACATATCCGTCGAGAACGTCTGCGGCCGCCTTCTCGGTCGTCGAGTTGGCGCGCGCCGCGGATGAAAGGGTTCCGATTTCGCCTCCGAGAATCGCCGTGTCGGTGTCGAGCATGTCGAACTGTCCGAGGGGCGGTCCGCCGGGCTGAAGAAGTTTGAGTGCCATATTCACTATCCTCCAAACATAAAAGGGTTTTTTGGTCTTTGATCTTTAAGCCCTGTAATGGGCCTTTTCAAACTAATGGAAAAATATTAGCAGATTTCCGAAAAATACTATGGGTTTATGGAACCTAGAGAATGTAGCTTTCGGCTAGTTCCATGATTTCCTTCATCTTTCCTGCTTCCATGGTCGTCCCGTCGTCGCGCAGGAAAAGACCGATCACATTCCATCCCTTGTCCGCAAGATGCTTGTCGAATATCTTCTGTATTCTTTTTTCGGCGTTGCGGATGGCCTGCTGCGTCTTTCCGTTCATCCTGCCTGTTGGGCGCATTCCTACGAGCTTCTGGATGGCGGCGATGTTTCGGTCTCCTTTGCCTGGAAGCCCCCTTTCACCCCTGCCTTTGCCTCTCCGCCTTTTGATTTGCTGGGCGCCTACCGTTGCCGCTGCGCCAGCAACTGACGAGAGTTTGCTGAAACACTTTTTCACGCTGTTGAGCTTGTCGACGACTCTGGCTTCCTGGTCAAGACCGAACTTGTACCAGTCCGCCCCGCCGCTTGTAACGACCATCATCTTTATGTCGGCTTCAAGCTGCGGAAGCATTTGACCGAACTTGTCCAGATCCCGCACGAATATCGCGAAGCTTTCAGCATCCTTGCGAGACGGAATGCGCGCAAACCTGTTTGCATACGGCCTTAGGTCCGACAGTATGTCGCGCGCCATCTGACCGGGCTCCGAATCTTCGGCGAACTCCTCGATCACGTTTATGAGGTCTTTGAGATCTTCGTTGAGCGTCTCGGTATATCCGAAAAAGTTCACATAGTTTGCCGCCACGCCAAGACCGACTACCAGCGCCGGAATCAGAAACCACGGGTTGATCGCAATGGCGCCAATGGAGCCAACAATGCCGCCGACTTTTTTCATGGATTTGTCTACGCGGACTGCTGCCGCCTCTTTTCCCCGGCTATCCAGCTCCTCCGCTATTTTCGCCAGCTCCCTGGTCAAAGAAGCATGTACGCCGACGAGCGTGCCGTGCGGCATCTTGGTGGCTACTTCCAGATCGTGGCGCTGCTGTTCGTTGACATTTTCAACAAGCGCGCCGCTTCCTTGTGCGTCGGCAACCGTGACAGGCTTGGGGTGCGCCCTGTCGATCAGCTGCTCTCCCGTCTCTTCGGTAATGTCATAGTCCTCGGTAGGCTTGTGTCTGACGAATTCCGGGTTTTCCTTGCTCGGATTTCCGACGAGGTCTCCGCCGCCGGTCTGTGACAGGTCGGACGAGATCAGCCCGCTTTCGGCCGCCTTCTTGGCGAACTCCGCCATGACCGCGCTTCCGTTCCATTGTTCAAAGCTCATGCTGCCATCTCCTCCGAAAGCAGGCTTTCAAGCCTGTTCTCTATCTGCTGCCTTGTCATTTTGAACCGCTTTCTTTTTCTCCTGGAAAGCGGCTTTGCCGCAGGGCTCTTCCGCGAAGCTGCGGGCTGCGCACCCGCAGATACCGCCGGGACATACTCGGGAAGCAGCCTTGAGGCCATTTCCGCCGGGTCTGGCGCCACGAACATTTCGTACCTGTCTATCTTCTCTATTGGCATTCCGTCATGCTCGTAAACGACATCCTGTAGAATCCCCTGCATCTCTTCCGATCCGGCGAGCTTTTTGCCTCGCGCGCGTTCGAACAGCCGGGAGAACTTCACCCCTCCGCTGTGAAAGCGCGAGTCAAGAACGGCAATGATCGTTTTCTCCACTCCGCTGCCGGAATTGACATAGCGCCTTAATGTGCGCGCAGAAGGACGCTGGTCTCCCGCTCCAGTTTCCTTTCCATGCTCAGTGGGAACCCCCCGTATCAGATCCGGGACGTCTTTGGTCAGGAAACTTATTCCTGTATGTACAAGCACTCCTGCGCTGAACGCCTTCAGAAGCCCGTACAGCAGCCCTATGAGGGAAAGCCTCTCCCCTCCTTTCACAAGCCCAATCCACCGTCCCATGCGAGACCAGAGGGAAGACTTGGCCGCCGCTGGCGCCACAACCGGCGCGACTCCGGCGGCCCACGCCACAAGCAGATCGTCCATTTCAAACATGCCATTCTTGGACATTAGGCGTCGCTCGAAAACAGCCGACTTGCCGCGGATCCGGGATATGATGCTGTCGACGGTTCCCTTGGCGCTTTCGTACAATGACGAATCGCTTACCTGCGGCATCTTGCTTCCGCCAAAGCCAAGCATTTTGTCTATCATGGATCCGACCGTTCCGAGTCCGATGCCTAGGAGGCTTTCAGCTGCGCCAAAAAGCACGGCAAGCATCCTGTGCCCGGAAGCCCACAGCAGACCTGTTCCCATGTATTTGAACAGGGTCTCAAACGGCTTGCGACGCAAGCTAATGCTGTCTATCTGCTCGCCGAAGCGAGACATGACGGATCTGACAACCTCTCCGGCGCCGGCTTCCTTAACGAGTGCGAAGCTACTGCATTCCGGCGAGCTGCTGACGCAGGTAAGGCTCATTGCCAGTCATCTCCTCCCATTGGCTGTACGCACTGGTATACCTCCAGTCACTTGGACCGACCACATCGTACAGTTCAGACAGGAACTTTGATGTCTTGTCCTGCAGATAGCCGAGATACTTCAGGGCGCTTTCCTTCGCCCCCGCCCCGGCAGCGAAGTCCTTTGAGCGGCGCGGGGCTATCTTGTGGGAGAACTGCATGAACAGGTTGGGGTTTCTCGCCACTCTGGCACCACCCCACATCGAGGTTATGTAATCTCCCGGAGACGCCGATCTCGCGGCGCCTGGAAATGCGCTTACAAATGCGCTCATCCTGCTCGGGTCGTTCTTGAACATTTCGGTCACCCAGCCTCTTCTCGGCATTCTTGCTGCCTGCTGGCCGCGCCCTCCTAGCATGGGGCTGTATCCCAGCCCCTCTCCTTCGCCACCTTTGCCATATCCCGTGCCTCCGCCAACATCGTAGCTCGGGGGAACGTCGCCGCTGCTTCTCTGCAGCTTTGCCCTGAGACCCCTCACGGCGGCAAGGCGCCGCCTTACGGCGGCCGGGCCCTGCTGGTAGTACAGGCCCATGTAGTTCGGATGGCGCGCGTCCCTGAGGGTGTTCTCGTATGCGTCCAGAAGCTTGACGGCCGCCTTCAGGTTCTCTGGCGACATGATCCGCTTGCCCGACACGCCGCTGGCTTGCACCTTCGCCAGAGCGCGCATGAACATGACAGGATCTCGCATGGAGCTTGCCGGAACCTCCACGCCCTCGGCGAGCTTGACGGTTCCGCTGAGCCCCGGCGACCGCCCTGCCATTGACAGGTACTGCGCGGCCCGCATGGCTTTCTGGATGGCACCCGGACCGGGCTGCCTGGCAGGGGAGGCTCCGCCTATGTCGTATTGCGGGCTGCCGCCGGCAGCCTCAAGAAACTTCTTGCGCAGGACCTGGTTCCACACCTTGGCGGTTTCCTTGCCCCACTTGCCGTCCGGCTTCCCCGTTTTGAAAGTCGTCGGCATCATGCTGCGGTATCCTGCCTTGGCCATCATGACCTGTAGGCGCGCCACATCGGCGTCGTACTGTACTCTCGGCCTACGTCGCTGGCCGGTCGGCACCCTCCTGGGTTTTCCGGTAGCCAATTCTGGCAGACCTCCCGACTGGCCCTTGGGCTGCTGCGGAGCAGTCTGCGCAGGCTTCTCGGCGAGCTTTCTGATGAGATCGCTTCTGTTGCCGGCCTGAACCGCTATGGCTCCGCGCTGCACAAGCTGCTTGATGTATTTTCGGACCATGTTCCTTTGCTTGACTACCGTCGCATCAGACATCTTGTCAACCTGGGACAGCTCTTTCTGAATCCATTTGAAAAGGGAATCCAGCCCGACATGGCGTTTTGAAAAAGCGCTTAGCAGCTTCTCATCGTCCTTGGGGTTGCGAAGGGCGTTCCGGAAGCGGGACAGCAGACTCTTGTACTTCGCCTGGGCGCTTGTCGCATCGAGCATTTTTACGGCAGACGGAGAAGCGCCGGGCTTGCTTGGCGCTTCTTTTTCCTTTGCCTTGATGCCAAGATACTCCAAAGCCTTGTTTCTGTTTCCCTTCTCCAGCGCGCCTACGGCCGCAATGATCGAATCGGCCGTCGCCTTGAAATCGTCGTAAAGAGCGTTCGGCGAGTTGTCGTCTTTTACGATTTCGTAGTATTCGCCTATTGTCTTGAACACGCCCGTCATCTGCCGAACAGAAACCGCAAGCTTGCTCATTTTGCCGCTTTTGAGAAAGCTGCCTATGTTGACGGCCCACCACGCGAGCGCCTCTTTTGCGTCGTCGGCAAACTGGTCGTATTCCTGGCAGTTCCTTTTCCTGCTGCCGAAATTCCAGGATATCCAGTAATCCTTTTCGCGCTCCGACGGACCAATCCAGTGCTGGTCCTCAACGGCCCCCTCTATTTTGGCTGCCTTGCCGCTCAGAGAGCGTATCTTTTTGGCGAACGCCACCCTAAGCTCGGTATCGTCACCGACCTGCTTAGCTTTCCTCTCAATGTTATGCAGTCCGGCGTTACCGACGAAAGGGAGCGACGCCCTCCTCTCGATGTCCCTGAGAGCCTTGTCTACCGACGCGACAGCATTCGCCTTGCCCTCGCCCTCCAGGCGGTTGGCCAGCGAAACGAGCTGCCGCACCACGAACGCGTACTTGCCGGTCGGCGCCTTCGTCGCCCGCTCGATGTTCTTCCTCTGCTCCTCGACGATCGTCTCCACCTTTCCGCCCTCGTCGGCGGCGGGAGCCATCGTCGGACCTCCGCCGGGGTGGGCTTTGTCGATCAGCTGCTCCCCGGTCTCTCCAGTGATGTCGTACAGCCTGTCCAGAGCCGCCTTGTAGATGGCCAGCTGCCTATCGACTGCCCGCGCAGCCTTGTGCTCCCCCATCTTTTCAAGGTCGCCGGCGAGAGACACCAGGTCCAGCGCAACGGAAGCTCCCTTGCGCCTCTGAAGCTCAATGATCGCCCTCTGCTGCGCCTGCTGCGGAGTCAGCCTGCCGCGCGACATCTCGACCAGCTGGCGCGCCCTGTTTCTGACAAACGCCTGGTCGGGTCCGGAAAGCTGCGCGTACGGCGAAGCCGTTGGCGCGGTTTCCGGCTGGCGCGGCTGCACCAGATGCTCAGGAACCACATCCGGAACCTCGTCCCCCTTCATCCAGTCCGGGAGCTTCGGCTGGAACGCCTGCTGTTGCGGTTTGCGCTTGGCAAGCTCTTCAGCCGAAGGGACGGGGACGGGACGTCCCGCAAGGCCTTCGGGAATGTGCTCGGCCGGCATGTCCTGCGCTACGGAAACTTTGCGCCCATCGTGTCTGCTCATCATATTCTCCTTGGCATCGCCAAACCTTTCGAGTTGCGAATCGCGCGCGTCGTGAGCTTTCGACTGCCAGGCAAAAGGCGATGATCTGCCCAGATCAGCAGGCTGCTGACCGGACTGCTGTTGCGTAGTTTGCCGTTCGGTTTGCCTTGGTGCCGGCTTTTCGCCATATTGCATTACATGCAAAAACCACTCAAGGTTTCCTTGATCCGGAGGATTTTTCGGTCCCTTATTAGCCAAAGCCGTGTTTCCTATGTCTTTCATGAACCTGTTCCATGCCTTGGCAGTATATCTTCCCCAGAAACCGTCAGCACCGGTGGGTCCCAGTATTGCCGGGTTTTTGAACCAGCGCACCAAGTACTTCTGAACCTTGACCAGAGTTGGATTTCCTGTCCTCCTTGTTTTTCTTTTAGTAGAATATGGGGCACGCTCAATAACGGGTTTGCCAAATTCCACATTTTTAACATTCGATAAGCGTGCGTGCGTCTGCTGAAGTTGTTTGAAATTCTGCGGTTTAGCAAAATGTTCAATCAGAGGGCCGTATTTCTTCGTCCATGATTTTACATCCAAGCCGCCAAGTAATTTGCGTTTGTCTGGAATGGGAAGTTGGTTCCAGAGCTTCGTAATTTTCCGCACCAAACCCGGATCCACTCTTTTCTGTTGTTTCGGTCCACGCTTCTCGTCGAGTTTTCTGGCATCTCTTAGTACATCTTCCATGTTGTATACTTCGGCAGACTTGATAATATTTTCGACACCCTCAAGGCCGGCAAGAACCCTATCTAGGTTGCTGTCACCAAGCATTTCTACAGCCGCGCGGTATTTTCCGCCGGATTCTTTTGCCTCATGCCTGGAGGCGGCGTGCCGGACAACATCCAGCGCGCGCCTCACGTCTCCGCCTTCGGGCACCGGCAGCACATGCTCCAGAGATACATTGGAAGGCAGCAGCGCCCCAACGGAATTGACCTTTTCGCGCACAGCGTTTTCAAGCCCGGGATCTGCTTTCTCCTCAACTACCCAGCCCATGTCGGACGCTATTTTTTCAAGCTCCCGTATGACTACGCTTTCGCTAGCTTTGATGTGGCGCATCGCTGTCCTCCTCCTGCTGCTGCTGCTTGTTCACTTCGTATTCGGCCGCCTTCTCCATGAGTGACGTCGCCAGCCTGAACGAAGACGTCGCCAGGACATTCTCATTCTGACGCAAAAAACCGTCCCCCATGCGTGCAATGCGCTGGGCAACGGCTCTGATGTTCTCGCAGATGGGTTCGATTTCCTTGAGCGTGCACTCAACAGCATGGGCTTTCTTGATCATCCCGGCATCTGCCAGGTTGTACGCCATAGCCTTTAGGCCTTTTTTGACCGCGGCTGTTAGTCCATTAAGCTCCCCGACTCCGATCCCCGCGTCGTCCGCCCTCTGCTCGTCGGCGGGCTGGACCGGCTCCGGCTGCTTCTGCTCCAGCTCCGGCTCTTTCTCTTCCGCTTCAATCACAATCGGCTGAAACGCCTCGGGCGGCGGACCGTCCAGCACACCGGTTTCTTTGGCTATTTTCTCCAGCTCCGCCATGACTTCGCTGGCGTCCCACGCCATGCGGTCTTCGCGTGCAAAAGACATGCGCGCCTCCTTATCCCCACAGGAACTGCAGCGTGTTGATCATCGCGCTGGGAGGACCCGTTACGATGCCCACCGGAGGATGCTGCGGGGTTATCTGCTTTGAAGTTAGCTGCCCGTTCTCGTTCACATACAAAGTGGCGTTGATCGGGTAGCGCTGCGTCGGGTCGAACTGGTCGGTCTCAAATATTCCGCGGCAAAACCACAGCGTCACGCGGTTGCTGCCAAGCGTCGTGTCGTCGCCCGGAAGGTCGGGCACCCTGGACACATAGCTTGAGATGACCTTTATGCTGTCGGGAATATGGTCCCCGTCTAGGTCGAAGTTCAGCTCCGTGCCAGCCGGAGCCGTAAGGATGCCGTTTATGTGGTTCAATTCCAGGTTTTCAACATCGCACACGAAGCTGGACGGGACTATCTGCGAGTCCGGCAGCTCCTGCTTTGCCTCAGCCACAGTGTAGTACCGGCCGTACGCGTCCTGGACGCCCACGGCCGGTATGACCGTCACCACGTCGATGCTGGGCGTGGTGAAGGCGGCGGTGCGGACGTCGTCTATGATGCCGAAAGGGGCAGTTCCGTCAGACAGCCCTGCAACCACTTGGTTTCCAACGACCTTTAGCTGGCCGATGTTGCCCGGCTGGAAAACGGAAGTACTGTCTACCGTATAGCTGGTCGACAGCGCGTTGCCGATCTGAATGAGCCTCAATACCATTTCTGATGCCTTTCCCACAGCCAGAGGAGCTGCGAACTAGCCCGAAAGCCTTTCGCCCAGATGCGAAAGGGCAATGTCCAATGCGGACGCGGCTTCCTCATGCCCCATCTTGTCGAGCCTGTCGGCGATCCTGATCAGTGTGTCGGCTTCCGCCTTTAGAACAAGGTCCGGAGCCGTCAACTCGGCGTCAGCGCCTGGCATTGCAACTTCGGCTTCCACGCCCTTTTCAGCGAGGTTTCCGAGAGCCATGGAAACTGCATCGGCAACATCCGGGGCGCCTGCGGCGTCGGCAAGGTCTGCCACGCGGACAAGCGATCCGGCAATCGCCACAAGTTCGTCGCCGGAGGCCTTCTTTTCAAGAACACCGCTGTCCTCAAGCAGAGCAACCATTCCTGCTACAATCTGGTCCGAGTTTTTCATGACGGCCTCCTACTTCTTTCCCTTCTTGACCTTTGGACCGCTCTTTCCCGGTCCGTGGACTCCGGTCGGCTCTTTGAGGTACTTTTTCGGCAGCTTGTCGATAGCCGTACGCGCGGCGTATTCTTCGGCGTCCTTCTTTTTCATGCCTTTTTTCTTGGCGGTTTCCATAGCGCCCTCATAGCGCTTCCGGAAGGCTTCTTTGTCCTTGCCGTCAGGAAGAGCCTTCAGCCACTCCTTGTAAGAACGCCCGGGCTTTCCGTCTCCGCCCTTTCCGTTCTTCTTGCCCTTTTTGGCGGCAGCAATCGCAACTTTCGGGCGGCTGTCGGAAAGGTTGGAAATTACAGCGTCGATCTTGTCGGCCACTCCGGCGAATCCGGATTTGTCCAGCGCTCCAGCCACCTTCGAAAGGCGTTCTACTGCGAAATCGATTGCAATCGCCAGCTGAATGTCTCCGGCGTCGCATGCCGGAGCCTCTTCTCCGGGCTTTTCCGCAGGCGTTTCGGAAACGGCATCGTCCGCCACAAGCCCGTCGTGAACACACGGACCGTCCGCGACATAACAGCCGCACGGTTTCTTCTCTCCCTTGTCTTCAGCCTTTTGTTCCAGAGATGCCGTGCGATAGAGTCCGGCAAAGCTCTCGTCTTCAAGAATGCCAGACATCGCGGCAGCAATGTCGTTGGCATGGTAGGACTTCAGGGTCATTGTTCAAGCCTCCTCACAGGCATCATTTGCATCCAAGCTCCCGCTTTCTGTCGGCGACAGCCATCATTCCTTGGTCGGTCTTGTCAGCCAGCTTTCCGCTGGCCACATATTTCTGGTTTACCGCTTCCACTTCCGCGCAGCTGCGCGCCTTGGCCAGCTCTGCTATGACATGCTCCAGGCTTACAGAACCCATGCCCCATCCGGCTTTCCTGCTCATTTTCAAGGCGTCGACCATCGCGGCCGCTATTTCATCAGCGCTGCTTTTCATCGGCAGTTTGACTCCTTATTTTTCCGGTGTTAAGGATGAGCATGCCTTTCTTCGGCTTGTAGCCGAGCCATTCGAGCAATGCGTCTATCTCATCGTCGGTGATGTCGAAAGGCTTCAGGTCGCGTTCAAGCTCCAGTCGCACTTCGCGCTTGCTCTGCATCGGGCACTCCTTTTTATGCTATGGAACATCCGGGGACCATAAGGTCCCCGGACATCCGGTTTTCTACCAAATTCGCTTCAGCTGGCTGGCAAGCGACACTGCGTCATCAGCCATGGCAGCATGGCCGCCTTCTCCGACTTCGTTCTGAACTCCGACCTCGATCGCCTTTCCGGCACTCGCGGTTCGGACCGAGCCTCCGGTTCCGGGGAACCGGTCGATGGACTTCTTGAAAGCCTCGAAAGCCTTGTCGTCGAACTCCATCAGCTCGTGAACCTGGGTGTGCAGATCGTTCTGACCGTCAATCATGCCCTTGTCCTGCATTTCAAGAGCAACATCATAGGCCCTAGCCAGTTTGATCCGGTATGTGTCGGCATCGGCGCTCGCCTTCTTCTGGACGAACTCCTTGGTCAGCTCCTGACCGAACTGCTTGCTTGCCTGGTCGCCTTCGCCGAAGTACTGGCTCCAGTACTTTGCGGCTTCCGGATCGACGGCAAGAGCCTTGAGCTTCGCCTCGTCGCCAAGATCGGCTTCAATCAGCGCACCGGACTTCAGCAAGTCACCGACGCGCTCGACAGCCTCGCGCACCGGAGGAAGGCTTTCGACTGCTTTCATGATTTTGGCCTTGATCTCGTCGATGCGTTCGATCTTGTGCCCCTCGTCGGAAGGAGAGGTGTCCAGACCCTCAAGCGAATAACCGCCCTGCGGATGCGCGGCAGGAACCATGTCTGTGTCCATGTCAGCGGCAGGGTCCAGCTTCAGCTGGTAGTCGCCAGCAGCCATTTTCTCCATGTCGGACGCCAGCTTCTCGCGCCATTCCCTGCGCTGCGCAGCATCTGCCATCAGACCGCCGTCAAAAGCGTCAAGCTCCGGCTCGTCCTCGAAGTCCTCTTCGCCTTCCTCATCCTCTTTCTTTTCCTCTTCCTCGAACTCAGACAGGAGCTTGGCAAGAAGCTCATCGTCGTCGTCCTCGGCAGCGGGCTCCGGAGTCTTCTCTTCGGGACCGAGGGGAATGTCGTGCTCCTTCTCCTCCAGCTCCTCAAGAGCCTCGACGCGTTCGGAAAGCCCTTCGGCCTCTTCGGCGCCAAGCGCAATTCGCACCATCCGGCGCCGCTTTGCGGCGCGCGCTTCGAGCATGCGCTCCAGCTTCAGCTCCGCTTCGCTCTTCTTGTCTTCCTTCTTGTCGTCTTTCTCGTCTTCTTTCTTATCCTCTTCCTTCTCCTCTTCTTTCTTATCCTTCTTGTCTTCCTTCTTCTCGCTTTCCTCTTCCTTGCCTTTGCCCCTCTTCCTCTTCATGAATGGGGGCAGGTCCTTATCTTTATCGTCTTCCTTCTCTTTCTTGTCGTCGCCTTCTTCTTCCTTGGCAGCTTCAAGCACGAGCGCGGCGTCCTTGCGAAGCTCGCCGCACGCGTCCAGCGATTCACGCGCAATTTGCACCAACTCGTCGCGCGCTGCTACCTCTTCCTCGCTCTTGGGCTGCAGTTTCCTTCCAAGCGTCTCGGACAGGAGCGCCAGCTCGTCGCCGGAGTTGTCGAGACCCTCGATCAGCTCAGCTACGCGAATTTGCATTTCTGACGAAGCGGTTGCCGGGACGGTTTCCTCGATAGGAGGAAGTTCCTCCTTTCCCTTGGTTGCCACGCCTTCTGAACCCAAAAGGCTCTTCAGGTGCGCAAGATCCTCTTCGACTTTCTTTAGCGCATCATCCACCTCGTCCTTGGTCTTTTCTGCGTCAGCCGGCTCCTCGCCTTCGGAAAGCGCGGGCTCTTCGGCCGGAAGCGGAGGCGCCGGAGGCGCTGCGGCTTCGGGAGCCGGAGGCGCTGGAATCGGGGGCTGCGCCGTCACGATGCGACCGGTCAGCTCGTAAGCCACTTTGCTAAGCCCCTTGTCTCGAAGTTCGGCCATCAGCCTTCTGCCGTAGTCCTTGGACGAGAAGAAATCCCAGTACTGTCCCAGGAACTCGCCGTCGTAGGCCTCTCCGCCCTTGACGGTCATGACTTTCTCGCCGTCGGCATACACGTCCCAGCGGCTGGCCTGCTTGTTGATATCGGACTTTTCATGGTTTGCGAAAACCTTTATGAACTCAGCGCGCAGATCGGCGCGAAGCAGGCGCTTGCGAAGAGCCTCCTCGTTGCCGTAGCTCTGGTAGCCTGGATGGACTCCGTCGTTGCCGGGCTCCATTCCCTGACCCTCCATCTGTTTGTCGCCATCAGTCTTGAGGCTGTCATTCATGGGGTCGACAGGATAGGTTTGCGGCTCATTGACTCCGCCGCCACCCTGCCAGTACGCCTGGCTCAGAAGGTCGGCCGGATCGACCGGCTCATCCGGATCGTGATCGTCGTCCGCCGACATGGCAGGCTTCGGAATCTCCTTGAGCTGCGTTACGTTTCCGCTCACATCGCGCTTGTACACATTGTTCCCGTCGGAGAAAAACTTATCCTCGCCCTGGCTCAGAAGAGCCTCGCGGCGCAGCCTGCGCTGCTCCAGCTCGGCGCGGGACAGCTTTTTCTTCAGCTCCAGCTCGTTACCGTAGCTCTGGTATCCGGGATGCAGTCCGTCGGACCCGGGCTCCAGGCCCTGTCCATCCATCTGCTTGTCTCCCTTGGTCTTCAGCTGGTCGTTCGTCGGATCGACCGGATAGGTCTGCGGGTCGTTGACTCCGCCGCCTCCCTGGTGGTACGCTTTCTTGTCGAACAGCGCGCGACGGGCGCGAGCCCTCTCTTCAAGCTTGGACATGTTGTTTTCCTCCTTGTTTGTCCTGCTGCTGGCGGTTGCTCGGATGCTCCCTGGCATGTCATGCAACGCCTTCTCCATGGCATCCAATCTGCTCTGGATAACCAGAACCTGGGCACCCAAGCCCATTTCGGCGAGACGCGACTCTCGCCCGTCAAGGGACCAGTGCGGCACCGGCCCGCTGGAATGGGGGTCCTGCGTGGCATCGCCCCTTCCCCCCGTCATGGCGTAGTTTCCCGCCATGCCGTAGGGAGTGTTTGCTTCGGAAACCGCCGGCGCCCGTCCAGCTTCGGACGCTGCCGGTGTGCCCGCCTCTCCGGCGGCAAGCTCTCCAGGCGACATGTCTTCCGAAAGCTCCTGGATCAGCTGCCTGTTGGCCATCGACTTCGCGTCGGCGGACGCGTTCGGGCTGTCGATGACCGCCATGAGGTTCCTTATCTTTGTGCTGCTCTCGTCGTCGAGAGCCTTTTTTGAAATCGCAGAGCCGGCCAGCGAAAGCTGGCGCTTCAGTTCCCCTATCTCGTTCTCAAGCCTGTCCACCTCGCCAGGGACAACACATCCGGCCGTTCTGAGCTGCTCCACCTGGTTGACCTTCTCCTTGGAATACTTGTTCAGGCTTGCGATCACGCTGCGCAGCTTGGCGCCGGGATCGGCGCCAGTCACGACAATGCTCAGCTCGATTGGCGACAAGTCGATGTTGATCTCGCCGTAAGTCGTCTTGCCCTTTACATGGAGACAGTATTCGGCTTCGGTGCGCGCAATGTTGCCGCATTCGAAGCAGATGGACTTACCGACTGCAGTACCCATGGACACATTTGTCGCATAACCGGTGGAAACTTTCCTTGCAAGATCCGGATAGTTTATCTTGTCCAGTGCGCACAGCGCGACGACGCGCTTGTACTTGTCGTCCCAGTATGTGTCGACGACCAGGCCGCGCACGCCATCTACGGAACTGCTCTGATGGTCCTTACAAAGCGGTCTTCCGACCCACAGGCGATAAGCTTTCTTCAGTTCCGATTCGGGGAATATGTCACCGTTATTGTTTTTGTATGGCAACACATTGGGATCGCTACATTTCCATTTCCATGACCCTTTTTTGTCAATAATCCATTCCGAAGTCAGCGGTTTTCCGTTGCTTCCGAGCTTCGGCTCGCCCGTAGCTTGGTCGACCAATGCGGCTTCGCCGCTGTGCATCATTACGCATGAAAAATATACAAAATCATTGGCTTTTGGAGCCACTTTCTTCAGGGCGGCCACCTTGTGTAGAAACCTGCTGCGAACCAGATCGTCGGCAAGCGCAATATCTGGAGTATGAATCTGGTCGGATGTGAATTGCGATTCCGCAAATTTCACAATCGTCATGGCATTTTCGCTCCTTTTTTCAGGTTTTCTGCGGCGGTAACCCATCGGTGATTTTCCGGAGCAAACGCTTTCTTGATTTGCTCTGGATCGTCAAAGTCGAAAAAACTAAGCGGAACGATATGGTCTATGTGCCAGTCTCCCCACTTCCCAGGACAAGAACCAAGATGCTCGCATATGGCCCTGTAGTCTATCCCGTATTCATCCGACTTTTTAACCTTGCCGTGTTCGGAATATGACCTAAAGGCGTGGCGCAGCCTTACTCTCAGCCGCCTTATCACTTTCAGCGCAGGGTCAGCCTCTTCTCGCCTCTTGCAGTAGCAGCTTGGGCAAAGCTCCGATATGCCCCTGGTCTTCAGCATTCTCACTTTTCCGCAGGCCGAGCAGGCTCGTTTCGGAGGGTCATAGCATGTAATACAAAGCGGCTTGCCTTTCTTTCTCACATGTACGGCTTTTATTTTGCCGCATTTGCCGCATTTCTCTTTGGGCGTTCGATAGCAAGAAGCGCACTTTCCGTTGCCATGTATTGGTCTCACAAGTCCGCATTCTACACAGGTGGCCTCCGGAGCCACATAGCAGCTGGCGCAAATTGGCCTGCCGCTGTTCCTGGAATTTATGCGCCTGACCCGTCCGCATGATGAGCACTTTGCTTTCGGTCTGGCATGACATCGACCGCAGACTGGGTGCCCATCTGATGTTCTTGAGTGGATCTCAGCTTCTTTTCCGCACAACAGGCAAACGCCCGTTGGCCTCGAATACTGTCTCCATGCGCATTTTCGGCAAATAGGCTTTCCATCCTGCCTCTTTGCCACCCACCAGAGCCTTCCGCAACAAAAACAGGTTTCCTTTTTATGCCTGCTTTTCGAATAGCACGCCCTGCACACCGCAGGGCTCCTTACCGCAAAAGGTCTTTTGGGGACATTTCCGCATACCGAGCATTTTCTCTGCTCAGGCATGACCCTCCTCGGCAGACAGCATTCTCGGAGTCATGAATCCGCACGCGGCGCACCGAACAAGCGGTCCCGGAGACTCCGGATCCAGCTTCTTGCCGCACTTTGCGCAGCAGACGCTGCGCGCGGCTACTTCCTCAAGCGCCTCTCCGCGGTCACGGAAGACGCTGCCTATTTTCGCTTCAGAACGCTTAATGATCGCCATCATTGCCCCCAAACAGCCTTATAAGCCTTGCGCGCTTCATGATTCCCAACCTTATTTCAGCAATCGACTTTCTGCGCCTCAGCACATTTTTGTTGAAATGCTCTCGCAACTGGACATCCACCAGCGTTTCCATGCTGTTTACCAGCTGCGCTATCTTTCCGGCAAGCATAGTCAGGTTCTGCACCTGCTCCGGCGAGAAAGCGTCGAGTTCCTCCATGTAGGTTTCGACGGCGTCAGAGATGCGCTGCATCGTGTCAACAAGCGAATTCTTTATCTCAGCTGTTTCCGTGTCCTTGAGAAGCGGACTCATGAGGTCGAGCGCCTTTCCAAACTCGGGTATCAGGTTTCTGTAGTTCGACCTGACTTCGCTCTGAAACTGGTGCAGCAGATGCCGTATTTCGTACATCTGGTCCGGAACAGCCTCCGGAACCCTTTTGAGCACATTGGACAGGCGCTCGTCGTGCTGCTGCGCCTCCCCGAGCTTCTTCATGAAAGCCTGGAGCGCCTCAAGCGACATGCGCGCCGCCTGCTTCTCTTCTTCGGAGATTTCAAGCGAACGCGGAATGTTCTGCGCCGATTTGACTACTGCTGTTTCTCCGCTCATCGCCCCTCCGCATGAAAAGAAAACGGCCGTGCGGCCCTTCGGAAGAATGGTAAATTATTAATAGATTATCAATAGCTATATGCGGCACAAAATGCCGACGCAAAGGCTGCCGGACGGTTGCGTTATTGTATGTCTCCGTAATTGCTGAAGAACGGCTCAAGAGAAAACCCTTGGTTCATGTTTTCGAGCTTTCCGTCGTCCCGCAAGCCGATGGAATTCGCCGCAATGTCCTGATCGGAAGCGGTTTGCTGAACCGTTCCTCCGGGTCCGATGCCGATCAGGGAGCACGAGCACTTTGCTTTTTCGCACACGCCCGGTCCGGGCATCCCGTTCGCGCGCCATTGCTCCAGCGTGCGCATCCTGCCATGTCTCGCCCTACACGGTCCGCACGACGAGGCATACCTGTTACAAAACCATACATAAAGCCTCTTTTCGGCAGGTCCGGCAAGCCTTTTGCGCAGCATGTCGTCCAGCCTCTTACCCGCAGGGGCACTGTATTCCCTTTTTTCATCGTCCGTTTTTGAACGGCTTTTCTCGAACAGCGTGCGCAGCCGGTCGTATTTCCGGCGCAGCGCTCTACCAATCCTGTCCCACAAAGCCGCATGGCGCAGAATGGCATCTACGCGATCGGCCTCCTCCGGCATTCCCGCAGCATCCAGCTCGTTTGCAAGCCTGACAAGCGGGGGCGCAATGTTGTCCGTCATCTGCCGCCGCCTTCGGTGGCTACGGGGATCGACCGTATGCCGTAAGGATTGCTCATGAACGATCCCGGTCCGCTGCTGTATCCCTGGTTTTCAGTGTTAAACTGCAGGTCTGCTGGCGTTGGCTCTATCAGATTCTGCTCAATGTGCTCGTTTCTTGTCTGTTTTCTCAGCGCGTTCCTTATGTACGATGTGTCAAGCGGAGGATGGCGATGCGATTCCGGGTCGCATGAGCATGTGTCCACGAACCTGTCGATCATGTCCACGAACATATCCTTGAATCCGTACGCTTTTGCTTCGCGGTACGCAAGGTCGCATGGCCAGCCGGATTCCGTGCGATGCCTGGCAACGATTCCACCTGTGCGGTCGGCACCGTGTAGACAGTGTACATATGTCGGAGACTCAGACAGGAAACCGGAAACGCTGGGTCCCATCAAGGTCCACCCCTCGTCAGCCGGCGACCCGTGCTCAAACGGAAGGGGAACATGCTCCAGCCCTAGGTTTGCGCACCAGCCGGCAAGCTCCGGAAATCTTGTGTCCAAAGACACAATGCGCCTGATGCCGAGTTCGTCCCGCAAGGCTTTGAGCTGGTCTTCGCTGTCCGGCAGACCTCCCCTGCATAGGCAGTGCGGCTGCTGCGACACCATGCCGAAATTCCTAGGAAACCTGTCGAAGTTCCTGTGCCCCAACTGCGACCTCAGCATCGCAAGCGTTAGGCGGTCAAGCCTTCCGGTGGGTTCGATTCCGCGGTCCGCTTGCCATTCTGCCAGCCTTTCCCGAAAGCATCCGTCTCCGATGCGGGCACCAAGCGTGTCGAACATATGTCCAAGCATGCGACCGACACCGCGCCTGCGGCATGCGCGCGCATTGAAAAACGCAGCGTCGTCGTCCGCCCTGAGTTCGGGATATATCCGCTTCAGCGCCTCCCTGCTCTTGGCTTCCGCTTGCGGCTCGCCATGAAACGGCTGCGCCATCATCTGCTCTTCAGTCCGCTCGTGCTCCCCGATATGTCCTGCCTCGTGCCCTATCACCTCGACGATGGCCATTTCCAGCATTGCGTTGTAGTCCGCCTGGCTTGGCTTAGCGCCCTTAAGGGCGCGCTTCATAGCGTTTTCTATCGATCCCTTGAAAAGGTGTATTTCGCGCGGGTCCTTCCCGGGCCCCGACTGCACATGCCCGAGATGATCGGAGCTTCCAGGATATACGGTTATCTTCTTCACCTGCCTGAGCAGACCTGGATACTTGCTTTTGATGCGCTCGACAGCCGCTCTTACGGCCGGGTCCCAAGGCATAACAACGACATTCTGCGCATGTTTGCAAAGGGGCGGGTTTTCGGACGCTGTGGGCTCGAACGACCTGCCCTTTCGCCCTTTCCCGACCTGCGGAAGCATTGTGGGCGGGGACGGGTAGTGTACGTCCCTGACGCCTTCCAGGGTACGCCCGACCTCGTCGATAACCTGCTGGACGAAAAACGGGTTCAGACCAGCAAGGATGTTCCTCGTAAGGCTTATGGACTGTCCTATTGACGCGCTTGGCGGCATCTGCTTGAGACCTATCTGCCCAGCCGGAAGCCGCATGATCTTTCCGCGGATCCTGGACAGGTACCGCCTCTTGTTCTTCTGCGGAACGCGGAACAGGAGAAAGTTAATGATTTTTGTGATGGATTCCGCCGTTCTTTTTACGGGGTCCATGGGGCTCTGAGCCTCCTTTACGACCCCATGGGCGACCTTCCGGTTGTTCGCGGACATGGAACTATTCAGTCTCCCCGTAGCCCGGAGCAGCCGTGTAGCCGGGCGACTTCTCGTATTCGTTCAGCTGGCGCATCAGGTTCTGGGACATGTGCCATACGCCCGTCAGCGCTTTCCACCAGCGACGCAGCCTGCTCATCTCCCTGCGATCACCTTCCATCTGCGCCCTGTTGTATTTTGCCTGTATGATCTTGGCGACCTTCGGTCCCTTGACCTTCAGCATTGTGTATAGCGCCCGTCTGGCTGCTGCTACTTCACCCTTGCGACCCATTTCTGTATATTTCGGGTCTGCCTGCGGAAGCGCCCAAGCTATGAATCCGTACATGTCCCTCATCACTTCCGGGGGCGGGAACTCCCATACTAGCTTCTGGTCCGCCAAGGTTCCGCTAGCCGCCGGCTTGGGAGCCTTCTTTGCCTGCTCGCTCTTCGCCTTGCGCAGCACATAGTTTAGAGCATACTTCCACGCCTCCTTCCTATCCTTGCCGAGGTTTATGAGATTTTCCGACATGCTGTGTACAAACTGCTGGTCTTCCTGACTAAGCTCTCCGTATGTCGAAGGTCCCTTTGCCTGTTTGGAAGTGTTCTTTCTGCCACCCGCATCAACGACGCCAGGAACACTCCCAGCACCGACATTGACCTCTGTTGCCCCGGCAAGCGCACGCGCAAGAAGGCCGCTGTTCTCCTCTCCCTGTCTTTCAAGCTCCTCTGCAAGAGCAATCAGAGTCTTTTTCATTTTCATTCCCTCGCTGAACAAGTCCCGGACCAAGTCCGCCTCGATGCGCTCTATCACAATGTCGCCGGGCGATATCTCGGCTCCTTCGATTTTCTTCCATGAATACCCGCCGCCAACTTCATAGACGCCCGGGGGTATGTCCACAACGCATGCTTCGCTGCCGTCGTATGCCACGATCCATTCATGATCGTTCCCAGGCTGGGACCCGTATGTCGCATCGACGCCCTTAAGGCGGTCGTACACCACTTCAACCATGGCGCGCGAAACTTCGTCGCACGCGCCGCCGCCGCCGAAAACCTCGTCGATCCCCTCCTCGTCCTGCTGCCATTCGTCGACTACTTTCTGTGCCGCGCGAGCAAGCTCGGGACGCAATGCCTCAAGCCGGCCTTCAAGGCTCATGCTATTCCTCTTCCGACGGTCCCACGGAAATCTTGGATGCAGCGGCAATTTTGGCAAAGCACCACTTGTAGTATTCCTCGAGCTTGGAGACGACCGACCCAACCTTGGTCTCGGATCCGCTGTGCTGCAGGACCTTGTCCAGCAGCCGCATCATGTCAGCCGTCATGCCCGAAAGCGCGCCCCTCAGCTCCTCGGACATTCCCGCAAGCGCCCTGATGTCGACCCCGCGCATGTTGTGGATGCTGTCGGCTACGACATCGTAGGTCTCCTGGTCGTCTTCGGAAACGCCGAACTCTCCGAGCGCTGCGGATTCCGCCATTTTGCGCATGCGCTCGATGGCAGCCGTCTTCTTGTACATCAGGCGATCCATGGCGTCCGCCGCCTCGAAGTGGCCGTCGCAGTCAAGCTGCTCTGCCATGCGCGCAAGCTCGCCCACCTCTTCGGACTCCTTTCCGAACGACACCTCGTCTTCAAGCAGCTCCATAATCGACCGCTCTGCATTCTGCCGGCTCATGCCGGCTTCGGCGAGCAAGCGCACGGCGTCTCTAACAGCCGTAGCCGCATCGGCAAGGCGGTTGTGCAGGTCCGCCTCAATCACCCTGGCTTTCTCTTCTGGTTTCATTCCTTGTCCCCTGCCTTGTTGAAATAGTCCCACCAGCTTACAAACCCCTTCGGCACCTTGCAGCCCGGCGGCGGCGGGGCGAGAAACCCCGTCTTCAGCACGCAGCGCAACTCGCGCATTTTCCTGTGCTCGAAGCTGTCATCGCCCACCGCACCTTCGTTCCATATGCGCCGCAGTTCAATGGCCGTCTTGTACATTCTGTCAGCCGTCCTTACGAAAGATCCGCCAATGCGCCGCGACATGGCGAAAACCTCCATGTCCGGGCACTCTCCGCACTCCCTTCCAGATTCGACGTCTATGATGTCCGGCACCGCGGCATCCACCTTTTCGGCAAGATCGTGCTCGCCCCTTTTCTCAAGCAAGGATACGATCTTCCCGATTCTCACCGACGCCGGATTTCCGTCGTCAAGCCCCATGGACACAACGGTTTCCACGCATGCTTCGACAGCGTCCGCAAGATGAAGCATTCCCCTGCTGTCCATCTCGTCTGCGGCTTCAAGCAGCCTGTCCAAAGCACCATGGCTCTTGAAGAAATATATTTGACCAAGGCGCTTCTTGGCTTTTTCCTTGCTGTTGTAGCAGCCAAAAACCTTGTGCTTGCCGCCCTTGCCCTTCTTGTGGCCGATAACGCACCATTTTCCCTTGCGCTTCACAATGCGCGCTAGCTTGATAAGCATGCTACGACTGACCTCTCCTTCCGCCTTGCGGCCGTCCGGTCACTGTAGCCCGCACAGCTCGGTAATAATTAAATCCCGGCCGCCACATGGCTTGTATCTCGCTGCACGCAATCCATACGGACCCCTGCCCGGCAATTTCCAGCTCCAGGACTCCGTCCTGTACGCAAGCCACTTTCCCTTGAAAAAACTCGCGGTTGGACGTCCAATACTGGTCGAACGTGACTGTCTCGGCATCTTGCCCGAGGCTCACGCATATTTCCTCGCCTTTCATCCTGTTTTCAAGGAATTCAGCCATTCCCATGTCATTAGCCTCCGCAACATGATGCTAGGTTATTGATAGTGTTCAGGCTTCCATGTGCGCGGACAGCGGCAGCCCGTCGTCGCCATAGTTTGAATCTTCTTCGTCGATATCCTCATCAAGCCTAATCTTCCTGATGCCGCCAAGGTCTTCATTGTTTGCTATGGCGTACATCATGTCCCTTACCTGCTGGGTGTTGAGTGCAACATATACGCCTTCATAACTATACGGAATACCGTAGTGCTTTTTTAAGCCAGGCAGAAAGCCGCGCATTCCGTTGCTGTCCAACAACGACACCTCAACTTCGGAATAAAGGTCGCTGGCACCGCCTGGCGTTGAATAGGTGTCCGGTCCGGCTATTACCGAAACAACAAGATATTTTGCGCCGCCATGGACATATGGAAACCTACATAATGCTTTAAATCCGCCTGACTTCCTCTTTGTGGTCACGATATCCTGGCCTCCAAGTCTGCTCATGAGGTTTTCCACATCTTGTAGACCAAATCTGTCTGCGAAGCGCGGAACGGACATGGTCTGCTCCTGCTCCCGTTTTTGCTTTTCAACATCGGGCTGATGCTTTATGTCCGACCGATGTTCCTCTTTTTGCCGAACATCCATGAAACCCTGTTCGCGCAGAAGTTCCTCTTCGCTTTTTGGCTTCAGAAAAGTACCTTGACCCGGCTGTAGTTTGTGGCTGACTTCCCGGAAGGATGCCGCATTCGGTTCTTCGTATGGTTCAAACCAATATGGTTTGCGTTTCCAGTCCGCCTTGGCGGAAAGCGGTGGGTCGTCTTCCGCATCAAGCGCAAATGAGCCTATTTTGCCGTCCCCCAGGTAGTCTGGCTCGAGCGATGGAATGAGATACTGCCTTCGCAATGTGCCCGCCTGGTGCCCCACCCTGTCTGCGGCAGACTCAAGCGCCTTGTTGAACTCTTCCTTGAGCTTCTTCTTTTTCTCGCCCTCGTCGGACGGCAGTTTTCCCTTGCGCTCCTTCTTAAGCGCCCTGACCATTTCGGAATTTGCATGCAGTCCGCGAATGTCCTTGGCTGAAACGCCGAACTGGCTCAGATATGCGTTGATCGCCTTGGGCGTGACGCTGTATCCCTCGCCCGCAAACAGGGTGTCGTTCTTCTTTTTGCCCTTGCACAAATCCCTGATGAGCTTGGCGGGCTTTCCCGTCACCTTGCGGTCCTGCTTGACGCCAGTCTTTCCGACATATCTTATATGCATGCCATCGGAACCGGAAGACACATGCTTGACCATCCATGTCGTAAGCCCGTAATGCTGCATCTCGTCGGCCGAATTCCTATTACCCACGCGCGAATATGTCTCGTCGATGACTGCCACGGCAAGGGCCGTGTTGCGCAGCTGCTTGTCGTCGCTTGCGAGATCCTTGCGCACCTGGCTGCGCAGCTTGGACATGGTCTTGTTCAGTCGCCTGAGCCTCTTCGCCTTGTCGATGTTCCTCTTTTCGATATGCTTGTCGCTGTACACATATGTTATGTTGCCGCTGTCCTGCTTGATTTTGTCTATGTACTTGGCATTGCGCACGAACAGAGGATTTTTAGGCATTTCAACATCGTACAAGCCAAGAGCCCCCCTGACTCTGAAGGGCTCTATCTTTCTGATGTTGTCAAGCACCCACGAATTGGCTGACGGATATGATTCGCACATGGCGCGGCTCTCGTCTTCAGGCGTCATCGGCCGGCAGTCGACAAGATCGGCTATGGCAAGCGCAAAGCCGGCCGGCTCTATTTTTGGCTTGGCGGAAGACACTATGAGTAGCGGACCGCGGTATTTCGTTCCCCATGTGCGCGTCTCAATGGTTTTTCCTCCGTCCGCTATGAGACTAGCCCAAGGCTGCCTGACGGAAATGGCTTTCATTCTGGAAGCGGATGCCTTTTTCTCGGCAAATGGTTCGAATTCAGGAAGCCAAGAAATTTCCACATTGTCAGGCAGAAGAAGTTGGTTGACAGAAGCAAAAATAGAATGCCTGCCATCGTCCGGAATAACCTGTAAACGGAGACCCGGATGACTGGAAAGCGGCTTTGTTACAATGAACCATCCGCTCAGCCTTCCAGTACACTCGGGCTCGTTCGCAAAGGAAACTTCCATCCCATTCAGCCTTTCATCGAAACTCCGGCCTCTCGCACCAGAGAAGATGCCATTTTGAATATTGGGCTGCTTTTCGCCACCGCGAAGAAGTATAACAACCTTTTCCACATCGTCAGCTTTGCTGCCTGGATTATGCTCCATGATCATCCAACGCTTCCCGTCGGTCTTGAAGATCCTGTAGGTTCCCTTTTCCTTTTTTCCCTTGAGCTTGAAAACGATTTTCGATGACGAATGTTCCAGCTCGTCATAGGTTCCAGAATCATGGACAGACACTTTTCCAGCTCCGTATTCGCCCTTGGGAATCTCGCCCTCGAATGTCCGGTACTCAAGCGGATGGTCTTCAGTCTTGATTGCCAGGAGCTTCTCCTTTCCTTCGGGCATCCTGTGCTTGGGAATGCTCCATGAAGTCATCGCGCCTTCGTCGTTCTCAAGGCGAAGGTCAAAATGTTCCCCGGCGCGCTTGGCCTTGTGCCTCTGGATGACGAACCTGTGCTTGTTTTTTCCCGCCGTGGAGCCTGAAGGCTCCGGAGTATCGCCAAATTCCCTTTTGGACTTGTACGAGGAAAGCGGGTCCTTGGCGAAGGCAAAGATGTCCGGCTCGCAGCGTTCGTCGAAAGCCGCGCATGAACGCCGCCTCATTTCGACATTCCTTCGTGGTCGGCGGTTTCCTTGACGCCCCTGTACACTTCGTGCATGATTTTCATCGGCAGCCAGCCTCCACTCCACGGCATAAATACGGCTTTCACCAGCACATGGTCTCCGTCCGCCATGCCCAGCTGGTCGTTGCGCAGGTACACGCCCTTGAAATCCGGCTGCGCCACGGCGTGGCTTAGCGATCTCAGATCGCCGGCCACCATATCGCCCTGGTCTGCGGGAATCGGCAAACCGGTAGTCTTTTCCCCAACCGGCTGCCCGCGATAGTCCCACACTCCCATGATTGCGGCAATCCTCGGCTGACCCTTATAGGTTTTGCTGTGCCGCTGATGAATTCCCAAGGGCGTTTTTTTGCCGTACGCCACCCATTCAGCGACACTTTCGCCGCCTTCACCCTTGCGCACGACTTTTTTCGCCTTCGTGTAGCGCAGCATACATGGAGCGAAAGACAGGTCGCTTCCGCGCTGCTCTACGGGAGAGATGAAATACGCCACGGGAGGAACTCCGTCTTGGTGCTCCGTCGTCAGCCACGACGAAACTCCCTTTCCCCATTTTCCGCGCCCGACAAGCAGATCAAGCCAATCCGCCGGATGCCGCTCCATCACTTTTTTCATCCATCCCTGCAGGATCATTGAATTCACCTGCTCGGCAGCCTCTTTGCTCATGGCGTGGTATTCCGTATTGCTTTTAAACTCCATGTTGGGCGTTCCGTCTTCATTGAACCCGTGCTGCTCCATAACCTTCCTGGTGCGCGGAGCCCTTTCGCAAACCCATCCGACAAAATGGATCGGGCTGTTGGACGACCAATCCAAAAGAAATTCGTACAGGTCTTCCCGCAGGACATACATTCTGGCCTTGGAGCCTTTGCTGGCCTTCAGGCTCCCGGCTTCGTCCCTTATCTTTTCCCTGTAGTCGTCGCGCTTCTCCTCTAGGATGTCGCGCATCCAGTCGAACCTTTTGCGAAACTCCATTTGCGATGTGAATCTTTCATGCGCCTTGCTTGCGCTGAGGTCGACTTCCGCTCCAGTCAGCTCCCTCACATCCTCTATATGGTAGGACGGGCCAACATCCTCTTCGCCTACCTGAGTGCCGGGATGCTTCTGAAGGTCGGTGACCCATCTTCTTGACAGCGGCGGAGGGATTATCATCCCGCCGACCCGGTAGCCAGAGTTTGCTGCCATTGGACCCCTGCCCTTGGCTTCTGCCGGGGTGAACCGCGTGCCGTCGTACGGGCATATGAACGGAACATTTAGCATCTCGTCTGGCGGAGCCGAATACCTGGAGCGCTTGGAAAGCTCATCCCAATGGTCTTCCGCGCGCTGCGCCCGGCTTCTCTCCCATCCCGGCTCCACTATGTTGTAGCGGTCGGAAAGGAACGCGCGCGCCATTTTACCTTCCGGCTCGCTCCAGTACGGACTGCTCCAGTCAACCGATGTAAGGGGAACTCTGCCTACCGGACAGTCCTCGTTGGCGCATCCGACATGCACGTACGGAATGGCAAGAAACCGCTTCCTGGCCGACAAGTCGGCCCGTTCCGCCTCCACTTCCTGGCGCAGCTTCGGGATGTTTTCTTGGACTTTTCGCAGGTTTTGCACATGGCGCTCCAAAAGCTCCTGTTCGTCCTCGCCTGCGGCAACAAGGTTTTGTACAACCTGTATCTGACCCTCCAGCCACTCCTTCTGCTGCTCAGCGTTTTCCAGCTCTTCCTGCTTGATGCCGACCTCCTCCTCGTTGTTTTCGATCGACTGTTCGCATACCGGGCATTTGTACAAGCCCGTTTCCCTATCAAGCTCCAGCTCCGGAGGGGTTATGAGAGGCCTTTTGAATTTGCAGTATCCGCACACGCCTACCATCTTCATTTTGTATCCCTGATTCGCGCCTGCAAGCTCGGCCATTTTGCGATGGAGCGATGTGTATATGTATCCGTGTATGTTTTCGTTTTTTCCAGGACCCTTGGATGAGAGATACTTCGCGAGTATGCGCGCCACCTCCTGCTGTACGAGAGCGATCCAGGCGCGGCCGTGGGCACTCTTGTCCAGCCTGTCTCGGTTGCTTCTGTAGTAGTCGGAATCGAACAAGCCGAACGGAGACATCTTGAGCTGCCTCTGGTGCTTGAAATCGTTCCACCATTTCTTTCCGACCAGCAGGATGACTTTCGGAACAAGCCATGACTGGAACGCCGGAGCAAGCCTAGGATCTCTGGACGCCTCCGCAAGACCGTTCCATGTTTCAGGCTTCTGGAATGCCTGCGTGAGAGCCTGCCTGCTGGCTACATCCTCCTCTCCGAGCGGGAACCCGGCAGGCGAAGAACCGGGATCTTCCGGCCACATGCCGCTTGCCGGAGGCAGCGAAAACGAAACGCGCCCGAACCTGTCAGATTCGTATTCCGGAGTCGCCCATAGTTTCCCGGGAGCCTGAGCTACAGGGACCCTTGGCTTTTCCTGCTCCTTGCGCAGCTTCTCCTCCTTTTCCAGAAGCCATTTCGCGGCAAGGTCCTCTTCTTCCTCCTCTTCCCCCTCTTGCCCGGCATCAAAAATACTGTTCCCTTCCTCGTCCTCGTCGTACTGGGCAAAAGACACAAGGCTTCCGACGCGCCATAGCGCGCGCAGTTTCATTTCCCCTATCTTTTCCCTGATTCTTGTCCTGATTTCTCTGCGGATGTCTTCCGCGCTATTCATCCTCATCGCAAGCGTCTCCGGCTTTTCTAAACATGTCTATCCTAGAAGAGAAGGCCCCTACGGCATCGCCATCCGATTCATACCATCGCGGACCGCCGTCGTCCGAAGCGTTCCAGCCCCCTCCGCCATGCTCGCCCACGGACGACGGAGGGCGCGGAGAAAAGGCTCCTTCCCTTCCGGACGCTTCCGGTCCGTCCGAAATATGCTTTTGTCCGTAACCGAGATTTCCATAGTTGTCGTCCACATCTTTTGAAGACGAAATCTTTTTTTTCACTTTTCCCTGCGTTTCCCCAAGGGACCCCGGAACCCTGATGCTGCCCTTGTTGTGCAGAGTGCTGACGTCCGTCCGCATTCCTCTATCCTTGACGACGCCCGTCGTAGCGCCCTCAAAATTCTCATTGAGGTCGTCAAGCATGCTGCGCAGGTCCTTGCGCAGCTTATCGGTGGACGTCTTCTCCCCGAGCCGAAACTCCACATGCAGCCCGGTCCCGCCGCTTTCGTAGATTGTCGCTTCGGCGCCGAACCTCTTCCGAATTTCAGGGACGAGCTTCCTGGCATATTCCTTGGCCTTCTTGATCGGATATCCGCCGTGTAAATCCAGGTCCACAAAGCCCAGGTCTGTCTTGGTGCCGAAAACTTCATGAAAGGAAAGAACGCGCCTCTTCACCCAGTACCAGTAGTTTGAAGGATTTTCGTCTCCGGACTGGTCGTCGCCGGTTATCACAATTTCTTTTCCGTCGTGATTGCGCTTGAGGACTTTGTTGTTTTTTCCCACACCTATGTACACAAGAACCGGTTTTCCCTTGATGCGGGACATGATTGACTTTCTGACGGCCGGCTTGGAATAGTGTTTCTGTATCTGGCTTCGCGTAAGAGTTTTGGCTCCGTCTATTAGCACCTCGGACGCCTTCCTGCTGTCGTCCCCGCTATCGTCCGCCTCGTTCATATCGAACCGCTCGAACCGTATGACGACAAACCTTCTATTTGGCCCAAACCTTCTTTCGAGCGCCTTGGCGCATCTTGATCCAAACGCCTTCTCAATGCGGTTCAGGCTCATCTTCTCTTTGGAAAGAATGCGTATTCGGCACAGCTTTGCGCCAGAATATGTTACGGCAGTGACAACCTCTTCCGGGCGAAACGGCATGTCTCCAGGCCGTATCGTAAAGTTTCGCTTGCCTGACTTGACATCCTCCGCAAACTGACCAGGAAATGCCAGCGTGGCAGATGCGCGCTTGTACATCGGGGGCGACTCGCAGAAAGCCCTTGCCGCAAACTCCCCAACGCTTGTGCCCACCATTCCCTCCAGGTCTTCCTTTGACATCCCATGCTCGTCCGCGACATGCATGAGAACCGTTGCCTTGAGGTCCCTGTCAGAAACGCTTTTGCCCTCTTCGTCGAGCTGTTTCTTTACTGCGCCAAGAAGGTGGATATATCTGGACATCATCTGAAGCGGAAGCAGCGACACGACATCTGCCGGCGTCGCCTGCTCGCGTTCGAACTCGCGTTCGGCGGGAACCTCATATTCGGCGCTCGGGCTCGGCTCGTACTTTCTTTTCGGACCTTCAATGTACTCGATGTCGAAGCCGCCCATTTTGTCCGGAAGAAGCCCTCTGACCTCGCTTATGTCGATGTTTCCTTTGAGCACCACTTTCAGGAGCCTTTGATTCGGCAGAGGAAACATTGCCGCGACAGGTCCGAACTGCATTTCGTACCGGGGAATTTCCCTCATTTCGAAATAGCGGCTTATGATGTACTTGACAGCTCCGGCAATGCCTGATCCCGGAATGGGCTCTGTCATTTCTGCCGCCGTCGCCACAATTCCAGACAGCTTTTCAGCAGCCGAAATTCGGCATTTTTTCAGCTTTTCAGTCGGAAAGCCAGCAATTCCGCCGCGCGGAGGCATTCTGGACGGTATTCCCGCGCGCGTCAGCGCGATATTTCCGCGCTTCAGATAATATAGATTCGCACTGGTGAACAGGCGGCAGTTCATGAGAAAATCCCTGACGCGGCCGACGCCGCTCGCATTCGATATGGCCAGCAGCTGGTACGCGTTGAACGCCTGCGGATTTCCCACATCGTATCCGGACTCCCGTATGGCCTGCATGACGCTCCTTGCGCGAGCGGAAAAGTTGCGCTGGGAAGCCCTGTCCGCAAGCGCGCGCAGGCTGGCATTGCCGTTGACATTCCTGGATGTGAATGTCTTGCTGAATTTACTGAAGGCTCCGCCCGTCTTCTGCTCCACGAGCAGCCTGGCTATGGAATTGCGAACGACGGCCGAAGTTATGTACTGTCCGGTTATGAGATACAGCCTGTCCATGTACCTGTTGACATTCAAGCCGATTTCATTTCTGAGATAGTCTAGGTCCAGGACAAGCCCCACAAACCTTCCATTTCGCTTGACGACTATGCCCGGCATGTTCTGGGGGCTGTGGCGCACCACCAGCTTTCCTCCCCATCGCGAAACCTTGCGCTTGTTTTTCATAGTTTCGCGAACGGCGCTCTCGTCCACGCGCACATATCCGGGCTTCCAGATCTTCCTGCCCGCTTTTCTGAGCTTGCTGTATGCCTCGCGCCACGACGCGGCTATGTTGGCAAGCTCGTCCCTGCTAAGACCGGAAGCCTCTTCCAGATGCCTGTCTTTCATCAGCTGGCGCACGAAGCTCCCCAGCTGTACCTGCACGGTTCCGAAAGAAGTGCCGGAATCGCCGACAACAAACTTGCCTCTGCTTTCAAGACCAGCAATCACATTATAGGCTTTCCGCACATCGATCTCCGGAACGGCCGTAAGCGCATTGGCTTTTGTCGATCCGGATGGCACATGCCTTTCAAGCGCCAAACCCGGCTGTACGGTCGGCGGCTCGGACGGACTCTTTCGGCTGGTGATGAGGCTTTTCAGATGGTCGACAAGCTCCTGATAGCTAGGAATCTTGAGACCCTTTAAAAACGCCTCCTTGTCAATTATCGCTTTGAAAGACACAATGTCCACATCTCCGTCTGGATCCATTTCTTTACTCTTGACCTCTCCGCACTTTTTTCTTTCCACATTGGCAACGCGAAGCATGATGCCCCAGCGTTTTCCGCCGTACGATCCGGCTTCCCACACTTGGCCGCTTTCGTATTTGCCAAGCTCATCACCCCTCCTGTGCGTAACGCTTTTGTCCCCGCACTCCAGGCTTTTGCGGCAACTGCGCGAAAACGGCATGATTTTGGCAGACCCGGATGCCAAGGCAATAAGCCTTGCAAAGCGCATAGCCTCTTTTGCCAGCTTCATTTTGCCTATGTGCTTGGCGTGGAATTCGCCCATCGTGGCATCCTTGGTGCCCTTGTCGTCCCGGAACCTGAGAAACTTCTGATGCCGCAAGCCCTTGGGGACGCGTTCCTGAAACCCTATCTCTATAACGAATGGTCCATTGTTCAGCTTTTTCCTGAACTTCTTTTCGTCTTCTGCGGACAAGTTGCTGATTTCGCTGATGTGGTACAGCTTATCCTTGTAGTACTGACCGAACTTAGCTTTGGCTTTCCCCTTTTCTCCTATCGACATGTCGTACACGACAAAGTCGTCAGAATCGCTTTTTCCTCCGCCGCCCTTGTACTTCCACATGGTTCCGGAAGGCTTTGGCTCCCTCTCCCCCGACGGCTTCCAATGATATGTGGCACTCTTGAGCTTGATCACGATTCCTTCGCCGCCCGATTTGACGGCTCTTTTTGTCTCGTCCTGCCATGATGAGAAGGGATACTGTTCTGTAATCTTGATCTTTTCCGACTTTCTGACAGCGCTTTCCAGCATCTTCCTACGCTCCGAAAACGGCTTTCCCGAAACATCGCTTCCGCCTTTTCTGATGATGTCATAAGCATGGAATTTGACAGTCCCGGGAAGACTCTTTGCCATGCTTCTCGATTTTTCGGCGGAACTGTTTGCCAAGGAGGTCATTTTTCCTATCTCCTGCTTACCTCCGTTCCAGTAGACAAGCTCGCCCTCAATGTGCGTGCCGTCCGGCATTCCTGAGAGAGCCTTGGCTATTTCGGGAAAATTCTCCGTCACTTCCTGCCCGCGCCTGCTATAGATCGAGACCTTGCCGTCTTTCTTGACAATCTGGGTCTTCCATCCGTCCAGCTTGTGCTCCACCACAAGGTCGTCCCTGTCGCATTCTTTAAGCAACTCGTCCGGATCGTCTGTTTCCGTCAGGCGCATAAGCGCCACTGGCTCCATGCTGGGCATGCTTCCTCCTACGAACGCGCTATCCTAACGATATCGGTCATGCGCACAGAGCTTTGTCCAAGAAGCTCGCGGGCGGCTTCCGAAAGCGCGTCGATTGGATTCTCCTGGTCCCCGTCGTCTTCCCCTTCGGCTTCTTCATAGTCCGCGGCGATTCGCATGATCCTGGCCTTTCTTTTCGCAGCTTCGCGCTTTGCCTTCTCAAGCTCCTCAAGATGCCGGCTGAACAACGCCCTCTGCCTCTCCGGCGCCTGCTCCCAGTCAAGCGGCTTGTCTGTCCTGCTCATAACTATGTAGTTGTCGACGACCTTGGAGTCCCAATATACCGGACCCATAAACATTATTAGCTGGTCCGGAGCAGTGCCCCAGTTGGGAACTATTCCATCCGCGGTCTCGCGAAACGGCCGGTTTTTGCCGGCGGCCTTTCTGGCGGCTTCGGGGAGGCTATCGGCATTGATGCCCATGACGAACCTCTTGTAGTCTTTAAAAGGCATACGCATCTTGGTGCCGTCGGACGACACTTCCACAGGTATCTTGCGCGAACTCTTTTTAACTCCGCTGAAAACCCGCTCCGTCCACTGTTCCTCCCTAACCTCCTCGCCTTCCTCGTCGGTAGCTTCCTCGGGCACTTCCGGCTCGGCAGCATCTTTCTCTTCTTCGGTCATGCTGGCTTCTTCCGGCGCCTCCGGAACTTCAGGCTCTTCTTCCCAAGCAACCTCTGCGGCTTCAGGTTCTGCCGCAGGCTCACCGGGAGTAGTTTTCAGCTCAGCTTGAGGCTCGGGTGCCGCTTCCGGCTCCTTCTCAGGAAGTTCCTTGGCAACCTCAGGCGCTTCTCCAGGACCTGGAAGTTCATCAGGCAATTTTGGCAGTTCGCCCGCTTCTTCAGGCTCGTCCCCGCCCGCGAAAGGGGGCTTGTGCTCTTCCTGAACCGGAAGCGAAGACACGGGCCTTTCGGACTCCTCCCACAGCTGGCGCAAATAAGGCTGCTGTACGGGCACATCCCCCTCCTCTCTTTCACGCCTTCTGAGAAACTCGGCTCCCGGAAGCTCTTGGGGACCGGCAGACTCCCCTTCCGAAGCGGGTGCCGCAGGCTCCTCGCCGAATTCCGGAACCGGCTGAATGCCTTCCCCACCAATGTCGCCTATCTCACCGCCGGTGAGCTGCTGGCTCATTTCCTTCTGGTAGGTGTTAAAGGCCTGCTGGAAATCGTGATACGCAACGAAATTCGGAATGTTGACCCCGGTTAGGACAGATGCCACGCCACGCTGCCATCCGCCGATGTCGTACAATTTGAGCGGTTTCCTTAGTTCTTTAGCCTTTTCCAACATGCTCTGAAGACCGACTTCCATCTGCTTCTGCGATTCCAAAGCGCGGCTGTACATGTTGCGATAACTCTTTTCGAGGATGCGCCTGGCTCTTCCTGAAATTCGCTTCATGATGTTGCGCCAAAATCCGGCCTCCTTCAGCATTTCCAGATTGCCAGGTTTGCTTGCAATGCGCTTAATAGTCGCATCGATGATGTCAGCGTCCGCATACAAACCAGCGTCGTCCAGAAAATGCGACATGGAAGCCAGCTTTGCCAGCATCAGCTTTTTATTCGTTGTCATTTTCCCCTCCGGAAAATTTGCTCTTTTTGTCTTCTTTTGCAGCGAAAACATCCCCTTCGACTTTGGTCCCTTTTTCCCCGACCCCTTCGGCAGTTTTCTTGTCTGCTAAGCGCCTAATGTCGTCCCTGATGACTCTTTCGCCGCGCTTCATGAAAATGTACAGCTGCTCAAGCATTGAAGCTCTGAGCCTGGCCGAATAGTGCTTTTTTTTGGCGTCGGCAAGCATTCGCTCAAGCTCCGTTATTTCTTTTGAGATTTTTCGCTTTTCAACTATCCACGCATTTATCTGCCTCTCTACATGCTTCCGCATGACGCCTGCGTCTTCAGCGTTGGATTCTTTTATGCTCTTTCCAAACCTTGCATGCCATTTTTGGCAGGCAGACTTGAACAGCAGGTCAGACTTTTCCATTTCTCACCTTTCCTAGAGGGGCGGAAGGCCGCCAGGACCGCCTTCGATAGGCGCCGCCCCCGGCGTGCCGGGACCAAGCGGCGGCGTTGCTCCGCCGCCCATGGGAGCTCCCGGACCGCCCATTTCGCCGCCGGCTCCTGGAGGACCCAGCTCAGGCATGCCGAGAGGACCCATTCCGCCTCCCCCGCCAAGACCTCCGGGCATGCCTCCGGGCATTCCGCCCATCTCTCCGCCCATTCCACCAGGCATTGCTCCCATTCCCCCGACAGGCGCCATGCCTTCCTCCCCAGGAAGCGGCTCCATGATCTCCTGCTCCGGGTCGATGCTGCGCAGGTGCGTAAGCGGCAGCGTGCCAAGCACAGCCTCCTCGCGCTGGGTGATGACATTGTCGATCATCTCATGGCGCATCTTTTTCCGCTCTTCCTCGTAGTTGAGACCCAGGCTGCGATACAGGGTCTGCAGCGACGCCTGCTTGCTCGTCACGAGGCTGGAAATGTTGGCCACATAGTCCTGCAGGTCGTACAGGTTCATGTGGTTCCACTCCACCTCGGGGACGATGAGGCGCTTCTCACCGTCCTTGTACTCGTAGAAACCCTGAATCTCGCTGATCGGCGCGAAAATCTTGTTGACCAGCCACTTGGCCAGCATGTTCCTGAAGTTGAAGTATCTTTGCCTGAGAACCTCCAATCCGATCGATGCCGACGCATAGGCTGCGCTCTCGGAGTCGACGACAGCCTGCGGAACCATGAGCCCCCAAAACACGTTCTTGATGATGAGGTCTATGTCGCTCCCGACTTCCAGCACGGAACCGGAGGCGCCTACGCGCTCGATTGCCATTCCGGCATGCGTAATGATCTTGAAGTCTTTGTCATACTGAGCTTCCTCTATGATATTTCTCCAGTATTCTATATCCTCAGGAGTGGGGTGGTATTCCCCCTCGGCTGTTCCTCCAACCTTAACAAGTGTTATGGGATTGACCAGACCGTCGGCTTGGGCGTACTTGGCTTCGCGCAGCTTGTCGTATAGCATCAGGTCCTTGAATACGCTGACGATCACGCTGGTTCCACGCACATCGTACGGGCTTGACAGAAGCTTGAGGTGGCTCACGTTGAAGTTGTCCAGCGGTATGTTCTGCCCCTTGCGCACATGGTACAGGACATCGGTCGGTATCTGCTTGCGAAGCTGTATGTCAGCCGGGTTGTTGCTCATCACAATGCGCTGTAGGACCTTGTCCGGGCGCAGGGATATCACGGGCTCGCTTGATACCACTGTTTTCTTGACGTGTATGTAGTCAGGATTTTGTATAATGATTTTGCGCCATTTACCCGTATGTTCGTCCAGTTCAGCGTACGGAAAACAATTGTGTACGGCGAACCCATGAGAACAATACGAATTGTCTTCCTCAACTTCAAAATTAAATAGCGGCTCTCCCTTTGATAGTCTGCGACGGTCAACAGATATGATGGGCGACAAAATGTGACCATCTTTTCCAAACTTGTTTCTTGGGAGGCTGTTTGGTCTTGACGGATGGAGTTTTCTCTGACGGTCAAGTTTTCCAGACAATCGCGAGCACAAAGTGAATTTTTTGGCATACATGCCAGGAATACATATTGTATACAAGTTTTTCCTGTCTTCTCGGCGTTCAGACCTTTTATCAAGACCTACAGAGGCCAGAATCCAATTGCGCGCAAGTATTTGCCTGAATTGTATCGCAAGATTTCTTGATACGGTTCCCATTTCAATTGCTCCGCGATGTATCCACCCATCACCGTCTACAAAACCGGCAATAATCTCAAGTTGTTTTTTTGGAGGAAGAAGCATCACGGCACGAGACAAAATCTTTCCGCCAGAATATTGACCTGCATTCTTATACAGAAACCTTGCTTCTTCGGCGGTTTTCCAGCGACCAGCGGCTTTGGACCTTAGAGCGCCATTTCCGTTGGTTTTGGATTTTACCAAGCGCATTCCACATTTGTCAAATACGCTCTCATAGTCGCGCCATAGGTTGTCATTGTAATTGCTTATAATCGGGTGTTTAACCTCTCCATCCGTATTTTTTCCAAAAGACCCTTCCGCCAGCCAAAGACCAAGCATGCGGCACCATTGTGCTGTCATGCGACTGTTGTCTTCAACATCCCTGTTTACAGGAATTACAAGAAGATCTCCCTTGCTGAGATTTTCAGCAGCAGTCCACCGACGTCCCTTATCCAAGTCCTTGACATATGTGACAACCCCATTTTTGACGACGCATCTTTTCATATAACCCGTTTTCCCGGCCATATTTACTGCCATGATCGGATGGTTCCCAGATACCTCCATGACTTCTGGAAAACAACGTGCTCTGATACCGATCACTTCGCTGTGCTTCCAATTTACAAGTCTCTGGGCAACTTTCCTAAACCTTCCCTCATGTGTCAAAACAAGATCGCCAACCTGTATATCAACAGCCCGCTTATCACCGTTCTTAGTAGTGATCATTGAATTTCCAGGCACGCACTCGCCCATTTTCCAGTATTCCAAGGCGACTTGGGACAGCACGCCAAGAAGGTCCATCTCCTCGGCCATGTCGTTGAAGAAGTTCTCGACATCATGGTTCGCGCACTTAACAGTCAACTTGCTGATCGGGTATGTGGCGTGAAGCGTGATGGCGTTGCGCACGATCGGATGCAAATCGTAAAAGTTCCTAAGCCAGGCGTTCACCGTGATCCTGTCTCGCGGCAGGTTGAGGTTCGCCATCGTGAACAGCGGGGAATACACTTCCGGCGCCAGCCTCTCGACGGATGCTCCGGCTGAAGTCGTTCTTCCGCCAGAGGTCGCCGTGGTGGCGGCGGTCTTCTCCAGCTGCGCCTTCTTGTACGACGGGCTGTGCGCCACGGCTGCCAATGATCCCATGTCCGATTTTCTGCTTCTTGCGGGATACGGGTCGTATGGGGCCGCCCATGTGCCGCGCACGATCCCGCGGTCCATCGGCTGAGGCGGGGGCTCTGCCGCCCCTCCGCGCACAAGAGGACTACCGGCATAGCTATGCCCCTCCCTTATGCGACCGCCCAGCACATCGTCTGCCAGCTGCTGGCGCCTCTCCTCGGAGAGGAGACTGGCCACTTTCGGCATGACCCTCACGGTTTTTGGAACATGGGATGCTTTTACCCCTTGCCTGACTATCATGTGCTACCTTCCTTTTCTCATGGAAAGGGGAGGCGACTTCACTCTCCTTTTTCTGGCCATCGGAGGAAACGAGCTTTCCTTTTCCATCTCCTCCATGTATTCGTGTTCCGGGTGTTCCAGGTCGGTTTTGCGGTTGATTTCGTCCGCCCACGGCTGCACGAAATCTTCGGCAGCCTTTCTCGAACGCCTGTACGACGCATTGGCTTGGTTTCCGAATGTGTTGCCCTCGTCTGCGGAAAGTCCGGACTCGTGGTATGTTTTGTCCCATTTCGCAGATTCTTTAGTGTCGGGGTCCGGACTACCGGTGGTTATGACCGATTCTTTGGAGGGTTCGAAATCTTCCGGAGTCTTGAAAACATCGACAGCTTTCTCTATCAGCTTCTTGCGCTCCCTGGACGAGCCCGGACCCATCATCTGGCGCAAAGCTTTTGTGTCGGTCGGAATCTTATCCGGCCTCGTCGTAAACCATTCGGCATGACCGGCGGTCGAGAGCTGTCGCTGAATCTCGTGCTCCAGAATAGCTGCCATGTTTCTTTTGAACCAGATTCCGGCGCTTTCAGGATCTTCCGAAAAGCGGTTGGCAAGGCGGTTTTTCACGAGCCATGCGGAGCTTTTGCTGTCCACAAAGCCTAAGGGCTGTCCGTACAGCCAGATTCCCCACCATCCCATCTCGCGCGCGGGACCGACTTCGGTCAGACCCTGTGGCTTGCGTTCGGGGCCGATCTTGCCCATCAGCTTGGGAAACTTCTTCAGCTCATCCACGGCGCGCGCCATGACCTCTTCCGGAACCTTGATGCCGGCGCGCAGCGCCCTCATGACGGCCGCAGCCAGCATGTTGAGCGAAACTCCGGGCATGACCTTGATTTCTTCGACTTTGCCAGCAAGCTTCTCGGCAAGCTCGGGAGTGTTCAGAACCTCCCCCAGCTGCTCGTCGCTCCACAGGTCGATCGACAGCGCCGGAAGCCTGTCCATGGCCGCCTTCTTCATTATCATTGCGGC